GCGAGTGCGGCATGAGCCGCACTCGCTAGTCTTCTGATACGTTAAGACCTAAAGAGAAGTCTCGATAGGCGGTAGTATATAGCTTTTGTTATCGACCTCTATAACGAGATTGATAACAATTTTTTTCTTGGAGACGTCTTGAGAGAAAGACATCTCTCTTACTGTAAGACCTGTGATTTGTCGTTCTAAGTCTAGTTTGAGTTCTTGGGCTAGCATTCCGCTAGTGTCTTCTTCTAACTGCCTAAATTCATATAAGTAAAGATTCGAGCCTAACTCTCTAGCTCTGAAGATCGAACCTTTTGGTGTACGTAAGATAGCAAACAATTGCTGAATAACACGCTTAACGTCTGTCAATACTGTTTTGAGATCATGACGTAGATAGTCGATGTCTGTTGCTTGTGTTTTGAGTGTTTGAGAGATAAGTTCTCTCTTCAGAAAGATGTTACTCATACTTCATTTCTTCCCTGCTAAAAGTAGTTTTAGTTGTTCTAATGCATTAGTAGATCGAAGGTCAACTTTTCTATGTCTACCTTTCTTGCCGAATGCATTTACAAGCCAAAGTGGAACGAGTTGAGATTTCACTAGACCTGTTTCTTCCTCTATTTTGTTAAGTTCTACTAATAGAGAGTCCAATTGACGAGGAGTCATCCACCAAATATCTGTTAGTTTGAAGAAGTAGATAGCTGTCGCGGGTAGTTTCCAATTAACGCGCTCCTGGAATAACACTCTCCAGCAGATATCGAAAAAAGTTGAGTTCGACTTTTGACTGCTTCTTACACTTCTTACAATTGAATGGTATAGTGAATGTAAGTGTATACGGAGACGGCTGAGGATTCACTTTTTCGTTGAACTCTTTGAGTGGAACTTCTCCAGTGAGGTTACTTAACATATCTAGCCAAGGAGCAATCTTCTCTGTTTCTGTGTAGCTAGGCCGTTTATAGTTTTTGTTTTGGTATTTCACTTCTTCGATAGTAGCAAACTTAGCTGCAGCTAATTGTTTTTCAGATACTAGATCTTCTGCTGTAGTTTGCGTAAGAATTATCAGTTGATCGTCGAATGTAATATACGGATGAAGTACTACTTCCAACCCGGTTGAGAGTACAACATTCGTATTCGAGAAAATATCAACACCTTCGGTGTTGACTTGTCCTGATAATTCTATCTTATCTAAATTGACTATTATCTCCGGATTTGGTATGTTGCAGTTAGGGCATGTAACAGTTAGTTTGAGCTTTGGACCGTAAGTGTCATAGTATATACCATAACAAATAACATGCAGATCGTTTTCTGTTGTCTGCTTAAGCCAAGCAGATAAAGGTATCTCGCTCTGAATAGCGTTATGACATATCTCTGCTAAGCGTGTGAATTTTGTATAGAGCGATTGATTTTCAATTAGCAGAGAAGATTGAAGCATAAGTTCTTCTTTGAGAGTTAGCCCGCGTACATTAACTTTTTTACCAGAAGAAGGTAACAATACTTCAAACATTTTCGCCTCCCTAGAAAAGTTACTCTAAGACTAACAGAAGTCTTAGATTTTTTGCTTTCTAAGGGATTGTTCCTTCTTCGGGTAGTTGATATAAGACGAGTGTGCTTCTTAAGCAGCCGCTACTGTTGCTGCAGTTGAAAGTGAGCCTAAACATTGAACTATCGTGCTTATTACACGATATATGACTTCAACGAGAACTGCAATAGAAACGAATAGATTGACGATCGTACGAGTTACGGCTTCTATACGACGAGGAGTTTCTTTGGTAGATGTGTTTTCGCTATCAGCTATCTCTTCAGATGTAATAGTATTTTTTGCGTCGAGTTCGTTACTGATTTGGTTGTTGATTTGATTGCTGATTTGGTTGACGAGCTTCTCGATAGCATCAACGATATTCGCTACGATCCGTTTTGCGGTATCCACAAGAGATGAAAACCAATTCATATTTTCACCACCTTTCTACGGTAGATTCTAGACTTAGAACTAATAAATCACAAGTAAGCTTACAGTGTGTTACAAAGCATCCTTGACTGCTCTCCGTAGTCGTTTGAAGTACTGTTTTTGTTTTGGAGTAAGTTGTGTGTGAACTAGTGCGTAGTCGATAGCTTTGAGCATTCGTTTGAGTTCGTGTTCGAGTTCTTCATCTTGAATTTGTATTGAATGAGTACGTAGTTGATCAATAAGTGTATATTCAACGAGATCGGGAAATATACTTTTACTCTCTAAGAGTATTTCAGCAAGATTGTTAGTCTTCATTTTTTATACTCCTATTGACGATTTACGTTCGTTTGTTATACAGTGAGACGACCACACTTGACACACCTACGTAGTATTCGTACTTGCTGTACTTCAGGATCGAATATACTAAACTCTTCCCAAATGTGGTCACACTGTTCGTTTATAGTCTCTTCTTTTGACGTACAAAACGGACAAATGAGTATGGCTGGAGAAAATACTCTGGAACATTTAGGACAAATCCACCCAAATTTTCTTGGTGATGCTTCTTCTAACATTTACGTCCCTCCTTCCATCGGACGAGTTTTGCGCGTATACAAGTCGCTTCTTCTTGTGTAAGCCAAATATAAGAGCTGATATAATGTTGTAGTTGAGGAAATATGCTCGAGATAATCACGTCGAGCGGTTCAGAGTATTCGTCCGTATCTTCACTAAGACGTTTTTCATATGTCTCCGAGCGTAGATAAATTACGGTCCAGTCTGAATCGATATCTCCTTGTTGATATTCAATATCAGGGATAATATCCCTCAATACTCGGACTAGAGTCTCTCCAATTTTAATGTTGATGTGATTTGTAAGTTCGAGTGAATCCGTGTAGAGTTCACTTAACGCAATAAAACTATTAGCATCCTCTACTTTTTTTTTAGCACAAATACGTTTGTATAAATTAGTTAATCTTTCTAGAAGGCGTACTCCTTTCATTTTATCTCCTGCGTTCTACATAGTTTTTCTACCTCGTCTATGATCGCACTCTCAAGCTTCTCCACTTTCTTAGTAATCTCTTCGTAAGGAATGTCTCTCTTTATTGACGTAGGCAAGAAACTATAGAAGTCAGGAGCAAGTTTGTATAGTCCTAGTTTTTTTGTTGTCACGTTGTCGAAGTTACTGAGTAAGATACTTATGACTTCGTTACAACGTTCGTAAGTTGATATGGCGTGTTTTCTGAGATGTTCTGCGCCTTCGTATACGTCTTGAGTTTTTGCTATTCTGACTGCAACCTCAATTTGCTCTTTCAGTTCCGCAAAAGTTTTCTTTATGATATCTATCGTATCCGTAGGATTCACGTTCGGATTCGCTTCAGGCTCGTCTTCTGGTATCTGTAACTTTATGCTACGTGTGAGCATGTCTGCGTGTTGCTTACAGAATAAGCCGTTAGGTCCGTATCCTCTCTTTCGACCGCATTGTTTTGACAGTTTTGTTTTTTCGTCGATAGTAGATACAATACATCGTGTAGTGTCTTCTGGAATTCCTCTAGGTTCACCCGCCCATTTACCATACCATCGCATCATTCCTCCTCTCACGTCTAAAGTTTGTCTATTTGATTTGTTAGTTTTCGCGATTTCTAGTACTGTAGACGATGACGTTCTCAGATTCAGTTATTAACTCGGGATCATGTGTTATGATGAGTATACGTAAATCAAGCGTTTGGCATAATTGGGACAAGAAGTTAGTTACTGCTGGCTTATACTCGCGGGAGAGATATCGTAAAGGCTCATCGAGTACTAACAACGGTGCTCTAGAAGAGATAGCCCAGAGACTAAGTCTAAGACCCAAACTTATGAGATCTAAGACTCCACCCCCAAGTTCGTACTTCGGATCGAACTCAATACCATTCTTTAGGATCTTGAACTTCAATTTGTCTTCTTCGATAGTTGCAGTGAAACTATACTCTGGCCCGAGTATTTGTATAAGAGAGTTAACGATCGAAGTTGATATCTCGATTGTCTCTTTGATTATATTTGTTTTTACAGCTTTGAGATAGTCGGCAGCTTTTTGTAGTTTCTCCATCAGTTCTTGCGTTTGTTGGATTCTCGTGGATAGCTCATTCGTTTGTGTTCTCAGATGATTGAGATAAATCGTAAGATCTTTATACATTTTTCCTCCAGCACTATTTCTTAACTGCAAACAATCCTTCTTCTGTCTTGAGAAGTGAGTAGTCGTAGTGTATATCTGTAGCAAGCTCTATGTCCATTTTTCCATCTTCGTCTTTTAGGACTACAAATGCCTCAAGTCCATTTGGGTCTATGAGAAACTTGTACATACGCGTAGGATTTTTATATACAGTACGTTCACCTATTATGTGCACTCTTATTACTCTGAACTTTTTCACTTTGTACCTCTTACTTTTTATTAATATAATATTCTGTCTATAGATGGCTCGTATGCGCTTAATAGCTGTACGATATTCTCGTACTCGCTCTCAGAAAGGTGTCCTGCCAAATAATAGTTGTTAGTTACAGATAGTATGTATAGAGCTGCATACGTAATACTATCGTATGTCGTATAGTAGTCGATCGCTTTTGAGATTTCGTGTCTGGGAAGCCATCTATGGAGCTTACTAAATAACTCATGAGCCATTCCGTTCTCCTTGAAACGATCTCGTTTTTATTAGATTCGTATATGCAACTAACATTTCTTTCTTTTGTATGAGAGCGTTAACGATCGCTTCGATGATCAACATATCTTCTTTGACGTTAATGAGTTCTTCGTTCGCTTGCTTCCAACGTTCGTCGCTCATGACAGCTTCCTCGACTGCTTTTTCTGTTACTTTCGTTAGTTTTTCTCTGTATTCTCTACCAAGTGTTGCTTCGAGTGCTTGCAATTCTACTTTCTTTATATCATATTTAGCTCTGAGAGCCGCAAGTCGAACTGCGTAGTTTGCGAATAACGCTCCTTGTTCTAACATGCACTTGTCGAGATTTTCTTCAGTAATTCGTAACTCATTCTCAATAAGTTGATGTATCTCATTTATTTTCATTTTTGCTGTCCTCCTCCGTAGTTAGAGTATAAAATTGTTTCCAGTAGAATACATCTGCAATGAAAACATACATTACGAGTAGACAGTAGACGAACTCAAGTAGCTCAAAAGGAATGACTCCTTCAATCATTCTTATCAAGATGAAGTTAGTGAGCGCCATTATCACGATTCGTACGCCTTTCTCGAAGATAGTTAAGTGATGTGGACGGACGATGTCTATTACATTTATAGTTCCTATGATCAAGAGCCAAACGATATCCGCTATTCGTATTTGTGAAGGCTCGTCTGAAGCTGCTTGTAGAAGTACTCCCAACAAAGATAGAATTATTATAGTCCGTTTTAATGCTTCCAATCCGGGTTTCATATTGTTCCTCTTACTTTTTCTTTAGTGAAGAGCACATCTAACGGTTGGATATGCTCTTCACTAGTATTTTATTGAGTGTATACGGATAGTTTCTAAAAGATCAGAATTGTTACACAAACATTGTCGCAAAGTCTACACCATCTATAGCACTCAAGTCGCTTCTACTTCCACTTAAGTTGCCCACTTGATTTGTAGTTCCACTATCGAATGGAAACTGAAAGCGGTCTATAGTAGAGAGATTATCACTCTTATTCCATCCGCTGCATACATATCCGTGTATGCTACTATTATTGGCACTCAGGAACGCTCTACGTCCACTCAAATTACCTACTTGATTTGCTGTACCACTATCAAAAGGAAACTGAAAGCGGTCTATAGTAGAGGAGGGGTAATAACTACTATCAATTCCACCACATACGTAACCATATGTACTACTGTTGTTAGCACTTAGCCAACCTCTGCTTCCACTCAAGTTACCTACATAATTTGCTGTACCATCATCAAATGGAAACTGGAAGCGGTCTATGGTAGAGTTGCAACTACCACTGCCACATACATATCCGTGTGTGCTACTGTTGTTAGCACATAGTCTGCTTTTGTTTTCGCTCAGATTGCCTATATGTTTTGCAGTACCACTATCGAATGGAAACAGAAAGCGGTCTATGATAGAGAGATCGTTATGACTGCTATAACCGCTATTCCATCCTCCGTATACATATCCGCGTGTGCTACTATTGTTGGCACATAGTCTGTTTCTATCTTCGCTCAGATTGCCTACCTGATTTGTGGTACCACTATCGAACGGAAACTGGAAGCGATCTATAGTAGAGATACGACTACCACCACATATATATATATCCGTATGTACTACTATTGTTAGCACTTGAAGCAAATCTACTCTCCCTCAAATTACCTACTTGATTTGTGGTACCGTTATCGAATGGAAACTGAAAGCGGTCTATAGTAGAGAGACGGTTATAGCTATCCCAACCTCCACATGCGTAACCATAGTTAGATCCTGGTCCATATCGTTGTGCTGTTGAATTTGAGTCTGTATACATTATTACGCTCTCCATTTTAGAGATTCTTATACGTTTTGTTTATTGTTTTATTAGCTTTACAATTACACAAACATTGTTACGAAGTCTACGCCATCTGTAGCACTCAGCGCACTTCTTTTTCCACTCAAATTGCCTACATAATTTGCAGTACCACCATCGAATGGGAATTGGACGCGATCTATAGTAGAGTAGTGGTAGCAGTCGAGACTACCCTGATGCATCTGGAAACTATAATATCCTCCGCATACATATCCGTGTGTGCTACTATTATTAGCGCCCGACCAGCTTCTACTCCCACTCAAATCACCTACCTGACTTGCAACACCATCATCGAATAGAAATTGGAAGCGGTCTATGATAGGGACGTGACCACAGCTTACACTCCATCCGCCGTATACATAACCGTACGTACTACTATTGTTAGCACTTAAGCTCTCTCTACTTCTACTTAACTTACACACAAAATCTGCAGTACCACTATCGAATGGAAACTGGAATCTGTCTATAGTAGAGAGATTGTTACGACTATATCCTCCGCATACATAACCATGTGTACTACTATTGTTGGCACTAACCCGTTCTCTACTTCCACTTAAATTACCTATTTGATTTGCAGTACCACTATCAAACGAAAACTGGAAGCGGTCTATAGTAGCGAGATAGTAGTTACTATTATATCCTCCGCTTACATATCCGTGTGTGCTACTATTATTAGCTCCCGACCAGCATCTAAGTCTACACAAATTGCCTACATAATTTGTTGTACCCTCATCAAATGGAAACTGAAAGCGGTCTATGATAGAGGTCCATGAGGCTGAGGTCCATAAGACGAAAGTTCGTGTGACTGCAATTCCTCCGCATACATATCCGTACGTACTACTATTGTTAGCACTTGAGTCATATCTACGTCTACTTAAGTTGCCAACTTTATTCGCAGTACCACTATCGAATGAAAATTGGAAGCGGTCTATAGTAGAGTAAGAACTATATCCGCGTGATCCGCCACATACATAACCATAATTAGATCCTGGTCCATATTGTTGTGTTGTTGGATTTTGCATATTACGCCCTCCATTTTGGAGATTTTTTGTACGTTTTTTGTTTGTTGTTTTGTTAGCTTACAATTACACAAACATTGTTACGAAGTCTACGCCATCTGTAGCACTCAGCGCACTTCTTCTTCCACTCAAATCACCTACGTAGTTTGTAGTACCACCATCGAATGGAAATTGAACGCGATCTATAATAGAGAAATTGTCACTCTTATTCCATCCTCCGCATACATAACCGTATGTGCTACTATTATTAGCACTCAAATCGCTTCTACTTTCACTCAAATTGCCTACCCGATTTGTAGTACCATCATCAAATGGAAATTGGAAGCGGTCTATGGTAGAGATCCATGAGAAGACTGAAGTTCCTCCACATACATAACCGTATGTGCTACTATTGTTAGCACTTAGCCATTCTCTGCTTCCACTCAAATTACCTACATGACTTGCCGTACCACTATCAAATGGGAATTGGAAGCGGTCTATGGTAGAGAAAATGTGAGAGCTATCCCATCCGCCATATACGTAACCATAGTTAGACCCCGGACCGTATCGTTGTGCTGTCGATTCTGTATACATATACATTTTTTTAGATACTTAGTAAATATTGTCTCTTATTATTCATACAAACATCGTTACAAAGTCTACACCATCTACAGCGCTTAATGCATCCCTACTTCCACTTAAATTACCTACATAACTTGTAATGCTACTATCAAACGGAAACTGGAAGCGGTCTATAGTAGAACTGAAATCATCACTTCCACCACCACATACATAACCATATACGCTACTATTGTTAGCACTTGAGCAACTGTTATTCCTACTCAAATTACCTACATGATTTGCAGTGCCACTATCAAAAGGAAACTGAAAGCGATCTATAGTAGAGAGAGTGCCATTATAATGATTATACCCACCACATACATAGCTGTGTGTGCTACTGTTGTTAGCACTTAACCATTCTCTACTTACGCTCAAATTACCTACTTGATTTGCAGTACCACTATCGAATGGAAATTGGAAGCGGTCTATAGTGGAGTACACGTCTACGATTTGGTATCCACCCCTAAATCCTCCGCATACATAACCGTATGTGCTACTATTGTTAGCACTCAAGTCACTTCTACTTCCACTTAGGTTGCCTACTTGATTTGTAGTTCCACTATCGAATGAAAATTGGAAGCGGTCTATGATAAAGAGATAGTTATTGTAGTATCCGTAATCACCGCCACATACGTAACCGTACGTGCTACTATTATTGGCGGCTGATGCACTCCTACGTTTGCTTAAATTACCAACTTTATTTGCAGTACCGCTATCAAATGGAAACTGAAAGCGGTCTATAGTAGAAACCGTAGTATCATTATATCCACTGTCTCCACCATATACATACCCGTACGTACTACTATTATTAGCGCTTGAGCCACGTCTGCGTCTACTTAAGTTACCAACTTTATTTGCAGTACCACTATCAAACGGAAATTGGAAACGGTCTATAATAGAGTACCAAGATGCTTTATTTCCGTCTCCACTATATCCTCCGCATACATAACCATAATTTGATCCTGGTCCATATTGTTGTGTTGTTGAATTTGCATCTGCTATATACATTATACACCTCTCTATTTTTAGAGACTTAATTTGTTGTCTCTTATTCATACAAACATTGTCACGAAGTCTACACCATCTATAGCACTCAAGTCGTTTCTACTTCCACTCAAATTGCCTATCTGACTTGCTGTACCACTATCGAATGGAAATTGAAAGCAGTCTATAATGGAGAGAGGATCACCAATCCATCCACCACATACGTAACCGTGTGTGCTACTATTATTAGCACTTAATAACGTTCTACTTCCACTCAAATTACCCACTTGATTTGCTGTACCACTATCAAATGGAAACTGAAAGCGATCTATGGCAGAAAGAATGCCATTACTACTATGCCCACCACATACATATCCGTACGTACTACTATTGTTAGTACTTAAGCCTGTTCTATCCTCACTTAAATTGCCTACCTGACTTACTGAGCCATTATCGAATGGAAATTGGAAACGGTCTAAGATGCTATACCAACTACCACATACATAACCGTATGTACTACTATTGTTAGCACTCGACCAACTTCTACGTCTACTCAAATTGCCTATCAGATTTGCTGTACCTTCATCAAACGGAAATTGAAAGCGATCTATAGTAGAAATCCAGAAGATTTCTGTTCCACCACATACATAACCATGTGTACTGCTATTATTGGCGCATAGTTGTTTTCTGTTCCTACACAAATTACCTACGTGGTTTGCAGTACCGCTATCAAATGGAAACTGAAAGCGGTTTATGACTGAGAGGATTTGACTACTATATCCTCCGCATACATAACCGTATGTACTACTATTATTAGCACTTGACTCTTTTCTACTTCCACTCAGATTGCCCACCTGATTTGTTGTACCACTATCAAATGGAAACTGGAAGCGATCTATGGTAGAGAAATAGTTACTACTACGTGATCCTCCACATACATAACCATAATTTGATCCAGGTCCATATCGCTGTGTCGTTAGATTTGAGTTTGTACACATATACACTCCTCATTTTGGAGATTTTTTGTACGTTTTTGTGTTTTGTTTATTATCTTATTAGTTACAATTACACAAACATTGTTACGAAGTCTACGCCATCTGTAGCACCTAATAACGCTCTATCTTCGCTTAAGTTGCCTACCAGATTTGTTGTACCATTATCAAATGGAAATTGGACGTGGTCTATGGTAGAGAGATAGTAGTTGGAATCTTCACCTCCGCATACATAACCGTATGTACTGCTATTGTTAGCACTTGAGAAACGTCTATTTCCACTTAAATTACCAACTTTATTTGCAGTTCCACTATCGAATGGAAATTGGAAACGGTCTATAGTAGAGATACTGTAAAAGCCTCTATAACCGCCATTCCAACCTCAACCATAGTTAGATCCAGACCCATATCGTTGTGTTGTTGAATTTGAGTCTGTATACATTATACGCCCTCCATTTTTTTAGGGATTTTTGTATGCTCTTTTTCGTCAACTTGTAGTTAGTGATGTTGCAAGATCTGAGAATATTTGTTGGTATACTTTTCTTAGTCGAAGGTGTTCTATGAGCGTATCATCATCGATTTCGTCGTATAGTAGATCAGCAAGATCGTTCTCGTCGTCGGTATTGAGAATCTGTGAAGCTATCGTAGGATCTAATTCGTATGTATCAAGAATATCACTTGTTGCTAAAAGAATGAACATTGTTGACTGAAGTTCAATGTCTACGTAGAGATTAGGTGACTTCCATAGTACATCGATGTTAGGAACGCTTACCTTCGATTTTGCGAATAGCTGCTCTATGTTGCTTTTAACTAACTCAGTCACTGGTTGCGTATTCTGACAGATCGTAAGTCTTATGTACGGCTTACCTTCTTTCGAAATATAAGTCCACCCGGATGGAAAATATCTTTCTAATGTTTTTGGTTCTCTCGTAAAGAGATAGCGGAGTATGTACTTCTCTAATCTATTTTCAATTACGCTTTCCGCGATTGCTCGAACTTCCGGTTTTCGTTCGTATAGTTCTTTAAGAGGTATCATCTTCTTACTCTCCTTTCGTTGTTTGATTAATTGAGACGGCATTGGAAGATTTAAGTACTTTGCATACTGACTTGCGACTTCGAATGAAAACGGATAGTCAGGGAAATGTTTTACAAAGAGAGCATGTACGCTAGGCCGCGAATAACATGTTTCGTAGCTTAAGAACTCGTCTATGAGATTCTGCCACTTCGTTTCGAAGTCGGGGTATTCGAATCCCAATGCGAGTTCAAGTAACTTGCCCGGAAGGCCTAGTTTCTTAGCTCGTGTCCTCCAATTTGTAGGTAGTTCGAATCTCCGTATAGCACCCGCTAATGTATAACCCCGTAGGTGTAATTCCAAAGCTTTATGATATCTATGTACGAATTCTTCATCGGACATTCGCATTAATATACCTCCATTTATCTTATAACATGTCTATACGAAGACGGAAATCGTATACAATAGTCCTCGAGGAAGTCTTGTAATCTTCCCCGAGGTAATTTTGTAGTCGTATTGATATAGTAAGAATGTATAGTGTATGTTCGCTTACTACAATTGATAGTTATTATTCCGGGATATGTCATTCCGTCTCTAGTTTCTATACGAACAGGCATATCGAATATTGGTTGCTCTGTAAGAAGATGATATCCTGAGTCTTGTATCGTAACTTTGACATAGCGTGTTTCGATTGTATGTAATTGTGAGAAGAATGAGATAGCCGGAGTCGTAGCATACGAGACGATAGTAAGAGTGGCGGTTATACAAAGAAGTATTATAATTATATCCGATAGAGTTAGTTGACGTCTTTTTCTTCCCATGTGACAGTTAGTTCCTTCTTAAGAAGAAGATTGTAGTCGGAGTATACTCTAACACTAATATCCTTTTTGTTTGGACCTAAACTAATAAGTGCAACTTCTTCTTCGATCGCTGACTCAATAGCTACAGGATCGTAGTATTTCAAGTCTGTACTGCCAATATTTGGTTCTAGTATGTAAGTGTTAGGATTAACATCATCCTTCATACGAACGATTCTTAGTGTCACTTCATCGTCAACGATATCATATAAGATTACGTATATATTATCTCTTAAGGATTTTTCTTGTGGCTGTTTGTCATTTGAAGTCATTGATAGGATCCTCCTTTTTCAAAGATTTGTGCCGAATGCTTAGTTGATAGCTAAACATTCGGCACTCTTATAACTAAAACATTTCGTACTCTTCTACTATTCTGGTGTCTGTCCGTCGCTTTTAGCTAGTACTTTAATGGGCTCTAGACCGGTGAACTCTTTGACGTTGCATCCTTCTATCTCGTTCTCTCCAGTCTTCTTTGGTAATAAGATGTCTCTGTAGACGATATGTAGATAATCTCCGTTGTAGTTTTCTTCTTGGAGCTTCTTTCTTATGAATTCGATGTTCCATAATACCTTCTTTCGTATGCCCTCGGGTAATTGTGCTATAGCACCAAACGTTCCTGTATCTACTCTACCCATCGTACGGAGCTGTACTTCTGCATCCTTTGTGAAATACATTACAAAGTATACCATTTCAGCTTCTTCAAAGCTCAGACCGCTTTCTTCTACTTCTTTCTTAAGACGGTCTATTAGTGTTTGATGCATCGCTACTTTCAACATTGCATCTTTTACTAAGTGAATTGCGTTCTCAAGGTCTCTTTGCTTCTTTTCGAGTTCGTATCTTAACTTACCTATTCGAAGTTCTAGTCTCCGTCTCTCAAAGTCATCTGTTACGGATGCGAGCTCGTTCTCGAGCTCTTCGAGTCTCAATTTCGTCTGCTCTACTTTATAATATGCTTCTGCGTGTCCATCTTTTGCGGCATAGAGTGCTCTCAGTCTACCGTCTAGTTCTAACATAGCCTGTCTCAGTTTGCGGTGTGGTGTGAAGTGGATTTCGTATTGTACGCATACATCTTGAAACAATGATTGAGATACTGGAATTTCTGTAAGTATGTCTCCGTATAGTTGTGGCAGTGTTTTATTCTGAGAAATTATATCTGTGACCTCCACCAGTTTCTGATTAAGTTCAACGGGCAGAGATGATACAAGTTGCTCGTCTTTAGCGAGTGCATTGAAAATATTTTTAGTAATGTTTGTTAGCTCTGTGAGCTCTGTGGTCTGTTTTTGCTCTTCCATCAAATCCCTCCTTTTTACTTTAAAGTTTTGTTTGTATTACTTCGAATCCTAAGCTTTCGTATGTCTTTCGCCTCTTACGGGCCCATCTACTTGGTAGTCTTCCACGATCTAGAAAGTCGAATACGATGCCTACATCCTTTCCCATTTTACGTCTGACACGGCCAGCTTTTTGTCCTAGACTAATAGACGTAGTCTCTCGTGAAGTATTCACTACTGCTTTCAGATTAGGTATGTCTAAACCTATCCATCCAATTGTAGTTACGATACCTTCTAACTTTTCGTTTCTGAGATCGTCGAAGATTGTGTCTCGCTCGAGTGAGGTAGATGTAATGAGCGGAATCGAAAGCTTTTCTGAAAGTGTTTCTCCGTATTTGATTCTATCAACAAATACGAGATAAGGTGTCAACTTTTCTTTCCTGAGGATATTTATTAGCTCCACAATCGCTTCTTGACGCTCTACGTCTTCCAGTAGTTGTTCGTAATCTTCGGGATCACTCCATCTTGCGTTGCTACAGTAATCTACTAGAAAAACTTTTACGGGTACTATTCTTTCTATTTCTCCTTGATAGGTTACGATATGGGGAGAGAACACACTTAGTGTTCTTAAGTCTGCATTATCAGAACGACCTATTGGTGTACCGCTGAAGCCTAAACGAATCCAGGCATTCGGAAACAGATGGCTTATTCTGAAGAACGAATCGGCTCCGTAGAAATGAGCTTCATCACTAATCATTACTTCTATCTTTTTGCCTTCTTCTTTGAGGAAGTCGAATCGAGAGTTCAGTGTGCCACTTGTTGTTACTATTATACGTTTATCAAAAGTAGTGTGAGATGTGTTCCACATAACTCGTATGTCTGTTGTGTATTTTGTAATATGCTCAACAACTTGACTAAGTATCTCTTGAGTAGGAGTGATTATGATAGTTGGTCTATCAATATATGCCGCAAACGTTGAGAATGTATACGTCTTACCAGCACCTGTAGGTACATTAACGATAGCACGTTGATAGCGTAAGGCATCACGCATTATCTGTTTCTGGTATGTATCGAGAGGAATATTTTCGGGTAGAGTAATTGGTATGCGTTTAGGACGAAGATCGGCTATCTCTACTTTGAACTTACTTGTTATGATGTGCAGTAGGCCTGTAGGAAAGACTTTCGTCTTACCGTGAATCAAGTAGTGAGGAATAGCAGTCCATCTTCCTCTTATAAACGTTTGAGTTTTATAAGAGAGAAGAGACCTAATCTGTGTCCATTCCTCTTTAGTATGCTCTTTTAGTACTGCAAAGTTCTCATCTCTGACTTCGATCTTCATTGGTTTTTCTATGTACTTCTTTTTCGTTCTCTATGTCGTCAAACAAGTTAAGTTGCGTAGGTTGTTTTTCTGTGATCGGTATTTGTTCTTGCTCGACCTCTTCGTCTTTGAGTAAGACACTCAATATTTTTTTCAGATTCTTCATATGTTCATATGTCATTTATGTCCCTCCTTTATTTTGATCATACAAACATTGTCGTAAAGTCTACTCCATCGGTAGCGCTTAATGCATCTCTACTTCCACTCGAATTACCTACATAATTTGCGGTACCACTATCGAATGGAAACTGAAAGCGGTCTATAGTGGAGATACTGTCGTTAGTATTACCGTGCGTATATCCACCACATACATAACCGTAATTAGATCCGGGTCCGTATTGTAATATTGTTGTTGATTCTGTATACATATACGTTCTCCATTAGAGACCTAACGCAGCTCTTTGTACGTTTTTTGCTGCGCCTTCGCATGCTTTCTCGAGCAGTTCTCTGTCTTTATTATTAACTTGTGAGAACTTTGCAGATGTGACAGTCTCTCTTCTGTCGAAATATAGATCGTATTTCTCAATTTGTCTCTCAGCTCTTATACGCTTGTGTGTACAATCGATTATAACGTTAACGTTCTGATTTTGGGATACGATTACTCCGGGAATGCTGACTTGTAGCGTTGGTGAAAATTCATATCTGTATGAGAAGACCGCGTATTGCGTGAGTAACGTAATTTTATAGTCATCGATCTTAATTGTCGGATGTTGAGTATTAGCACGTAGCTGTTTACATCCAACGAGTGTTAGTACTAGAAATAAAATTGCTAATGTTAGTAGGCGTTTCATTTTTCTTCTCCTTGTTTTGCTCTAAAGAGAGCATATTCACAAACTCTTTCCACTAGGTTTTTAGGATCTAAACGAGGAAAAGTTCGAGTAATATGTTGTCCAACGAGTTCACCATTTACGAACTCGCTTTTATAGAGAAAGTATGTACCATAATGACAATCGATATGAATAGCCCAATCATACCCTGAGAGAGGAGGAGTTTTTACACTTAATCCTTCATTCGTGATGTAATATTCAAGTGAATTTGTGTGAAATGTTATTCGTGTTCCAAACTCTTCGAATTGTAGTATTTGCGGAAGTTCTGGGGGTTTTGCTTGCATAGTATCGTTACTCTTTCCGCTACATCCTCCTAATAATAAAACTAAGAAGAGAAGTAAAGGTAGTAACCTTAACACTGTTTTGCCCTCCATTCTTATAAGTAATTTTTCTAGTTGAAAACTATCGTTGTTGGCGTTCGAGTTGTTTCATTAGGTTAATCACTTTCTGCGCTTGTTCGTGCCCTCTTGGATCGTTGAGCTCGTAGCCTTTGTAGAGTTTGAGAGCGGTTAGAAGGTCTCCTCTAGTTATCCGTAATTTCTCCTTAAGAATTCGGATGCCCAATCGTATATTGATGTCTTGATAAGGAATATGCCAAGGAACTTGTGTAAGTCCGTAGTAGTTCTTCGGAGAGACAGCATTCGGACGAAATGAAGATTCCGAGTAGATAAGTGCTGCTACTAGTGATGGTGGGAGTCCTTCATCTCTGCTAATCTCTACAATCTTTTGAGCTAACGTTGTCTGAATCCGAAAGAACTGAGAGATTCGATCTACTTCTATGTTTTCAGGAATACTCGGATTGAATGGTGTTATAAGTACAGACGTCTGTAGCCACAAGAGAAGTGATAGCACGAAGACAACTCCACTTATACCTACTCTTACAATGAACATCATTTCTTCAGAAGTCTTTCAGTTACGTCGTAAACTTTATGCTCGTACACAAATCCACCTACTTGAATACTCTCGTTGATTCGCCACTGGAAGAATTTATATGAGATAAAAGAACCTAGGAACATACCGATGAGAATCCACATAACTACTATACCGAATTTGCGCCCAATCCATTCTTTTGTTTTAGCTACAATTGTTGACTTTGGTTGCCCTTCAGTAATTAATGGATATGGTACATCAGATACGTTTGTAAGTTTTTGCTCTTCCATATTTACCTCCGTTCTAAATTACTTTACGTTTTGAATCAAATGAAGTCTGGGTGAGAAGTTGAAGCCTCTCTCGATCGCTTCTTTAAGGACAATATCCGCATTCAGTATATATTCCGTGTAGTTCCTGCTAAGAGGCATCAGGTAGATTTTGTCGGGATCTAATCCCATTACGTCGATAAAATTAAGAGTTGCTGATAACGAGGACTTATCCACAGGAAACTTAAAGATCGTGCGGGGTAGAGATGCTAGATACTGTAAGTGTTCTTTCGAATAGAGAGAAGCAAATACTACCTTTGGCGACACGTTGAGATACACATTAGGTCGTAGCTCGTATAGTTGCGGAATCAACAGGCCGTTTGTCTCGATCTCGATCGTAAGCGTTGAGAATGTCTCGAGAACTTCGTCTAAGCAGTCTTTCTTGAGAAACGGTTCTCCACCAGTTATAACAAGATGTTTAATATTTGATTCTTCTACAGTTTTTTGTATATCTTGTATAGTAAGACTATAATTCTGAATTGCTTTCTGTGGAGTATCACAAAATGAGCAGTTCAGATTACACTCTGTGTAGCGAAGAAAGAGAGCACGTCTGCCTACCCAGAACGCTTCTCCTTGAATACTTATAAAGTATTCTGCTAATGAATGTTGCACTATACTCCCTCCTCTAGAAATTTCATATTTTGAACGAAGTAGTTTGTGTCTATATCTTTATAGTTGGATACGTCGATAACTGTCTCTTTGTGCCATTCGTTATTTATGAATAACTGTGACTTTGCGGATGTAGTAAGTGCTATCGAAGTGTCACAGCTTTTGACGTTTTTGATTTTACGATAGAGTCGCAGTTCAAAAGGAGAGAGTGCACCAAGCAAGTGTATTTTGACAGATGGAAATAGAGAGATAATATGTGCTACTACACTGAACCTTTCTATGTTAGGTACATATGGCACACCAACCCAAGAGATACCTGAAGTTAGTATCTCTGCTAATCCATCAAGATAGTCAAGCCTAATCGATGATATTACAAGAGCTGCAGTAGCTTTCTGTGAATCCGAAAGTGAGGGTAAGATACTTTTTGTAAGTGATATAGTACCTTTTGGATCGTTGAATATATCCGGGAGAATCCATAGAATAGGTTTGACTTCGTTGACAGCTTTCAAATACTGGTCGATAGAAATCGGACAATGCTCAAAGACAGCGTTATCAAAGAAGATTTTATGGTTAAGTCTATCAGAAGATTGTAGCCAATCTCTCCAACGAGCATCATTTTGATAGTCACTTGCTATAACTGCTATATTCTTAGTAAGGTGTTTGTGTTCAAACGGGATCCGATGATGAATTATCATGTCTTCACCTCTTTCGTAGTTTTGGCAATAATAACATTACTTCCTCCCTACTACGAAGAGTTATTACTATAGAGGATAGTAGAAAGGAACTCTTCGTAGTAAGGATCTTCGTAAATACTATATACTAAAGGTATACATCATACTTTTTATTGTTCGACATTCTCTTCTACAACGTTTTCAACATCTTCTTCGATCTCATTTATATCATTAGTCGTCGAACGCATCAAAGTCGCCCGCGTCATAGTCGTACGTATCATAGTCGTACGTATCATAGTCGAACGCACTAGAGTTGTGTGTATTATCGTTGTGTGTATCATTTGTATCATTAGTCGTTGATTGACAGGCGTGTGCATCATCGTTGTACATAGCATCTTCGATCTTATTTATATTATTAACTGCTAGTTGGTGGGCGTACACATCATTTTCTTTGATCTCATTTATATCATTAGTCGCTAATTGATAGACGTGCACATCATTTTCTTTGATCTTATTTGTATCATTAGTCGTTGGTCGGTAGGCGTACACATCATTTTCTTCTAAGAGTATTCGATATGGAATTCTTCTGAAAAGTTTCTCTGTGATCATCGTCTCAATTAAAGTTTTCTTCTTGAGCAAAAGAAGTCCGCTCTCAGTACGTTTTACACTAACGTCCCCTAATTGATAAAATGCTGTAGCTTTACCTACAGCTGCATCCCAACCAGATATATAGTCAATACCAGAATGAAGATAGAGTGTAAATTTACCTTTTGTGAATGGTGGAGCACACTTGTTTTTCTGTACGTCGAATCCTACTACCATCTTTGATTCATCTTTTGAGTATCGACTTAAGTTCACTAATATCGAAGAGTGGAACTTAATAGGTTTCTCGCCTAAGTAGGTTGTTGTGCCCGTCATAGGATCGATCTTTGGCTGCACGATCATCACAATTGTGACATTCTTTTCTGCTATATCTTTTGGTATCGTACGAAGAAGACGAGAGAGAATACGCGAATGTCTTCCCATTAGTTTGTCTTTATCTTCACGTTCTGTAAGTTCAGCTTCTAGAGGCGTACTACTTATGGTGTCCCAAACGATTAACAGTTTATCCTCAGGTTTAGCAACTTTCAACGTTGTGATTAAGATTGACTCAGTCTTCTCTGCGGTCAGTACGTCTCCCCTCCAATTCTGTAATACAGCAATATCTTTCGACTTGATAGGAACGTTGAATTGAGTTAGTCTGAACTTTTCATATGTGAACTCGGTATCGATTATCAACGTCTTTCCGCCTAATCGTAGATTGTTTCTTGCTAAGATTACGCCTATCGAACTTTTGCCTGTGCTATAAGTTCCAACAATAGCAGATAATCTACCTCTGGGAAATCCGCCTATACCTAATGCGATGTCTAACGGAATTATATTTGTTGGTATAACTTCTGTTACTTCAGAGACATCTGTTTCTTCTACTGTAGGAATCTGTAGTTTTTCGAATAGGGATGTCATAGTTCCTCCTTCTTATTCAGAAAGAAGGAAGAGAATGCTATCCTCTTCCTTCTGACAATTACTACTTATTGTTTCTTAAGTTTCTTGAGAATGTCTTGTACGCTCTGAATGTCTTCGATCGTAGGTTGAGACCCTATGAGTGGCGGCTCGGTTGTCTGTAGAGTTTGCGGTGTTGAATCGAGACCAACGAGTGATTCATCGATGTCAAGCATTTGGAGATACCCACGCTCCTTTAGGTCTGTGACAACTGCGTTGAATATATCTGGCGGTAGGTAAGCTTCGAAATTCCTGATAAGTGAAGACTTTGTTTCTTCTATTCTTTTCTGTGGTATTTCTTCAAGTGGTATTAAGGATTCATATTCTATGTTGTAATCCGGGAGTGATGTTAAGTCTAAAGGCTCTTTCGGAAGTATTTCGTATTTTGTATTTCTTCCTTGTCCTGTCCTTTGGAGCAGTAGCACAATTCCGTGCTTTGGATCGAGTATGTCGTAGTTTCTCGCAAGTAAATTAAGTTTACTTGCTATCATCGGCCCAAATGAGAAGAGCTTGATAAGTGGTTGTGGATTCGTAAGGTCGGCAACGTATACCATTCTCATTTCTCTTGCAGCCCAATCTTGGAGATTGTACTTTGACGCGATATAGCAGATAGGACATCTCTGTCCGAAGCAAGCTGCACTCCATTTAATGAAGTGCTCTCTCATCTGCGTAATTGGTGTGCCTTTCACAACGATTCTGATTAAGTTTTGTCCCATTTGTGGTACAAAATAACTAGCGCTCTGTGAGACAGTTGTACCATCTAAAAACTCCTTTAAGTAGTTTGATGATGGTGCTGTTTGTTTTTGCTGTGACATTACTTCCTCCATTTTTGTTTCATTCTTCGTCTAGAGCTCGTTGCAGCTCTAGTAGCGCATAGCCGGCTATGTCTAGCCACGCGTTTTCTTCTCCTTTATTGCCGTGAGTAACTCTACAGAGTTTGTCGATTGTTCGTGTAATCGCGAGCATATGCTGAAGATCTTCGCGTGAGAAAACGAACTTTCCGTTTTCGATTTTGTGTCGAAAGAGAACACATAGTACTTCTGTCGTAACCGTATATGTGTCTCCGTATTCGATATGTTTTCGTTCGAGAGTGTCAAGTAGCGGCTCGAGTATTTGTATTAATCTCTCACGAATTGGGAGAAGTTTAGATCTCTGTTGTCCCATGGATCACCTCCTTCTAATTTGATAATTCGAACATCCGTGATTTGTGAGATAGTATTTGCAAGTTTCTGTACTTCTTTTTCTTTGACGTCACTATCTAGAAGTATTAGTATTTGTGTTGGACGTTTGCACGCTAGAAATGTGAATGTCGGTTTAGAGATCTGTTTTCCAAGTAGTGCGACCACATTCGGATAGCTACGTCTGACTGCGAATAGATCGAAGATTCCTTCTACTAGAATAAGCGGCTCGTTGAAGTCAACATATTCATGCCCGAACAAACGGAGCTCTTCTTTCGAGAGAATTCTGTATTTTGGCTCGGTGTCATCTATTGCTCTACCTACTATCGGACGTGAGAATAACGAGAATACATAAGACGGATATATCGGACAGCTCATTGGTCTGAATTGTAGTATCTCCGTTGGTCGTAAGCGAGTCTGAAGATATTGTATATGTTGTTGTGAAGGTTGACGAAGATCGAAGTTCTCGAGTATATGTTTAGGAGTCTGCTTCTGTTGTGGTGAATTATCAGTTTCATATCTTCCACGAATACCACAACGGAAGCAGTAAAAACAACGTTTCGATGTAGACACGTAAAGATGTTCTTTCGTATCACTACAGAAAGGACAGTTTGTTCGAAACTCGTCCTCTCTGATCCAACGTCCTGTAAGATTACGAAGAACTAACATTATTACGTTAACAATTATACTTGTGCTGATTCTGTTGTTAGTGGTGGCTGCGGCATCTCTTTCTTTCGAGCTATCACTATTGGTTGTTTTACACTGAGTATCGCACTGACTTTAACGTTAGCTGCTCGTATCACATCGATATCCACACCGCTTTCTTCTGCACGAGAGATTATGTATGTTGCGTGGTTCCATACATCCCATTTCTTTAGCGTATCGTGAATTGCAGTCCTTCTCCAATCTAAAGGCTGGATCTGTACAGCAAAGATACGCCTGTTTTCTGAGTCAACAGATGACGTTGGTTGTGTGTGTAGTTCATACGCTTCGAAGATATCGAGAAGAGCTTCTTTAAGTGTGTTATGATGCTCTGGTTGCTCTGGTAGCGACTTTACTGCGGAGTATGCTGTAAGGATATCTTCAGCAACTGCTTTCTCATTAACTAGTGCTCTTAGGTGGGCACGTAGTTGCATTACTGTTGGTATCGTCGTGTTTGGTTTTGTAACAAGTTGTTGGAGATTCACGTTCTTATCCAGAAACGTATTATATGAGTATGACTTCTCTGGGAAGTATGCTCTGTTTACACAAACCATTCGGAGTAGAGATGTGAACTCAGTCCATTTTCTGGATAGGAAGTCTACTATAATATGCCTGTTTACTTTAAACATCTCATTTTTGAAGACCTCGATTTCATTTGAGAGAGGAGTTGGAGCGTCAGCAATCCACGTACGAAAGTCTCGAGTAATGAAGCCGTGGTCTGTAAGTATCTTAGCCCACGTAGTTGCAGTTTCGCAAGGATAGTTCGTATATTTTGTAAAACCTATCATTTTACCTTCGTATGTTAACATACTAAATTTGAGGTTTCTGAACTTAGGCCCTTCCAATAACGAGAAAAGGAGCTCCGGCTTTCTTTTGACACGTGATAGGTTCAACACGTCTACTAACGTTGGAAGATGAGGTTCATATACCTCCCGATTTGTTATGATCTCGTCGCCCGAGACCTGCTGAAGCGTATACATTTTAGCCCTCCTGCTTGTTTTTGTTTATTTATGGAATAAAAATGCGTATACTGAGGCCTACGTAGAATAGTTTCTGCAGAATGGTGATTAGTTTTGTTTACTTCTCTTCGTATACTCTACATCGTTCATATTTCTTTAGCATTCTGCCGAATTCGATGAGCTCACTCGAGAAAGACCCCGCCTTGTTTCGATTAAGTTCTTCTTTCATCTTTACGATATCGAATGCTTGTCCTCCTAGCTTCGAGAGCTCACACCAAATCAGTTTGCTATCGTGTTTAAGAAATCTGCACGTACGACAACGAGGCTGCATGTCACCGTTAGTATAGTTATCTAATATAACTCTCGCGTATTCTACCCAACGATTCCTATAAGTTGAGAGGTTGTCGTTACCGTTGTTATCGTTAGCAGTTTTGACTTTCCATAGCCAACCATCAAATTTATTACCTTGTCGCATAATCGTTTTTGTTACTTTGTCTTTCAGATAACGGTTGGCTAGAAGTCGGAAGGCTACGGCTGTGATCCCGAACGTCTTCTGAACTTCGTTAAGAATATCTCTTGCCGCAAGCCCGTCTGGGTGCTTAGATAATAACACTAGAACGAAGTCTACGATCTTCGCACTCTTATTCACTTCGCTTCCCCCTCCGTCTAGTGTATCGGCTCTACTTTATCGTATACGTATAGGATAACTACATATCCTAATTGATTGAGAGCAACCGTTAGGAAGTACAGAGCAGCGAAAAGTAACGGGAGTATTCCTATAGTGTGTAGTACACCAGCGAGAACACCCGCTGTTACAGATGCGTACATATTCGAATCTCGTACGAAGTCTACGAATGCGGTTCGTGGAAATCTCGCTTTCAGATATCCAGCACAAATCTTCGCACCAAATATGTATGAGAGTGATAGCCATGTTCGTAAGAGTAAGTATATAATGATTGCGGTGTTAGAAACTGACTCAGGCAATACGAACTTTGTTAAGACTACGACTGCAAAGAGAAACTCTAACGATGTAGTTACTATGAATGTATGCATTTTTCCTACCTTCCAGTGCTTCCTAGTCCACAGTCACCTCTCATATTCCCATCAACCTTAAACTCTTCGATAGACTTCACACTCGTAAGTCGGGCGTAATGAACGGGTAAGAGAATCAATTGTACGGGACGTTCGCCTGCTTTTAGCGTAAGTGGCTGTTTGCCTACATATGTAGTCACAACTCGAAGTTCTCCTGTATAATTAGCATCGATGATTGCTAACGCTACTAGGCCTAGTCTCCTATACGATGAGCGTGGTACTATGTAACCAAAATAGTTCTTCGGAATCAGAATACGTGTATCAATTGGCAGTTCTTTTGTTTCGAGAGGTTGGAACGTAATGTCTTCGTAGATGTAGAGATCGATTCCTGCATCGTCGTCATAGCCTTTCGAAGGAAATTTAGATTTTTCAGAGTAAACTAGTAAGTCTTCCATTGCACCTCCATTTCTTACTCCTTGGTCGCTCTGTCCCTTAGTTGTTTTAGTTGTTCAAATGTTATATAGTTCTTAGTTATTTCTATACAATATTCATAGAAATCACAATACGAACACCCGAATGATTTCTGGAATACACCGCGATTGATCAGCTTCACACCCAGTTGAGCTAATGTGTACGCATACTCGAAGTCAGATGTGCTTAACGTTCGTTCGTACTCCATACCTTCGACATTCAGTATAGATACACGAATTGGCGGTTTTGGAAGTTTTAGTGAATAAGTGACTAAGAAACTATACAAAGGAAGCTGGGATGAATAGAGGTAGTGCTCTACATCCTTTCCCGTTTTTAAGTCAATTATTTTTAGTGTTGTGTCCTCTAGCTGCACAATTACGTCTGGCTTTCCACTAAGTATGAAGCTTCCATCGATAGGTATTTGTAATCTCTGTTCTGCTAGAACAATTTGTTTGGTGTAACTATTCCACCACTCTTGAATCTTCGTTTGAAACTGTGTGAGATCATCGTTATACGGGGAACGAGGAGGCAACGATGCTACAGAAGCATCAGCAGTAATAACTTTATGGAAGACATCATGCAAATACGTTCCTCGTTCTGCGGCTAGCGAAGACTTCTGCGGAAAGTCTAGTATCGAGAAACCGAATCTGGCTTCACACGTAGTAAGAAACTCTAAGTTCGTTACTCGTATCACGTTCGACATCTAATATTATCCTCCTAATTAATTCATCTAATGGTTGGACTAAGAAACTATCGTATAACTCTTTCTCAGTACCTTCGAGAGGATGTAAATCGTACCAAGTAGGCCCAACTTCAGGGCTTGTTAGTAGGTACATACCATATCGAGGTAGCTCCATCACTTTCTTCATAATTGCAGCAGCCAGACTTGCCAACTCTTTTTTCACGAGAGTGTAAATAGCGTCGTGGATAGTGAATAAGATTCTCCAATTCTCCAAGCCAACTTCTTTCATAATAAGATGTAGATCATAAGCTGCTAAATGACAATAGATAGACACTTCACTTTGAATTGGAAAGTTAAGTGCTTGTCTAGCATTCGAAGATGCAAATTGTCCTTCCCAAATTTTGAATCTCCTAACAGCTCCAAATCTATTCACTAATCTTTTATTTGTTTTAGCTACTGCAATAAAACTATCGAGAGTATGAAAAAGTCTAGGATACGTCTTTCTGATCCCGTTAACAATTTTCATAGCCTCTTCATATGAGATGTTCAAGTCTCGAGCAACGGCGTGTTCCGTACCACCATATTGTAAACAAAACCATACAAGCTTTGCTGTCGTCCGCTGATCTTTTGTTACCTGATCTTCAGATATACCAAAAACGCGAGCAGCTGTATATCTATGCTGATCTTTTGTGGGATCTAGAACAAACTCAATTACTTTCGATTCTCCACTAATACTTGCAGCGTGAAACGCTTCCGCACTTTCGTAGTCTGATCCTAGAATGACATATCCTTCAGGAGCAGCAAATAATTTCTTTAGTTGAGAACCTCTTGGTATATTGTGGATGTTCGGATTCTCTGTATTGATACGATATGTCTTAGATGCATGTAGCTTAAACACAGGCGAGACACTAGGAACTTTCGTATATGCATTCGTGTAAATATAATTGCTCAATTGGCGTATGTATGTATCTCTTAGTTTTTCGAGCTTTCGTATCTCAAGTATTTTCTGAGCTAAGAGTGCCACTTTCTCGTTTTCAGCTTCTGATAATTTCTCGATTACGTCCTGCGTCAACTTCATTCTACCCGTATCTGTTTTACCTGTCTGCTCTTCTGTAACTCCTAATAATCTCAATACGTTTGCTAGTTCTTGAGTACTCCTATGCCTGAATGATGATCCTACTATAGCAAATAATTCTTGTTCGAGATTTGAGATCTCTGTAGAGAAATGTTTGTTGAGTTCTATCATCTGGTATACGTCAATAGGAGCGCCAAACTTATTGATATCGATGAACATGTTAAGTACAGGAAGTGTGAATATGTTATGGAAATTGATTACGTGGGCGTACTCTGGGTGTTTCTGTTGCGCGAGATAAACTTTATAAGTATAGTATGCGTCAGTAGCATTGTACTCCAAGAATGTGCTTAAATCTTCTTTGTGTTCTTTGAGATGTGCAGCGAGATCTTTGATTCGCCAAAACTTATCTCCTTTCTCTTTGAAACCTGGAGGAGCACCTACCATACGAACAGCGAGTATATTCAGCCCTAGCTCTCCTTCTTCGTCAAGTAAGTGTTGAAATTGCATTGTATCCCAATATACGTCACATTCTAGATCCCACCTATAGTTTATCATGCAGATATCGAATATAGCGTTGTGTGCGATTAGTTTTAGTGTAGGTAGGACTTGTCTTAGTTTGTCTATTAGATAAGGATGCGTAAGAACAGGGAACACCCAAGTACCTAAATTATTACTTATTGCTACAGACACAATCTCGTCTTCGAAACCTAATCCCGTTGTTTCTATATCTATAGCACATATAGGCTGCTGTCTAACTTTCAGCTCGAACTCATCAAATTTTGCAAGACTATCTACAACTTCGAATGAAGGTAGTGAGTGTTTGAATTCTTCTCCAGATAGCACTCGTTGAAGCTGATTAACATGATCTCTGTACTGTCTGTCAATCCATAACGATCCAGAACGTAAAACGGATGCTGGATGTTTCAATACGAATATATTGTGGTGAGTGATCTGCGAGTCTATACAACCGCCAGCATAGTCGTCAATTCTAAACGTTTTCAGATGAGTAGTAGCTCTCACAGCAACTTTACCTGCTGCTATTACAAGCAAGTCGGGTAACTGTTTTAGTTCTTCATACAAGAGTGGTGTACAACAAGTTAACGCTTCTGTAGTAGGTTCAGCATCCTTCGGAGGTCTGCATTTGACTGAGTTCGTAACATATATGTCACTTCTAACGACATTTATTTCTCCTAAACGTTTCCACAAATACTTACCCGCTGGACCTACGAACGGACGCCCATCATCTACTTCGTCGGCTCCAGGAGCTTGTCCTACGACAATCAATCTCGGACGATCTTTGTTAGTATAACTACTACCTACCCATTGATCCTCTAACTCATAATACGGACACTTTTTACATACTTCTTCTCTAAAGAGATGATACCACTTATAACAAAGTTCTTTGTCGTAGGTGTCCACTAAACTTGCAACGAGTTCAACCGTAGGAGGATGTAACTCCAGAATATCTCTCTGCGGTAAGTCTCGTAAGTATGATCGTGCAAGAGTAGTACCGTCAACTTCAGCATGAGGATGCGGCGGCTGTTTTGTGGGATCTGGCGTCCTAAATAGTAATGCCCACCAAAGACCACAAATTATCTTCCTGTTGATATCTTTCACTTGCATTCTACACCTATTCTTAGCTGTGATTGTACGTAATCATCCTCAATTGTCGGATCTATAAGATCAATGACTTCGTCTATCTTAAAGAGCGTATTTGTATGAACATAGTCACTTCCAGATAGGATAGAAACGAAAGCGTTATGATAATCTCTGAACTCTTCGCATTTGTCGGCGAGCGTCTCTAAAACGTATGCTATTTCGCGGTATATAGCTTTCAACCTCTTTCTTAGTCTGGACTTCTCGTTTGTAGCTTGCAGTTTCTCATATGTATCTAAGAGCATCTTACGTAGCTGTTGTAACTTACTCTTCGAACGTACGAGAATCTGCCGGCGTTGTCTTCTCTCGTAGTATCTGTTTGATCTCAGCAATAGGAGATCTTCTTTGACATAACTTTGTAGTTCTCGCCAAAGCTGACTTAAGCCTTGACTGTTCACTTTAAAGATTTTGCACAACTCACATGAATCCCTCCAACTCCAACCGACGTTTAGCAAAATAAAGAGAGCTTTATGTTTCGGCGTTAATTTGCTCGATGTTAGTACAGCTCTAGCAACCTCTTTTCGTAGCAGACAATAATACGGATCTGTAGTGTGAGTATCTGGTACGAGAGTAATGTCGTTGTCTCCATACATATCGACGGTATTGAACCAGTTTCGTCCTACGGTAAGTAGACACTGTCGTGTGTTCAATATTTCGGTTCGTATGTATTTAGCTAGCAACGGTTTATGGACTCCCATAAACTTACCAGCTAAAAAATCTTTAATGTATTTAGTAATGCCGTATAGTGTAGCCGATACAACCTCATCTTCGTCAAGTGGAAACGTCTCTGTGTTCCGAGCTACTGTCTGAGCCCATGCAAGCAATTTTTTCATTTATAGCCTCCTTTCGCTCGGTTAGAAACTGTATATAGTTTCTTCTACATTTTTCGCATCTCCGTATGAGCTCAGCAAGCGATTCAGATCTGTCTATCTTGCAATTCTTTATCTCGTAAGGCAAACGTTCGATGAGCTCTTGTTTATATTCTAAGGGAGTGCGATGTTTCATACCTCTACGTTCCATCTCTTCTGTTAACTCTTCATGTCTCACAAGAAATGAGCAAGGTTCAACAAGATTTCTTTTAGCGTAACCGTCAATCTTTACTCCCTTTTCGAGTGTACCGATGAACATATGAATCTCACAATGCTCGCCCAGTAAGTGCTGATCACACAAAATTTGAGGTTGAACCATCCACATCCGCATAACTAGTCTTTCTCTTTTAAGATGTTAATTATTTCTATGATCGCGTGTTGAGCACGTGTATGTGCATTCGTCTTTGTTTCATAAATATGCATTATCACACCCTTCGGATATTCGTATAGGACGACGAGAATATATTGTCCTCTGCCAGCAGGAAGCTCAATGAACAACGCATTCGTTTTCGTTGCTTTACCCGTATAATGTACACCTCCATTAGGAGTTACATGAACGAATGTATGTCCCCAGCCGATACTTGTATATTCAATTCTTTGTTGAATCTCTTCCGCTTTCTTCTTAGTTAGTGTAGCGCCTTGTAGTGTCATCTTTCCTCCTCTTCTATTTTCAATAGCTTCTAACCTCTTCGAGTACCATATCGATGACGAGATCATCGGTGATACCCATAATGGGTTGCTCCCACTCAATACGGTAATCGACATCTTCATGCGTATCTGTGCTACGTCTAGTAATTATAACATCTCCGAAACCTAATTGATCTCCAACAGTAATCTCAAAACGAATAGTACGTGTGCTAAATACCTCTTCGCTTAAAACTTTTACGGTTGCGTCTTCCATAACTGCCCTCCTTAGTAACTAACATTCGCCGCCTAAATCTGGACGAAATCTAAGAAACACAGGAAAAGACGCTTTCGACGCCTTTTGTTTAGACGGAAAGAGAACAACTTCTACACATTGTCCGATCAAGCTATTCCTATTCTCCCAAAACTCTTTTCTTTGTTTATCTGTGAAGCCACCTCCGACCTTAAACGTTGTTCCGTCTCTGTCTTGTACGATAAGCGCTCCTAAGACGTGAGTATACTTTCCCGTACCAACTTCCGCACCCACAACTTTGTATGCTTGCACATCTCTTTCCTTAAGCTTCAACCAAGCGTTACTTCGTTTGAAGAGATAGTAAGAGTTTGGATCTTTTATGATTGCACCTTCGAATCCTTCCTTCGTAAAGCGTTCGTAGTACTTATTTATTCCAGACTGATCAACTATGAAATACGGCACTTTCCTTACATACTTGCAATCCACATTTCGTAATACTTGTTCAAGTCTATGTTTTCTAGATAGAAGTGGGATATGAGAAGATCTTCGTCTCCACTCTTCGAGTGTCAAGTAGTCGAAGACGTTAAGTCTGATAGTGTGTATGTTAGGTGCTCCTGCTTTCGTAATCGCGGAGAGTGTAACATTCCAAGAAGAATCGAATGCTTCGCTATCATACACGCCATCCGGAAGCTTACAGTTAGCTGTTAGGAGTAAATTCTCTATATTCTCCACACGCTTCCCATTCCGTGTAAGAGCAATCACATCACCATTTTCTACTATCAATACAACACGAACACCATCGTATTTAGGTTCTATTATAACTTCATCCGGTAACTTCATTTTTGGATCATACAGATCTGCTAGCATAACTGGAACATCTGCGATAACTCCGGCAAATAATTTCTTTAGAGAATCTTCTCCAATCCCGATCTTTAAGTCTCTATTCAAGATTCGTACATACCATTTAACGTGATCCTCCACAGGAATAGAATTGAAGAATTGGAGTACGAGCATTCGTGCGTTCTTTGGTCGTTGCTGTAATTGTGTCAAGAGCTCCTTAAATCGAGACCAAGTTTGATTCGGGTCTTCTCGAATGGGTGCTGTCGGAATGTGCGTTTCTGATATAGGTGCCCTCACAAAATATTTCTTTTTATAATTATAAGTAAAATCAATAACCTCTTTCAATAGTTGCGAGTGAGGAGAGGTCAATAAAGATTGAAGTGCAGATAGTTTCTCGCGGAGTGTACGAAGATTTTGTATCTTTTCTAGTTCTCTAAAGATTCTGCTGATGTCACTCGACATGCTTCCTCCCGAATATAAGCTTCAAGTGCCGTCATACCTAATGCTCTAAGCCACCGCGTAAGTGGTATTGCGACTCTAGAAGCACATCTAGGACATTGAATCTCTTTGCTAGCGTCTCGATAATCAGACGGATCAAAGATAGCATCACAATCTATACAAACATATCCTCTATGCAGATCTACGAACATTACTTTCCACCTCCTGTATTTTTTGTGCCCGACTACCAGTCTCTGCTAAAATATACTCGATTGCAGTCGTATTGCGAGCTGTATACGTCTCCGTTATAGGTTGTGTTATATAATCTGACAACTTGAAAATCTTCATCGGGATCTGCAGTTCTTGGACGGTTTGCAAGTAGAGTCGCTCGAACTCTATGACAGCATTATCTAACGTAGAGTAGTTAGTAAGTCTTAGTGTCTCTCTACGAACGGGATCGTCTCGTAGAGGCTTGAGGAGTCGTGGAGGTATAGTATACTCAAACCCAAAAAGAAAACCAACAATAATAGCATCTTCCCATAAAGGCAATTGCTCTTTTAGAATAGACTCTACTTTTGTAACATTTGCGCCGAAGAACTTAGCGTAAACGAGAGCGTCAACTGGATGCCGATCAACTAAAACAATCTTCTCTTCTTTGAGAGCTTCTAAGATCATCTCGTGGCGTACATACATCTCGAATGTCGCGAGATCTTGAAGCGCTCCGTCTGTAAATCTACTGACAGGCGTCCGTGCGATTATCTCTCGGTACAACTCAGTAATAAGTTTTGTAGGTTTTTTGAGATGCTTTCGTAGCTCGTACAAAAACAACGATTTGCCCGTGCCATGCGTACCCGAGACCCCGATTAACATTCAATACTCTCCAGTCTTATAATTTTTGTTTATTTTTTGATGTCTAAATACTCGAAGTAAGGAATCTCAGCCTCCAACATTCTTAAGTTAATATTGTTCACTCGATCCGCCCATTGCGGATGCTTCCATAGACTTTTTCGTCTTCCCCATTTCTGTGACATTCTATACTTAACCGGATCGACATAACCTAAAGCTTTAAAGCTCTCTACTCTCAGCTTATCGCACCCGCAACTTCCGCAATATATTATCTTGTTATCTTCCTCTAGTTTAGGATAGTAGCAACTCGCAGTCATGTGAAGAGGTGTACCAGTTGCAAATGCAATCTCTAAAATCTCTTTTTTCGTTAGATGTACGAAAGGTGCTTCAAATCTCACCTTATGTCGCTGATTAAGTGATAACGCACTCACGTAGTCGAGATACTTGAAGAATGGGTAATTGTTATCTGGATAGCCACCCCCATCATCTAAATTACCAGATATAACTAAACGGCCGAGGTCTAACTCTTCACAAACTCCTAAACCAATAGCTGCAAAGATGAGATTTCTGGCAGGAACGTAACTGTATGTACCTTCGGCATCAAGTAGTCTAGCTGCTTTGTCGGGGATCTGTTTAGCTTTTAGTAGCACACTCGTGAAATGCTTGAATAAATCTTGTACATCAAGCGTTATTTTGCGTATGCCGTATGTGTCCGCGATCTGTGTGGTGACATAATCCTCAACGACTTGTGCTGCTTGTCCATAGCTAAAATGAATAAGTGTAACATCGAAACCGAGAACCTGATAGAGGCGTAGTGCGGTTACACTATCCATACCCCCACTACATACAACACCAACTTTATTAAAGTCTAGAGTTGTCTTTAGTGTGAATGGAGAAACTTTGATACCAGAAGGTTCATTTAAAAAAATATGGAGTCCCGAATATGGCTCAAGAGGTGTTGTAATATCTTCAATAGGAAGTGAAGACCAGTAGATAGTATCATTAGTAAGTTTATAGTAAAGTGGCATAAAGTTCGTTACTAGTGCGAGATAATTTTGCTTGGAGTTGTAGATTGCAAGAGCGTATGATCCTTCGATTTCATCCAATACTTTAGTCACAGTATCAGGAGCAGACGTATTTGATACTGTGAAACGATCTAGAAGAGATGCAATAACGAAAGAATCAACTTTGGTAGGACGACGTAGCTTATACTTCTTCCCGAGCACAGTGTCATTATGTAGTAATCCGTTATGTGTTACAACCCAGTCACCTTTTATGAAGGGTTGAGTGTCTTTGCTGCTAATGTATTTGTGACCGTGATACTCTGTCGCGGGAACAGCTCTACCTACAAATAAAGCTACTTCATCTTCTATATCCGTAACTTTGTTTAGAAACGCGTCTTTTGAGAATGCTGTAATTTTACCTGTTTTTGGTGTGTAAACACCAAACGCATCTCTACCGCGTCTATCAATGTATTGTATAAACTCGTGACTTGGGCGAAGAGGTACTTTTCCCGCCCAACCAAGTAACATGCACATTACAGCTTACCTCCTTTCTCTTCCGCTTCTACTTCTGGAGAGATCCATCCTGTCTTTCCGTTGTCTTTAATCAACCAAGGATATTCATAGCAACTTACAATATCCTCAGATACTCTTGGAAAAGGATGTCGAGCTATTACCTCCCAACCGCAATTTCGGCATCGCCAGCTAGCCTCCTTAGAGGCCGGGATTAGGTTATGTGTAAGTGTCGTACCACAGGCAGGACAAAAATTCTTGTCTACCCGTGGATCGTTCTTAACTTTCCAATATACTCGCATAACACCCCCCTTAAATTATTTTTAGCTCCTTAATCTGTTCTTGCAAGTTTTTGATCTCATACACGACACTAGCAACGTCAACATCTTTCGTTTGTTGCATGAATTCCTCAATGTCTGTTACACCCAACTCTTGTAATTCTTTTTCTATCATCTTTATTTCCGTCATCACTGTTGTGATAGACGGAAGATCTTTCATAATATTCTCCATCACTATGAGTTCGTCTTTCAACTTCTGTATGTCGACACTTTCAACATACTTCATCGCGTCCTCAACACTCTTAAATCCTAATTTTTGTAGCTCATTCTTCAACAAATTAATCTGTAGTTCTATTTCTTTTGTCATTCTGCTACCTCCCGATTGTAGACTGTTACGCCCGCTTTCGGAGATTCCCAAACTGTAACTTCTGCGACTGTAACTCCAGTCAACTCTCGCTCTCTTAGTTCTTGTCGTAAGTCTTTCAGTATTTGTATCGCAAGCGTTTCTGCTGTGGGATTTCCGTCAAGTTGTATTAACCGTGTAGAGCTCATATTAGCACAAATAGGATCAGTCCTATTAACAAGGAACGCGTGATCGTATTCTTCTAACACACTCTTCACAATAAGTTTGAGATCTCCGAAGTCGATTGCGAAGCCTACGGAAGTGATCTGACGAATGTCAATATCGATACCTACTTCTACGACCCAGGTATGTCCGTGTAGATTCGCACACTTACCTTGATACTGCAATAAACGATGTGCAGCATCGAAGTGGTCGATAACTCTTAGTCTCATTTTATTCCTCCTTCAAAATATTACTTCCTAAGGATTTTCTCGGAGACCCAGTCAACAGACGTCAGTACAAGCATGATACCACATATTCCCGACATAAAAAGTAAGAGACTCAAAGATGACTCAAGAAAGTTTTCCATCTTTTATTCCTCCTTATAATAATATTCTTCTATCTGTAATAGTACTACGTTGATATAAAACTGAATTTCTTCGTGTAGTGAGTTCATGTATATATTTTATTCAGTCTTACTATCATTCAACTTCTCCTCTAATTTTGCTACTTTCAACCTCTCTTGATTTAACATGTCAGATAGTTCGTTGTATTTCTTCGTTAGATTTTGTAGTCTCTTCTCCAATTCCATTTTCTCTACTGTCAACGATCCTAGCTTCATTATCAAATCGTCTACAGACAAAGTAACGTTGTCAACGCTTGCATATTGCATTAGAATGTCCCTCCATAACTCTTACTATACGATTTTCTATTTGCTTCTTTATTTCACTTTAATGACATACTCCATCAAGATAGGTTTGATGTCTTCTGGAGCTTCTTCTAGCCAATTAGATAGTGTAATATGTTGTAGATCTCGTAATGTGTACACAACGTGTTCGAGTACTGTCTCAACACGTTCTACGAAGACATTCCGAGCTTGCGGAATATCTACAAATTCAACACTTTTTGTTTCAGTATCGAAGATAACTAATTTACTTTGTATGTCTGCCTCATCCGCTCGACCTCTCAATACTACTCCAGGATTGATAACATCTTTACCTTCAGGTGTCGTAAGTACAAAGGGTTCGTGATAGTGTCCAACTATATATAAGTCGAAGCCTTTCACTTTTGGTGTATGATAGCAGCCTAGTAACTCTTTCGTCGCAGGAGTAATCATCTCATGCAACACCAATATATTGAATCTATCTGGTACAGGAACCGGATAGGCTGTTTGTCCATATGGGACACCAAATATAACAACATCGTCTATTTCAACTACGTCTAACGAATGTATAGACGGCACAAGATCCAATACACTATCAGTCGTCGTGATCTGATCGTGGTTGCCAACAATCGAGTAAAACGGTTTCTGAATTTGTGCTAAAATACGAAATGCAAACAAAAGTGTAGATACTGTAAGAGGACGTTGTGTTACTAGATCTCCTGTACAGACTAGAATGTCTACAGGTACAGTATTCAGCCAACTAATTTTGCGGTATGTCGTCTCTACCCAGTCATCTGCTCTACTAGGTGGTTGAGCTTTCTGTAAATGTAGATCTCCTATGAAACCTATCTTCATAGTAAGTCCTCCACAGGAATACCTAATGGCTGATGTTTCAACGTCGGATATAGTGACTGAAGAGTCATCGCTGAGAGCGGAACGATAACGTCTGTTAGATGGGCGCTAAAGAGTTTCCATCTTGAGCATTTATGAATTAAGGCGTCATCACACATGTATAGTATTGCGAAACCTTTTACATACTCCGCGTGATGTAAGCACACGTAGACAATAGAGAATTTATTCCAAATGATATTGAGCTCAAGCAATCGTAGTTTGAATTCAGAAACGGTTGGTGGAAGTATCACTACCTTACTCTTTCCTATAGTTACCAATTGGAGTGAGACATATTTAGGTCTTAACACGTCAATAGCACGTCTAAGAATTTGAGAAAAGTTCATATTTGCACCTCAGGTAATTGCTGTCCACACGTAGGACATCTTCTATTGCGTATTGTTGCGAGCTTCTCACAGATTTGTATCAAATCCTCAAGCCGTTCGAGTTGAGCGGTCTGAGTTAGACGTAACAAGTGTAAATATAAACCGTAAATTCCGTAGGAAAGTCGAAGGCCAACATATTTCTCACGCTGTTTTATGTAGACTAAATATAACAGTAGTTTCCGTAAGTTTAACAATACTCGACTGTGTATAATCGCTTTTATCAGACTCTGTACTCGATCAAATAGATGTATAAGCATACAACATCTATAGATCCAGATTCGTAGTTTGTAGACGTGCAACACTTTTATGTGGGCATACAGCTGATTCAACAATCGTAGCTTCTGCGTTAGTACAATAGTCTTCCAGTACCGTAACTGCTGGAGTGCTTTCAGCAGAAAGAGTAACTTAGTGTAGATATAGTATACGTGCGTCTTCCAGAGTTGTTTGAGAAGTTGAAGTTTAGTTCTATATAGATCGATCAGCCTCTTCCGAAAGTCGTTGGTAAGCGAAAGTAGTGTAGCGAACTTAATCTGTTCTAGTACTCTATATTGATTGTGAATGTTCTCAACAATATGTAAGCGTTGTGTAAGTTCTTGATAAGACTCAATGTCTACTTTCAAAGAGGATCTTAGAGCGTTGACGTCAGATGTAATCAATTTCGTGAGATTATCCAACTTCTCGAGATCCAGTACAGTAGATATCTTTTTGAATACATCAGATGGTGCATCTGTTACTAAGAAGAACGGCTCGAACTGAAACTGAATAGTTGCGAGTTTTGTGAACTCATCTGGTACGTTAACTCCCATTCGAGGGTACACTGTATCGTCAAGCTTACAGTGCACACCGTCTTTGTCGAGCATCCGCTCGTATATATGTGAATCTGTTTGTAGGCTCACCGACATCGTTTTCTGTCCACGAGTGACAAGTCGGCTAGCGCCTAACGAAAGTTGACCCGTAAGAAATCCGATAGCACGAACGTATGCACTCTTACCCGTATTACTTGGACCTATTAAGAACGTTAGAGGACTCAGTTCTAACTCCGCATGCTTATGACACTGGAAATTCCTCAAAGTAAGCTTCATCGTGACATCCTTAACATATCGATTCGTTGAAGCAACGTCTCGTAGCTCTTAACAAGCTGATCTACCATCTTATGCTGAATCTGCTTCTGTTCTACATTCTTTTTCAACGTCTGAAGTTGTGTAGCATAGTTTTTACGGCTAGCTAACAATTGGTGCACTAACTTCTCCAGGTCTGCTTCATCTCTTTCTATTAGAACTACGACTTCCGACAAGAAGTTATAAGTGTCCCTGACTTCCGCTTCTTCCTCTTTGCTTATGTCAATACGTAACCAAGCACTTAAGCAATCTTTAAGTGCAAGGTACGCACTTTTAACTAATTGCTTCTTTACTCCACTCATACTATACCTCCATATAAAAGATATATGCCTTCAACGAAGGCATAGTTATTTTTCTTATACGTTTGTTGTTAGTTGACGGATAGGAGAAGTGTCTCGTCAGGATTCAAGGATTGCAGTCTCCGAAACTCATCCACAGTTAGAACTACTGCAGCTAACATAAAATCTTGATACTCATTGGCGAGGCATTCGTAAACAGCCTCTTCGTCTATACTGTCGATAACTCGAAGTATCTTCGATCTTCCTGAACTATCTTCTACCACAACTAATGCAACATACCGCTGTAAGCGTCTCATATCAATCACACCTCAGTACGCTCTTCTTCTGAGCAATTTTTTCAAGCTTTTCCTTTAAAACTTCTCCTGTGAAAGGTTTAACAATATAGTTATCAACTCCTGATTTTATTGCTTCAATTACTTTTTCTTTTTCGGCTTCTGCTGTGACCATTAAGAAAGGTATATCTTTAAGCTGTGGGTCACTTCTAACATTTTTTAAAAGTTCTATGCCTTCCATAACTGGCATGTTCCAGTCTGATACTACAAGTCCATACTCAGCACTTCGAAGTTTCTTGAGAGCATCTTCTCCATTTTCTGCTTCGTCAACATTCTCGAAACCTAACTGTCTAAGAAGGTTTCTGACGATCCTTCTCATCGTCGGAAAATCATCAACAACAAGAACTCTAACCTTAAGATTTAGCTGCATTCTCTTTTATTGTGAGTTCTAATGTATGTGCTGTAGAGAACCGAATCTTACACTCGAATTTATCGGTAGTCAATTGCGAAGGCAACGTGCCGTCCGAAAGGATAGATTCTATGTCGATAACTAACATCTCAGAGAGGTCATAAACTGCTACTACTAACTTACCATCGATTCTGATAGAAACGAGTTTGTCTACAAACGAAGTGTCGAACCCCGAATTTACTCAATATATTCTTCACGATAGACTTTGCTACGGGCTCATACTCTTTATGAACACCTAAAAGCGGACCAAGAGAAAGTGTAATAGACTTAAGTTCCAATAGTACCTCCCTTCTATCTTTTGTTCGCGTTCTTCTTACTCTTCTTATCTTCCATATCTTAAATTGTTTTTACATAGTGCGCCCATAAATAAAGTGAGCTACTAATTTCCTCTAGGTTCTCCTGAATTTCAGAATTCGGAATAGACAAGACATCATTCCTCTGAACGTTGTCTTTCTCCACTTTTAACCTCCCTTTCCTTCATTCTTTTTTCAAAAAACTTATCCCTTAGTCTCATTTTTCTCATTAAATTTCTTCTTTTAATTTCTTCTGTTCGAGCACCCCTCTCTCGGCGATATTCTAGTCCTACCTTAATACGTAGCTTTCTAAGTCCTTCATTGAACTTCATCTTAGATTCTTCATCTTTGAATTGCTCTTCTAAAAAATCCCGAAAGTTTATCATATCTCACCTCCTTTCTTTTTAGTTTGTCAACAAAATAGTTCTAAATATCCTTAATAAATTCTTCCAGCAAAAGTCCATTCTCTGCGGAAATGAAGGAGGTCACTTAAATCCTTTGGTAGAATGCGAATCCACTCACTGTCTCCGTCTTCGTACTCAAAATATAGATCGACAAAACCGGAGATTACACACTCCTGTAATTTCTTTGCGAACACATATGCGTCTGTAAAGTCGTTCCAGTACTCGTCGAGTTCAATATCAATCAAATTTTCGTCGATGTCTGTTATGATTTTCACACCACGAAAACCTGAGACGCCTGTATTGTTACTAGCAAAGAACTCTTCAAGTTCGTCTGCTTTTGCTCTGTCTATTTTTACGTTATCAGCAAATTCAAATTTCAGATATGCATTCATAGCAAAACTCCTTTCTCATTTTTTATAGTTCGTCCATCCAAATTGAGCCTGTATAAACCCACTCTTGCCGTAAGTGAAGAGATTTCTCTAGATCTCTTGGAAAAACTCTAATCCAATCTCTGTTTCCGTATTCGTCCTCAAAATACAGATCGACAATACCCGAAATTATGCACGTCTGCAACTTGGTTGTGAATAGGATAGCATCATCAGGTTCCCAAGACTCGTGGAGTTCAATGTTAACTAAGTTTCCGTTATCGTCTGTTATGATTTCTACACCGCGAGAACCTGAAGCATCTGCAAAGAACTCTTCAAGTTTGTTTGCTCTTTCCCTATCGATTTTGACACTGTCTTTAACAAACATAACAGATAACATAATATACCCCCTATTTATTCTCTTATCATTATTTTTGCGCCTCAGTCCGCTTCACGTTCTCGATACATCTGAATTTGAGAACTGAGCCAGACCAATTACGTACAAATGGTGTAGCTACGAAGAGGGTGTTATTGTAGTGTTTGAACCAAGCACCGAATAGCGCACTTTTACCTAAATTTGGAACTACAACAAGTTGGAGAGGTGTAACTTGAGGCTGTGACAGGTCATATACAATAATAGCACCTAAATCGTGGAAGCCATGAGCGCGGTAATTAGGCGCTCCGACAAGTAAATAGTTTTTGTGTATATGCACACAAGATCCGAAACCTATGTTCGCATCTGTAAGTATAGTATACGGAATGTAGTTGCTCCCTTCTCTTCGGTAGAGATGTACTTCGCCAACCTCGTTTGTTGTACTCTTCATTTGTAAAGGATAAGACGCTGCTAACCAATCATCGGTGACATGAAAGTAATGGCGCCACGCTTTCTTCTCTAACTGCTGCAGCAACTTAAGCGATTTTGTATCCGTATCATACGTGTATAGCCTATCTCCTTCTCTACTCGATAGTAATAGTGTCGTCATATCTAAACGAGAACTGAACCAACCTAACTCGGGTACTCCTTCTTCGGTTATCTCAGTTTCAGCTTTCCACTTCGTGCCCGCTAATCGATATACGTGTATCATACCGATCCAACTTCGAGTCCCCTCATCGTATTTGTAAACAGGCTGCACAACATGCAAACGCGTACTATCTGAAGAGAAGAACAACGAACAACGAGACACGTTCTCTCCTGCTAAAGGAACGATACCTTCTAGAGTCCAAGTCTCTTTCTTTCGAAAGATCAAGATTGTAGACCGATTCCTCTCTCGGGCTAGAGCTGCGATTCTATATCCATTTGGAGAGATCGCTACAGCTGCACCAAGACCAGAGAAAGTAGATACCATTGACATCTGTTCATCTAGTGTTCCATTCGTGTAAACGAATACGCTTCCTTTTACATCCTTTCCTTTCTCACGATACGCAGGAGCTCCAACTACAAGTATGTTCTTCGCAACGTCGAAGCTCTCTCCGAATTCGCTGAACGTGTTATCGCATGCGTATTCGTGTTCTAATTGGTAAATTATCTTCTGACGTCGGATGCTAATCATATATATCCTCCTATTGTTGTGAGAAACTGATTTGCCACTCTTACATAATCGAACTTCTCTACAACTCGTTGAGCTTTCAGTGAAAGTTTATATGAAGAAGGCTCGAGAGCAGTAGCCACAAGATCTACAAATTCTGCCCACGTATCATACTCTTCTATATTAGGCCCTGTAGTCAGTAATCCATTTTCGTTGTGCGAGATAAGCTCTGGAAGAGCACCTTTTGATGTACTTACGGGTATCATGCCTGTAGCCATTGCTTGTGCTATAACCATCCCAAAAGTTTCGTGGTATGTTTGCGGATGAACATAGACGTGTGCCTTCTTAAACATGTTTATGAGTTCAGATGGTGGGAGTAGTGGAAAAAGTTTTACGCCTTTCATTCTTCGTAGTTGACTCAACACGGCGTGTGTCTTAGCATCGTCTTCTCGATCGTACAGTTTGTAACTAGAAAATATCCACAACTCTAGGTCGTCTCTTTTTGTATTCATACAAATATCGAAAAATAGATCGGGCAACATATGCAACCCTTTGAACGGAATCGATGCGTATGTCAATATGTTATTCTTCTGTGAACGCTCATGCCCCCAACACCATTCAGCTTTAAAGCACGCATTCGGAACTACAGTAAGCTTTTCAGCGGGAATATTCCTATATAACCTGAACGTGTACGCTTGCCATTCGCTTACACATATTATTTTCGTTAGTCGAGATATGACATTAGGAAACGAAAGCCAATCCAGAATCTGTTGGTCGTAAGCATCGTGTGAGAAATAGAAGATTGGGAGTGTAGTTGGAATCAACGTGAGATCAATATGTGCACGATTAAGTACTAAGAGATCTGCTGTCGGTATGTATTCGGTCAGTTTACGTAGATCATCTATTATGAATTGATCATTACAATAGTAACGTTGCTCTGGTTGCAGAATAATCGTTCTGTGTCCTAGTGCGCATAATCCTTCAGCTAATAGTAGCAACGAGAGCTCACTACCACCAATTGGTTTAACTTGATAGACCTTCGGTTCCAACCGAAGACCAGTATCGACAAACAGAACCGTGTATGGTTTCATAGATTCTTCACTCCGTATAAGCTTTTTCGGTCTTTACATCTACACCATATACGATCGTGTTGCTTCTTCTTGTCTACAAATATCCTACCGCGTCTCATACTCAATACTACGTCAGGTCCTAACTTTATTTTGTGTTTCTTTTTCATTTTCATAGTCCCCCACTTATTAGAATCTGATATCGTTCATACTCTGTCTCGTTGAGCTTCCCCGTGGAGTACAACGCTTCGACAAGTTGACAGAGTTCTTTAGAAGACATATCTACGACATCGGGATCGTACACTACTAATTCTTGAATAACTGCAGGATCTACCATCTCTTTCATTGAAATTCCTCCTCCTATTTTTGATAATTATTCTTACTTTCTATATCTTTAATCGCGTCTTTAATTACCTTTATATAGTTATAGTATGCCCATACCCATATTCCGGAATTTTTTAGAAAGTTCTTCAGAAACATTAACATTATTGTCTTTTTTCATTTCTTCCGTCTTTTTGACCTCCTTAATTTTTTTGCGCATCTGTCCCCCTTACTATCTCGATACGTCCTTGAAACCTTTTGTAGTCAGAAGATGTATGAACCATTTAGTGTCTCCTTGAGGAATCGCTTGATAAGGATCGGCATACGACATACTCAACGGTAACCAACCGAAACAGTTTCTGAAGTCGTTGTCTTTGATCCCAACGAAGTAGATACCGTTCTCGTCTACTTTAAAGACTCCGGGACAATCCGAAGTTGCTATAGCTACTTGAGATAACGCCCAACTTCTTAGATCCTTTGGTACGCTGATTTGAGGATCTGTATTTAATCTAGCTGTAACTGCCCATAGTGCTAACATATCAATCTACCCCCTTTTCTGCACATCTTTTCATTTTCTATTCCTCTCCTCCAAACAAACAATTAAACTACTTTTGGTTGTTTAACCTCATTGCAAACTCACTGTCGGGATAAAACTCCAGAATGGCCTCAATAAACTTTCGTATTAACTCATTATAATCATTCAATAGTCCACTTCCATCCCATATTTTATTCCGGTCTTTATCGTATAAATATACCGTAACCAGCCGACTTGGTGTCATACTAAAGCTAAAAGGTATTCCACTTTTACAAATCTCCTTAAAGATATCAACAAATTCATCCGATTCTTCCTTATTTGTTTCTTCCTGTAAAAACTCTTTTTCTATCACTGCCATTAACGCATAAACTTGATCAATTAAGTACTTCTTCTCCTCCTCTTTTTTCATTTTTACATCCTCTCTAGTTTATTACTTTCTATAGTTCTCCCTCAATTCAGGGAGTATTATTTAATGTCTTCCCATATCTCTGTATCATGTAATTCCGTTAAAGTTGCCCAACCCCTTATATCTTTTCTGAACTTCTTTCTAGCTTGCGTTACCGTCAAAACAACAGGCTTCCTGTAATTTTCAGGTCTGCTCGGCATAGTTTTAAACGTCCAACATTCTGCGCCGTCGTAGTCTTTTCTCTCCAACCAAAAGTCTCTGCCAACAATCAATAGATCACATGCAACTTCTTGAGTTCCATGCCCCGAATTGTATTCTGTATCAGCTAGCTCTTCGAAGTCTTTCCACGTGAACCATCCGAAACTTTCGCTTCCTACCCACAAGACATCCTTCTCCGTTCTATGATATTTTTTTAATTCTTTTAACGTCTCCTGCAATAAGTTTTTTTCTGGAGTGTTCATTGTATCCTCTTTTATATCTCCTTCGTCTACTAAGAAAGCGTACATTATATCATCTCCTTTTCAGTCTTTATAGGTAATATTCGTAGCCCATATACCAGATACTTCGTTCATATTTCGTGGATAAAACACTTGTCCTGTATTCCAATTTACATGAAGACAAGGTGCATCCATATCTATCAGAATTCTATATCCGTTGTGGAGCAGCTTCTCACAGAACCAGGCATCCTCGTTCAATTCTTTGTCTCCGCGATGAGTAATACATTTGAACCACGGATATGTAAGCTGTCTGAATACTTCTGTACGAATAAGTGCAAATCCAAGTCCTGTAAGCCAATTACACTCTACAACACCAGAAGTATACACGCGATCTACCTCTGTAACGATACCTGTCTCAGGATGTAGAATCAAATGAGCACTCCAAGGGTCTGCTCCTTTCGTAGTATATTCTCCGACTACCATTCCTATCGACTTATCTTGTTCAATATGCCGAATCAGATTATTGAGACCTTCCGTAGGTGGAATAATATCGTCGTCGATGAATAAGAGATATTCAGCTCCCATTTCTAACGCTTTTCGGGCAAGTATATTGCGTGCTTCATCCACCGGATAATTACTAACTCTAACTACGTCAGTTCTGTATCCACGTAGCAACTCCATCTTCGCTAAGTTTACAGCTATCGGAGATGTAGACGTACGTGTAGGTATACCAATAAGAATTAGCGGATATGCGGGAGGTACACGAATAGTCTCGAAGTCGAGTATCATTCCAGTAGCATACGTAATATTGGGATCTCTACGACCAAAGACTCTTTTCCACTGCTTATCGTAGTGGAGACATTCAGTCGAGAGGTCTACGATGGGATAAGTATGAATGCGCTCTATCAGATTTTTCGTGAAGAATGCGTCTTCGCCCATTGTCCAATAACCATCGGGAGCACCAAACTCCCAAAATAATGGTAGAGGTACGGAACGTGCGATCTCGTTAACGTTAATGAGTGTGAAGCCCATAGCACAGACAGAAGTGCATACTCCTAGTGTCTCACTCACTTGTTCGTAGACATGCGCACTTACTAGTGGTTCGCATTTTCTGTAGTAGTTAGCAGCTACTACTAATGGTCTACCGTTCGTGCACTTAAGAACCTCTGGAGGTAAATCTATATTGTACATCAAATCCCAGAGTTGTATTAAAGCAGTATTAGGAGCAATAATATCGTCGTCTATAAAGAGTACGTGATCGAAATTGTGAATCAACGCGTGTTCTATAGCAAAGTTTCTGCCAGCAGTCACCGACATACCCCATATAGTGAGTGTGTCAAATTTAAGATGTGTAGGAACTACAAGACGATTAGTGGCGTCTGTTAGAGCGGTGTCCTTCTCATTTCGTTTGAGCGTAACTATAAGAAGATCTTTAGGTGGTATATCTCGTCTACGAGGCTGTTCGATGTCGTATCTACGGTATACGAAGTTGAGATCGTTATGCTGTTTCGCGAGCTCTACGCGTAACATAAAATCTTGAACTATTCGTAGCTCCCAATCTGTCAAATCGGAAAGCTTTTCCCACGTAGCCCGTGATAACGTACTTTGAGATCGAAGTTCAATCTCGATCTCTTTTAATAGATTGATGTCTATCATTATTCACTCCTATGTAAAGTTGGTAATTACTCATCCCGTTCCACGAGAAACTTGTCTACATAAACAGGATATTTACTGTCAATAGTCCCATCGGCATAGAAAATACCTATTTCCTCTTCTATTTTATCCTCGATACTTTCTTCGTCGTAGTAACCATCGTAATCTCCGTCTTCTTCTATTTCTATCTCTACGTCTTTCAGTTTAACCACTCGAATAACTTGGTAACCGTCTTCTTCACTTATTAAAAAATGCGTACATATTGTCCTCCTTTTTGTTTTTTTTTGAACTACTAACGACTTTCTTGATAATAAATTTTTCTATTGTTTTCGTAAGCGGAGCAATCTCTAAAATATCAGTTAGCACAGGGATCTCGATCTCTTTTAGTAAATTGATTTCTACCGCTGTTCGCCTCTTAGTTGTAAAAATTGGGCTTTTCGGTTGCTGTCTTCCTAACTCGACCGAAGCGGAACTGAGCTAGCAGACATAGCCCGCATAACAAGACACAGTCTAGAAACTCTCCATTTTACCCCTCCTATTAAATTTTATACGGAAGCCGACGCAAAAAGCTTCTCTTATTAAAGCCCGCTTTTTGCGGGCGAGTTGTTTTATCTTCTTCTCTTTTGTTACAACCGATTTCGTTGATTCTATCACACACACCTCCTTTCTAAGTCTACCTACCCGAGACGGAATAGGTAGACTCTACTTCTTATATTAAAATATATATCGCTCAAACCCAATCTACAAACGACACAAAAAGTTACAGTGATCCTTATCTTAAGATCACTGTAACTCGTACTTACGACTACTTCTTAATTCGAGAAGACTCTATATCTTAGTTTCGTTTTGCTTTTGCTCTTTCTCTAACGTTCCTTCTTGCCCTTTCTCACTCCCAAAAAGCTTCTTGATAATACCTAACGGTAGTACTTTTCTCAACAACATCGCTAGAAATATGAAAGGAGCGACTAAGAGGTAACCAACTGTTTTAGCTTTCTCATCTTTAACCGTCGAAAGTCTATCAGCAACCACTCCAAAATATGCATTTGCCGTTAACCAGAGAGCTTTTAGAAATCCCGCTTCCTTGTAAGCGTTATTTGTCTTAAGCTCTTCCAACTTCTCTTTCCACTTCTCCATAAGATCGTTCATAAACGTTTCTAACGTAGCAAGAGCCTTTATTAATCCACGAGCTAATTTAGATCCTATCTTATCTATGTCTTCTTTCTGCAGTTTATCTACCTTCTCTTTCTCTATCCCCGCTAGCCAACCCGCAAAACGTCTAGCTTTATTTACTATTTTTTTAGCTAGATCTCCTAAACCCAGAAGAGGCAAAGCTATGAAAATAGCCAAACCAATAACGAATACTAGAACGTAATATAATCCAAACTTGAGTATAAATCGCCATATACGACGCAACCAACTTTGTCCTCCTGGAGTAGGTTCAGAAGAATACTCACCGTATTCGTCATCAGCTTGTTCTCTGACCTCCGCACGTATCTTACTCGCTATATTCGAACTCAATGTCATATAACCATTAAAAAACTTCACTTGTTTACCTACTAACTCTCTTCGCAGCGATCCAAGAACTGATCTAAAGAAGGCGCCTGTTGCAGCCATCATTCCTCCTGTAGCTACGCCTGTTTTTGTGACGCCAGATCCAACAACGTGTACTATACCTTTACTAAGAGCTTGCCTAGATACCATCTTTCCTATATCGTCAATAAATCGAATAACAGCTCTTGTCTCTACTGCAGCTCTTCTGTCTTGTGATGATACTGGCTGTTCCAACAAAAGTATACTGTACATTCTATTCTACCTCCGAAAGTTTTCATTCGTTTCTTATCTAACTATTTGTTCTAATGCAAAGAAAAAAGCCCTCCTGGAGGGCAAGGAGGGCTACAAGAGAGGTGATGATACCGGCTAGTATTACTATGGGAGCACGATCTGTCCGCTCTGTGTAATGTTCAAACGACCAACACCGAACGGTCTGAATACTCTTTTTGCGTATCTGGTCATGTATGTAACGGATGGTACGTTAGTCATTGGCCAAGGATAAATCGTGACAGGAATATATGGCATATATGCATACACTGCAGCTGTAGGCTCAACTGGGTTGAGAATTACAAGAGCTGTTCCTTGGGGCATTAACTGTGTAGTGAGAAACTTGTACTGGTTACCAAGCTCTCCTACTTTATATGGTGTTGTACCTACATATTCTCCACCAGTTAGATCTCCTGTTTTGCTGTACTCACCCGTTGCTTGGAAGATAGCAGCATCTAATGGATTGCAGATAATTGTGTTAGCGGGTGCGATTGCAGTCTTGTCATAGATCTTACCTGCGATAGCATCAATAGGCACAACAACGTTCTCATACCACTGTTTCGGACCGAATGCGAATCCTGAAGGTGGTGTCTTTGGGAATGAAGCCTGAATTCCACCACTTAAGTTTGTTGCTGCAATTAAGTCACTTAAGATCTCTTTGTCGATATCTGTTGCAATCTGAGCTCCTAAGATATTGAGCATCTGAGCTTGTGCATCAAGATCAAAGAGAGCCTTTACATCCTGTTCAAATTCGATTGACCATTTGACGTTGAGTTTACGAGTTAAAGCCGAAATCTGATATGGCTCTAACTTCAACTCAACTTCAGACATATTCTCGTTAGACTCCATTGCAACTGATCCAGTAAAATATACACCTGTAGTGTAACCATCACGAGAAATGATGCTTACATCTCCGTTAGCAAAATTAATGTTTACGATCAAATCATCTGTGTTTCCAGATGTAGGATATGTAACTGAGAATGTAGCAGCACCACTTAAATTATCTGGAACTACATTAACTGTAACAGTATCTGTACCGTCTGTTACGCTTACAATGATTACATCTCTCTGTACACTACCAGAAGTAAGTCCTGCGAGTGTAACAAGATTTCCACTTCCTGAACCGCTTGTAACAGGAATTGGAGTTGTAAACGGAATGATTGGGCCTGAGGAAACTCGTCCGGAGTAATCTGGAAGCTCGTGTGTTCCAGATGATGTTTTTGCTACAGCTTTAATGAAGTACTTAATTGTGAATGGCTTATCGATAGGATCTACTGTGATTGCTTCTCTAGCAACAAGTCTTGGGAAGAAGATTCTGAGCAATGGTAACAAAAGCTGGTTATACGCAGTATAGTTAGGAGTGACATTAACCTCCTGTAAGACATACTCTCTTAAATTCTTTGCGAGCTGTCTGAACATTGCTTCGTCTCTGGGAGACAATCCTTGTGCAAGTGCATCTACGTATGCACCATATGCACTTGACTGCTTATAAATTTTTGTACCATCTTTGATCGGATCGATAGAGTAGTTCTCTCGTACGAACGCATACGATTCCTTGAGCAGTTCTTTAGTCTCGAAAAGGTTCATTGCCTAATTACCTCCTTTTTAAAGTATTAGTCTATCGTATTTTGTTCGAAACCTAGGAGACTCAAACTTAGATGACGAGCCATACTTCCTTAACTCTTCGCGCAAAAATTGGTGGAAGAGAAAGTCTAAGTATCCATCTGCGTCATATTCTGTACAAATTCCATTTGTACAAACTCTATAGCTCTCCGTCATAACTTGTCTAATAACTGCTTCTGGATGTGATGGTTTACTAACAGCGTCATAAGTTACTAAAAAGAGAGGATTTGAAACAACGAATACTCCATCCTGTTCTTTACTAGGTTCGAGGTTACCAAGAGCACGTAACGAGAAACCTACAGGCACTTTATCCTTGATAAGAGAATACATAATAGCGCCATTTGGTGTCGTTAACGTTTCACCCTTTCCTAGAATCTCATTTCCTGAGAACCATAAAGATGTAATCAAATGAGAAGCCTGTGACAATGATACGACAACCTGCCGATTTGGCGACTCGTCGAGAGGATGATCTAACTCACCAAGTAGACTACGTCCTTGTGCACGTTGTTTAGCAGCTTCGATAACAGGCTTCATTACTTCAGTAGGATAGATCCGTCTATTAGAATTCACAATATCACAGGTCTGTAAGCAAGCAACGAACGTCAGCTTACGACTTTTGCCTTCCTTTGATTCTTTGATAACCTCGGGTACTTGAACTGATGTCACTTCGGATATGAAGACGGTACGACTATTTGGTTGCATATCTATACCTCCTGTTGCATTCTACGAACAAGGGATCTAAGCGTTATATCTAATTCTGCAATAATCTCGTTTAGTTCTGCATCTTCATAAATCTCGATATTATCTATCAATACACACACCAAATTATGGTATTCAATAATTGACATATACAACTCAGGATCAAGACCGTGAACTAATTTGGCGACTTCCAATAATTGTTTGGAATACTTATAAATCCGTTGAAGTTTCTGAACAGTATCTCTAGTCATTAGAATGTTACCTCTTCGCCTCCTTCCGCCGCTTCTCCTCCACCTGATGGTTTCTTACCAAGTAAACTATCTATTTTTGTTGTTCGCTTCCACTCTTGTATCTCATCCGTACTCACGAACGATGACAAATACTTTTCTACTAACTTCGACTTCTCGACATCAGGAAGAAGCTCACTCAACGCATTTACGATTTCGCTTACAGACGTAAAGATCTCTTGCAGAACAGCTAACTGAATCTGTAAAGGTGGCCTAAATGCGAGAGTCACAGTCTGAAGACGAGATGCTTTATCTGGAAATGTAAGAGCACCTAATTTCCTTACTAACGACGTAAGACGAGCACTAAACACTTTTTGCAGGCGTACAATAGTGCGAGCAAACTTGACATTCTCTTGTGATAATGTATATTTAGACTCAGATGTATCCTCTTGTATAAGATAGATAGGTGGTATACCTGTACCACTTATCACTTTTTTACGTTGGTATTCAATATCATCGATACGTGCAGCTAAATCTCCACTGGGAGTCGTATCGACAGTGAAGAACTCTTTACCATCCTTTACGGGTACATAATAGTCCTCGAAGAAAGACATCTCACTCACCAGAAGATCTATGCTAAGTGGGTTTTGCAGGTATACCTCTTTTTGTTTCGTCTTTCTGATTACTTGCTGAATATAGTTAGTGACATTCCTATCTCCGCCTACTTCAACTTTGAAGATACGACGTTCAGGAGCACGTGTAAGCCTATAGATCAACATAGCTAACTCAGAAATACTTAAGTTTCTTGCGGCTGTTAAAATGTGCGCAAAAATAGACTCACCGTACGGATAATGAACAGCCGACGGTAGTCTAAAGTATTCCATCTTCTCAGGCATTACAACATAGACACTATTCTCATTCAATGTTTTATCGAGCAAATAATTACTTACCAAAGTAGCAAGATCAACGTGCAATTGTGGATTCTCGCGTATAGCATTAACAATCCGAGGATCTTTAGTGCTAACAAAACTTATGATCTTCGAAACAAAGTCGTTTATAACCGGCTCGTTAGACGAGTTCGTTCCACTCATTGGAGATGCAGAAGTTGCAGTCCTACCTAAAGGCTTTACTACCACAAAACAGATTACACTATTTTTATAAATTATAGGTACAACATTATCTGGTTCCCAAAACACTAAGAACCTGAACTTCATTTCCGAATCGTTATTATCAGCTTCTCGTATAGGATAGAACGCTTCTTTCAATGTCGTAAGTTGTGTATTTCCTTCCTTGTCGAATACAAGGACGTCAGTATCTGAAAGAGACACAAGAGGATCCGCCTCTCGTATCTCTACAAAGAAATCTCCAAATGCTAACGTTTTTGCTACGATAACATTTAATTGATCTTCGATTTCGTACTTGTCTAGTAACTCACGTACGAGAATCCTCATTTCGCTATCGTCCGTATGTATAGTGAGAGACTCCTTTAAATAATCATCTGGAGATAATACATTATCAACATAAGTCTGAAGAGCTTGCCCAAGCTCTGGCAGACGTTGTAAGAGCTCTCGGATCAGACGATATCTGTCAAGACGATCACGCTCAACACGAACACTAGTCAACAACTTACTAAACACGTCTAAACTTGTAGTAGTAGACGTATCTGTAGCCTGAGTCGACAAACGACGAATTACACGAAATAACGTTTCATATCTTGTTGAACGATAATCGACAAGATATGAACTAACGTCTCGTAACGTTTGTTCTATATCCTCGTCTGCTTTAAATATTAGTTTACGTAATCTCTCCAACATTGTTAGCCTCTTTCTCTACTAAATAATCTGATAATCTACTATCGAAATACTTACCGATGTAGATAACAAAACCTTCTTGTGTAAAACACTGTAGTAAGAATTTCTTATAGGACGGAGACAGAACCAAAAGGACTTCCCTCACGAATCGGCTACGCAACTCCTCTAAATTCTCGCTCTCAATACCGTTCACTACAAATAGCGGAGCAATATGTTTCACACTATAAGCTCTCCAAACACTATCAAACAACAACTGAAGATCTACCAAAATATGTTTTACGCGTAGAAACGCAGCGAGTTTAGTAACAAAACGTGCTATAAATATATACAATAATAGTAACGTGGCACAAACTAGTGCCACGTTAAGTGAATTATCAAACATGTTTTACCCTAAAGACTCTTCTTCAGTCTCTTCTTCTTCCTCGTCTATTTTGAGTCCTTCGTCTTCTTCTTCAACTTCTGGTTCCTCTTCACCAAACCCGAGCTCCACCTCTTCATGCTCTTCTTCTTTCTCAAGGTCTTCATCTTCGCCAAGCTCGAGCTCTTCCTCTTCATGCTCTTCTTCTATCTCGGGCTCTTCTTCGGATTCTTCTTCGAACAACAAGCTTTCAGAAAGTTCGTCTTCTTCAGTCTCTTCTTCTTCACCTATTTCGGGCTCTTCTTCAGTCTCTTCTTCTTCACCTATTTCGGGCTCTTCAGGTTCGAAGTCTTCACCGCTTTCGTATTCCTCTTCGGATTCTTCTTCGAACAACAAGCTTTCAGAAAGTTCGTCTTCTTCAGTCTCTTCTTCTTCACCTATTTCGGGCTCTTCTTCTTCCCCGTCTATTTTGAGTTCTTCGTCTTCCTCCCCAGCTTCTGGTTCTTCTTCACCAAACCCGAGCTCCTCCTCCTCCTCTTCTGCTTCAAAGTCTTCATCTTCCTCAGTTAATGCAGTTTCGAAGAACTCACGAGAAAGAAGAGATTTACCAAGTCCCTTATCAGTCGAACTATCCTCATCTGTTTCTACGAAAAGATTCTCGTCGTCCCAAACTTCAGTATTCAACTCATCTAAACTATCTACATATTCGAGAGTACTAAAGACCTCAGAAAGGATCTCTTCTTCTGCTGGAGTAAGTTGTGTGAACAGTTTCTCGCCACTAGATACGATATTTTTCTTCGTGATAGACTCTTGTGGTTCATCTAAATCGAACGTCTTAAATTTCTTCATTTCCGAAATACCTCCTTTTCAATTACTACGCCTAATTTATGTTCTTACTTCTAATACATGAACTTCACCAACGAACAAAGGGCGTATACTGTAGAAGACTATCCAAAGGAATAGGTAGAATCGAAGGTCCCATAACAGGTCGCATCTGTAAAGATTGTTGTTTAGGCCACTGATCAAACCCGAATCGAGTGATAACGTTTATCAAAGCTTGTTCAATCGCCGCACTAATATCTTCTCTCGTAAGTGTCATCGGTGTCGTAGACATTTCTGTTGGCGGCCGCTCGATGTTCGAGATCATCGCACCCGTTGTAACGCTCTCTGCAGTCTGGACAGGCCTCTCTATAGGTAGCTGACCAGTTCTACTTAACACGCCCCCGCTTGTTGATGCTTCAGCCTCTGAACCTTTAAAAAGTTCTCCTACTTTCTCACCTAAGAAACCCCCTAACTTACTACCTAAGTAACCACCGATAGCCCAACCCGCAATTGTTCCTACCGGCCCTAAGAACGTGCCTAAAGCGCCTCCGAGAACACGTCCTGCTAGACCACCAATAACTCTACCTCCAATAGCACCCCCGACTAACTCACCTCCTAAGCCTCCAAGTATCTTTCCTAAACTAGGTCTACCCGTAGTAGTGCCACCAGCTTCTGCGCCTGAAGCAGTTTCGTCACCATCACCAAATAAAAGTTGCGATCCTCCATAAAGAAGAGCTGTGATAAAGCCGAGTTTTCCAGCCTTACCTAAAAATCGTAAGAACTTACCCACTTTTGAAGCACGTGCTGCGCCTGCAGCTGTTTCAGCACCCGCGGCAGCAGCTCCAACACCAGCTGCTGTTTCAACAGCCGTAGCTACTCCTTTCTTACGAAACAAAGTTTTCCCAAAGAGTAGTCCTGCTCCCGCAGAAAGCAGACTCGTAAGTCCACTCACACCTTTCGTAGCTACATCAAAGACACCCTTAAACGTAAGGAGCGTTCCTATCTTATCAAGCAACTTATGTAACCCTTCAAGCTTCTTAAGAGGTTCGAAAGACTTCTTCAGTGACGCTCTCCATTTCCTTTCTTCTTTACCTTTCTTCTCGTCAACACGTTGCGAACGTTCAACAGACATATCAATCTTAAACACTTTGTCTTTGATCGCAGTTAACTCTTCGTGAATAGTGTTGAGCACACTTGTTACGCTCTCAGGAACCGTAAATGTAGTCGTAGCCGCAGAAACCGAAGTAGCCGTAGGAGCTGAAACAGTAGTCGTAGTAGCAATAGGTTCTGGTTCTAACACTGTCTTCAGAACTTTCATAACGTCTTCTTTAGTGATTTGCTCTTGTTTCATTATATCCGCAATCTTTTCAACTACGAGAGCAGCTTTATCAATTTTTGCTAAATCTCTACCCGTAACATACTTAATTATAGTCTTCACTTCGTCGGAGACTTGTCCACCCACGTTCTTCCAAGACTCGACAGTTTTCTCTAACAACTTACCTAACGTCTCTTTATCGAATCGCTGTTCTAGTTGCACGCCCTCCGAAACTTTCTTCAACGACTCGACAGTTTTCTCTAACAACTTACCTAACGTCTCTTTATCGAATCGCTGTTCTAGTTGCACGCCCTCCGAAACTTTCTTCAACGACTCGACAGTTTTCTCTAACAACTTACCTAACGTCTCTTTATCGAATCGCTGTTCTAGTTGCACGCCCTCCGAAACTTTCTTCAACGACTCGACAGTTTTCTCTAGTAACTCTCTTAACGCCTCTTTATCGAATCGTCGTTCTGACTGCAAACTTTCCAAAACTTTCTTCAACGGCTCTCGAACTCCTTCTAGTTTATCTGTAACAGGAACAGTTTTCGTAGGTTCACCAACTCCTAGAAGTTTACCTACATCGAGTGCACCTCCTTGATCTTTAAGAGCACCAAAGATCTTCTCTAAGAGCGATTTTTGTTCTTCTTCTTCTTTTCGTGGTTTAGTAAAGATATTGATTAGTTTTCTAAAATGCTCGTCGACTCTATAGTAGTAACCTTGCAGAGCTAAACTAAATGCTTGCTGCATTTGCGGAGGCAAGTAATCTTTAATCGCTGACGCGATCTTCTCTAGCTGCATTACCTCACGTTTTCGCTCCGCAGACTTACTAAAATCTTTCAAGAATCTACCGATGAAAGTCTTCTCGCCTCCCAAAACTGTACCTAACAAAGAAGGTAGTTTCTCCTTAAAAAGCTTATCTAGACCTAACTTCTCTTTCACCTGCTTGAATATCCAACTTAAAGGTTTCTTGAAAAGAGGTGTATTAATGATATCTAAAAGCGGCTTAGTAAGTATTCCTAAAGGCGACACCGCAGTTAACATACCTTCGTGGAATGCTTGTTGATCTTCGACTAAATGTGGAAGTGTTCTTGCATACGTGTCTTCTATAGACTCAGCAGTATCCGCTAAACGAGCGAACGCTTTTTGTCTAAACATCTCTGTATTTTTAAACAAATGAGAATGAAAGAACTGCTCTAGAAGTCTCGCTAGTTCTTTCGGTACTATCTTCAAAACTTCTCTCTGTAACCGTAACATATCAATCGGCGTCGACTTCTTAAAAGCCTTCGAAAGTCCTTTAACAGTTTCTTCTACTGATGCTCCCTTTCTGAAACTTCCCAAAACAACTCTCATCGGCTTACTATATGTGCGGACTAACTCTCCTACAGCAGAGAAAGTAGTTGTGGGAGCAAATATACTCGCTTCGGGTGTTGTCGTCGTCTCAGCTATTCGTCTGAATACGTCTGAGAGTGCCATTATGGGATCTCCCTACTTCCTGTGAAACTCTCAAAGAAAGCATCAAGTAAATCTACACTCGGACGTTCGTCTTTCGTAGTAGTAATCATCTCATCTTCACCTTTACTATATCTATATGCAAATAGTTCTTCTACACCACCTAATGGTGTAGTTATCTTACTTTCATCGCCAACTAAACGTAATATTGTATCGGATGCATACTTTGTTGCCCAAAGAGTCATTCCCAACGCAAAAACGGCATCATCTGGAGAACCCACAATCTTTCCCCCACGATTTCGTAAAGTCATTAGCTGACGGCTTAAGACAGAAGATCTGAGAGTATCTACGTTATCTGATACATAAGAATATATGCAACTCAATACCTGATCTCTTACATTAGTAGAGTTGACCCAACCATAATGAGTCTCTACCTTCTTCCCTTTTCGGATCTTTGTATAGAATAAACGTTGTTTTAGAAACTCGTGTTCTAAACAATACTCCACAACTTGATTTCCGACACCATTTGACTCTACAATTATCGCACACCTTCTATATATCTGCGCAAGTCTCTCTACGGCTCTACACAACGTAGTAGTCGAACATTTATGCACAAACTCGGCAACAATTTGTTTGTCTGAATATCTGATAACATAAATAGCACTCTTTGAGTCTCCAGTACGTGTTGCGGTATCAACACCAACTACATAAATCTCATCGCGGTTTATAGTCGATCGAGGTTCATACAAAATAATAGGAAAGCCATCAACGAGAACTTCTTCTGCAGGATCAACGGCTTCAATTTGCTGCAGTTTGATCAAAATATCATCTGGAAAGAAACTCGACTCATCGCCTAAGAAGATAAGATCCAATTCTTGAGCAACTTCCCTAGGATCTTTATCTTTTGTAACTGCTTTGTACCAATCGTCGTTGTAATCTGGAACATCCTTCCAATGAAATCGTACGGGTACGTAATTCGAAGTACCGTTCGAAGCTTCTAGCCACATTCGGAAGAAGACTTCTCCTACACCCGTCATTCTATTTGGCGTGCTACCGATTACAATTCCGTACGGTACTGAGGTTTGCTCGTACCTAAGAAACATTCGATTTGTAGTATATGTTAAACCAGATAAGATTCTCTTTAAGTTTACGATATGTGCAGCTTCGTCTATAAAGATAAAGCCTGCTCTCAATCCTCTACCAGCCTCTTCAGGATTCTCTTTTGGAACTGAGATAGCAATTACATTCGAACCGTTAGCAAGTTCAATATACGACTCAATCTTCTTTACAACGTGTTCCTTATTACTAAAATCAATAGTAAAAGGTGGACGTAGAGCTTCCAAAGCAAGTCTAATCTCTTTAACAAGCGTATTCGTATGCTCTTGCTTTCTAGACAGAACAGCTATTGTATAATTAGGAAAGAATAATAATAACCAACAACATAAAAACACAATCAAAACTGTCTTACCTACCTGTCTAGAGCCCAATAGTATAACACGATGATCTTTGAGAAACTTTTCTAGTATCTCTAGTTGTTTGGGATACAAATTCGAGATAATAGGTTTATCGGGCAAAGTGTAATCCCGGCAATAATGTGTTATGAAGTATACGGGATCATTCTTGCACTTTAGATATTCGACGATATACTCATTCTTAATTTGCATCTACTACTACTCCTGTCTATTTAACTTCATCTCTACTCTAGCTCTAGGCCGTCCAGATAATAATAAAGAATAAGTAACAGTTGTCAATGTATAAGTACCTTGTAGATGTACAAATCGTGTCTCGTCCGTAAAGAACTCAACTTTCGTGCCCAACACTAACACTCGAGGATCTATCATAAATTCTGTTCGTGTGACTAATGTACATCCTTCTAGAAATAGTTCGTCATAGAGATGCTTTAGGTTGGAGGATGAACCGAACTCTCTTGATCCAATCAACGAATCGTGTAAATGTTGTTGTTGATACCTTAGATCTTTTGTTGCATAGAGAACGTTATGCGCATAATCAACGGTAGGTATAAACGCAGGAGCATAAAACGAGCGAGATGCTGCAGAGTAAGATGCTTGCGCATACTGCACAATAATACTATCTTGAGGAATTCTAGAAGTGTTAGGATTTGGTAAATACGCTAATTTAAGTTTAGGAGGTGCTGTATCCTTCAAAGAATACAGATAAAAGCCGTCTATATCGTAAGACGCAAAAACAGGTGTATCGTAAACACCATATGTACATACGACATACGAAAGTGCTTGTAATCTATCTACACTAGGGATGAAAACATTCTTCAGCGTAGGCACTACGGGAGGAGAGATATACTTTGGTCGTTTCACAATATCTCGTAGCAATTTCTCCGTACTAACTTGCTCACTAAACAAAGATATACTCTCTTTCGCTATTAACGAGTCTTGCAAATAACAAGTAACATTTGCATCTAGATATCTAGGAGTACTTTCATCACTACGTTTAGTATCTGTATCCGTACTTGTAAGCATCCCTACAGATTGAGATGAGACGTCCGCAACATATAACTTTGCAGTTACGAACTCATCTTTCTCTGCAAAAGAGAGACTCTTTGGAATCGTCCAAAAAATCTCTATCTCTTTGAGCATAAAGAAGTCTCGAGAAATCTGCAAATCGTCATCAAGCTTAAAAGTAAACACAAAAGTAGGAGAGATTAAGTCAGATGACTTCAAGATCATCAGACTCATAACTCTGTTTGTAAGCAAAATAGGATTGCCGTTCTTTGTATATCCGGTTATCTCAAATCCGGAAGCCATTGCTACAAATCTCCCCACTCAAGACATTTCTGTGCAACATCCGTATCAGATAAAACGGATACTCCTCCTACGTTTACGCCAAGAGCGTATAGATACAAATATAAAGAGTGGTTTGTATAGACCGAGTCGGGAGCTACGGGTGGCTCACCTACTTTCAAACAGTGTGAAATCATATTCTCTTTTGCAATTATATCATCCGCTTTGAATCCTAATGTTTCGACAACATTATGTATAGCTCCGTATGCAAGTAAGTTCCAAATCTCCATTTCTCCTAATCGTTGGCCAGAACTATGACACTCGTCATCACACGGCTGTAATGTCTTAATATGATACGGTCCGTCTGCACGAGTACTAAACTTTGACTCCACTGTATGTACCAACGACATGAAATACATAGTACCATAACCAAAATCTCTCTCAAGTGCACCCATTCGCCATACTTTAGTAGGAGATACTCCAAGCAGCTTCATACATTTTCGTATCATCTCTTTTGGTGAACGTGTGTATAGTGGTAACTCTAATGTGAAACCAAATTCAAGTAGTAGAGCCAATCGTTCCTTCACAGATAGTTTCAAGTGTAGATATGGAATTGTCCCTTTTGTGATCTTCTCGATTGACTGTAAGAGCTTGAATGCTTCGTCGTATTTCTCAAACTCTACTAACTCTCGTACTCTTTCTTCTACAACTCTACATACCTCTCCTAGATGCATCTCGAAGATCTGTCCAATATTCATACGAGAGATAACGCCTAATGGATTTAGAACTAGATCTGGAACCCAACCATCTTTACTTGTTACATAACGATCTGGTACAATTATAGAGCAAACTCCCTTATTACCGTGTCTATTACCTAGTTTATCCCCTACACAAAATGAACGAACTATTTTTGCTTGTGCCACTATAACTATTGCGTCTTGATTGCCTACTAACTCGTAGCTCTCAGGAAAGTATAATGGAGTAACTTTAGCAATTGATGGATCGATAGACGATAACAAAGTCTTGACAGCTTTCGGCTTGTTATGCTCTTTTATCCACTTAAGAACTGTCGGAGATGATTTATGCAAATCCAAATACTTCTCACTTTTATAATACGTAGACACCCGCTCGATAACTAAGTCTGCATCCGCGAAAATTCTTCGTTTATCTACAGAGGTGCAAAGAACATTGATCGGATTCTTAGGAGCACTCGTCCACTCGAATAGTATCTCACCTTTCTTATAGAATCTTCCAACTATAGGATACTTCATAAGAACTTCGTTAGGTTCTAATATCAACTCGAAAGACTTAACATACTGACTTGTTAGTTTCTGAGCACCACTTTCGCTCACAACAATAGCGTCTTCATAGTTCCAACCTTCGTAAGGAGCGAATACAACTTTCAGGTTCGCTCCAGCACAATATCTACCAAACTTTACGGCAGTGTGTTGTGCAAATACCTCTCCTTCCTTAACAGTGTCTTGTACAGATACAGACCAAAGTGAGGACGGTATCCTATATAAATAGACTTTACCTGTGGTCAATGATTTATACACAACAATTTCTTCATTACGATATAAGATCTGTATATCTTCAGCTGCCTGCTTCAGAAAAGTAGTAAGTTTTGTAACTTCTTGTAAATAAGACGTACTTATGTATGGAAGTTGCGGATTCACTAAAACTAAGCTCTGTCGTAAGAAGTTAGCTGCCATCTGTAGTCTATTACCATCATCATGCGCACAAAACGGCACACAACTTAACGCGCTACTCAATACCGACTTCATTATCACACCTTCACCTCCCTCTAATTCTTCAATACAAAAATACCATTACGCTGTAACTCACAATCAACAGCAAACTGTAACTTAGCACCAATTCCCTCATCGTCAGGAGTATCATATACACAAACGTTACTACTCATAGTATAGTGTACATCTCGCATATCGTATGGAATGTACTCAAGAGGAACAACAACCTTATATCGTAGAGATATCTCCTTAAACATATTCGTTTGGTCAAAGTACTCAAAGAGACGTTGAAGTTGAGGTGAAGTGAAGAGCCGTTTCAAAAGAAAGTCGGAAGCAATCTTGACTTTCTTTTGATATTTCTGCTGTTGTTGGTTCTCCCTCAATTTCTCATAAAGAGCTATCATTATCGTCTCATAAGATCTTACACGCTTGAAGTACAAGTTACTACCTGTTAATGTCGTCTTCGGCTTTCCTTCCGTCACATTTATAGTAAAATAAAGTAGATCTTTCACAGTCCGTACATTGTAAATCTCTCTCGTAATAGGATCCAACAACTCCCGCTCAATAAACTCAACTACGTCTGTATTCAGTTTAGGAACTTGCTTTAGTTTCGCTTTCGCTTTAATAGGTGTCCGAACCATCGAGTTTACCACTAACTGTTGAATTGGTGTAAGAAACTCGTAGCGGGTAGGCAACTTCACACTCAAATTTGGTTGAGATACTAAAGAACGTGCGAACTTCGAATCAACCTTTTCAGTATCCACAAACTCAAAATACAGTCCGTTCTGAATGAGCTCATCTTTCGTAAAGATATTGTAGAGTAGAACCCAAAAAGGAACTTTCTCGTCTTTAATCCTCAGTATACCATTTTCATCTCCGACAACCGCAAACAATGAACCCTGCCATCTGATCAACAATTTATCCTCAGGAATATAACGATAGGATACTAACTGATCGGTTAACTCATTCACTAATATCCATGCTATATCATTAACAATGAAAACATCATCCTCATTAGGTATAGGTAACTTAAACGAGAATTGTTGAGAGTTCTCAGTTTCGCACACAACAAGTACTACATTAGTAAAATGAAATCCGTATGTAGAATGCTGTACAGAAATTGGACGCAACTTCCACGTCTTCAACTTATCCTTACAACTATCTGCAAACCACTCCAGAATACGTGGTAAGAAAGAGCTTAAACAAACCGATACTTCATCTTTTCGCCATTCTAATACATTCATACACTTGCCTCTCGTGACATACTTACTTTACTTTCTTCAACTACATCTGCCCCAAAATCCTCTTGAAGTCCTCTTAGATTCGACTGAATTAGATATTCCAGCGGAGAAATCTTACTCCCACCTTGCGACGATAACATACAAGTAAAGAATTTTCTAAAGTTCTCAAAACACAAACTCAATAACAAACGTTGGTGTGGTAGATTTGCTACGCTCTCTAGTCTTACCTGTTTGTCTACAGCAAAATCCGTAAGAGAGAAGCGTAGGGCTTGATCCGTTCTAGTTACATCCCGCAACCGTTCACTCCACAAAACTTCAAAATGAATAGATAAGAGCTGCTGATATCTAGCATACGTCTCTTCTAACTTCGTAAGTTGGTTCAGAGCGTCACCTAGTGTAGTCATATATGTGCTATTGAGAAGTCTAGATACGTGTGAAAGATCGGTAGCTAGATCTGTTGTCTTAACAGAGATAACAAAGAGAGGAGTTTGAGGAGGTAACATATCTTTGTCTGTGTCTAGCAGCCATCGTGTGCCTTCCGAAATCGTTATCACAGAGATGTCCGTATCTGTATGTAGCTTGACGTCAAACTCTTCGATCACGTATCCCGCAGGATCAACAGGAACACTGGAAGGCAACTCAATCCTTACGGGTTGGTTTGTTACAACAATATCGTCATCTGTAATATCAACACACGCGGGTAGACTCATAAACTTAGTATCTGTAGCTGCACCTCCTAAATGGAACGTACGCATTACTAACTGTGTAGCAACCTCGGAAATACATTGTGCACTAATTATACCTACAAACTTAGATCTCCCCCAATCATACGGATAACACTTCTTGCAGAAATCAACAGACTTACACCCAATAGGAGATCTTAATCTTACTTCTTGATCTATGAGCGAAGAGACGTTCTCATATGTAACATAAGTTCCGTCATCTAAATATCGCCCAATAATTGATTTGTAATTCTGAGGAGTTACTAAGAAAGGAAGATAGATATTCGTACCACAATCGTCTGTATCTCCAAGCATAAGATGTTGTAGAGAGAACACTAGTTTACGTGCTAGATAACCTGATACAGCAGTATTTAATGCTTTATCGACAGCGCCCTTTCTATTTCCTGCAGCAGACCGTATCATCTCAGAAGGCGTATAACCCTCAACAAGAGAAGATAGTATGGGTGGCAAGATCAACTTACCTAAACTATTTCTTACAAGGCCTCTAAGCGCAACAACTTGTGACCACTGTGACAGCTTACCTCTAGCACCCGATTGTAACAATGGAGCGATATTCTCACTCAGTGATAACGTTTCTACTGCGTGTTTCGCATCACTACTAAATGCTTTAACTGTAGGTATAGACCACTTTGAAACATGTTCATACTTACGCTTCCAAGTAAGATCTCCTTCGATCAGATCGTCAATCGAGATAGTGACACACGCGGCATACTTCAATGCGTATCGTTGTAGTTTATATAGTGTAGGCACAATTGTGTCAGACGATGCTTTCGCAATCCAATTTGTAAGTAACTCCGAAATTGCAGACTTCGATAGTTGCTTACTAATAGGAATATCCAATAAACTCTCTATATATGCTCTTCCCGCAGTCGTTGTTTTGCCTCTCCAAAAGACAGATGTATGCGGATGTAATTCCTCTAACACGACATCATTCGTAACTTCAACAACACTTGTACCATTTGAACTTACAACATCTTTTGTAACGTACCACAATCCCACAACGATATCTTGTGTGACAGCGTTGAATCTACGTGAGCCAGGTGCGTACGGATACTGATCAAACGTCATATACGATGCTTCCATCAATGCTGCTTTTGTAAGGGGTGCGTACACAGCCATTGTGTCACCATCAAAATCCGCATTATAGCCCGGAGTAACAATCATAGGTATGCCTATCGCGTCAGCATCTGTACCTATAGGACGGAATGCACGTATCGAAGATAGATGTAAGGTAGGCTGTCTATTCAGAAGAATAAAGTGTTGTGCGCACAATCGGTCAACAATCTCTTTGATCTCTTCCCGGACAGATAGAGATAAGAGCTGCGGATTTCGTATAAACGAATCTACAGCTTCTCTAGCCGTAAGCATTCCTCGAGTTTGAGCTAACTCATTCACAACATATAGCTGGAATAACGATACTAGTATTCTGTAAGGAATCTTCGCAGTATCTGCCGTCAAAGTAGGATCGACAGTTATAACAGAACGCCCTGTGAAGTCATTACGCTTACCAAGTATACTTTGACGTATCAACCCTTCCTTCTTTGTCAATTTCTGTATAATCAACTTATACAAAGAAACTGCAACCTTCAGAATCGAGAGTTTCGTAAAATTAACAACCGCTTCGTCATCCGTCACAATATACTTTTCTAGAATGTTAAGAATATTGAGATAGTAAGTGTTCAAGCGATCTAAATCCTTTATTCTATTGCTCGCTGTAAAAGTAACAGGACGTAGTGTAGGTGGCAATACAGGTATCTTATCTAAGTAGAGCGGAAACGAACGTTGGAACTGTGCAAACTTAGAAGGATTTGATTGAATATAATCCTCCAAAATCTGATATGTCTTAGTGTCTCCAACATTCCGTAAAAGATTAGTCTTGCTGGGAGGCATCAGATAGATAATAGCCATAGGATGAATAATAGAGAAAGGCAGATGAATATGAGACATCGTATATCGACGAAGTAGTGAAGGTGCGACAAGTACGTTACACTCATCACACCTCTTACCAAGGTAATCTAAGCCTTGTAACTTGCCGCACTGACATCTATAATCTTTTCTAGGTCCGAAGATTTGCTCAGAGAACAGACCAAAAGGATGGAAGATACCTTTTCGCAAAAGAATTTCAGACGAAGATACTTCCCAACTTGATAATATTATCACGCCTCCCTCCTAATCTAGAAGTATACAAAAATATTTTATATAGTAGTTTGTTATGTTAACGTCGTGCGAATCTAGCCAACAGTCGTTTCGTTCTATCGCTTTTCTCCAACTGCTCTAACAATTGTTTATCACGTGTAGTATCAACAAGAGACATCTTATTTTTCCCAAGTAATACTATTGCTTGAGTTGCAATATTGGTGACGACAGATTCATTCTCGGGTTGCTTGGATAAAGAAACAAGAGACTCAACAAGACCGTTAAGTTGGTCGGCAAGCTCCTGAAAAGTACTCGTTGTAGGCTTAACTTCTCTTTGTTCGGCAATTGAGCGAAAAGCGTATTCCAACTCATCGAGAATATATACAGCTTCACTCTTTGAGATTCGTTTCGTACGAAGTACAGCAATCAGTCGTTGGATCTCCCGTATCTTATTTGTGGGAATCGCCATTTTTCTCTACTCCACAAATGCTTGTAACCGCAATAGCAAAATCGTTTAAGTCGTCTGCGTAATTCCTTAACAATCGAATGTTTAGGTATAAGCGGCGTGCGTCTTCTGCTGTCACACAATAATTGCCTTCGGAATCTTTGAACCAATTAATATCGGTACTCAGTTGCGGCCGTTCTGGTATTGATGGGAGTACTACTGGAGTTGGTTCTATTGCTACGTGTGTCTGAGAAGTCGTTGAACATGCTACGCAGAAGATCAAGCAATTCATCACCACTACTAACTTGCTGACCGCCTTTACCATCACCCGCTTCTGAGCTAGTATTGTTTTCAATACTAACATTACCTCCCTCCTTTTTCATACAAAGTTTTACAAGTGTCTTAATCTCTGTTTCTTTTCTCTGAACTATCTTTTCGTAATACGCTTTCAGCTCACCCGCATTTTTCACTAAATGCTCTTGCTGACTCTTCAAAGCTGCAATCTGTTCTGCTGCACGTTGTAACTCTATATTCTTAGTCTCAAGATTAGCTGTAAGCGTATACGTCTTCTGCTTGTAATACAATAGGCCAGCACCTAAACCAAGAACTATAAGTAGAACTGCAAATATACTTACAATCTTTAGATTAGATAAACTAGGTAACATCATCATCACCTCCTACCAAAATATGTACCTCGTTTCGAAGCTATCGATACCTAAAAATCTTTTATACCGATTACCGTAGTAGTAAACCTTACGACTATAACTGCCATTTATGTCGCAACCATTTTTCCACTGTTTACAAGAACCATCTGGCAATCTCCACACACAAACATCTTTCTCTTTACATAGTAGTCTCCAGAGATCGTACAAACAAACACCCGCTTGCTGAACCTCTCTATTCAACTTACCTATACTACGATTGTGTCCTTGATAAGTAATCCATAGCTTTTTTGTATTCTCTGGAGTCCTACACGTATCTATAACACGCGTATACACCTGAAACAACATATACTTGAATGCGCCTATATGAGTCGCAGGATCGGTTGCATACTTACCATATCCTGCTCTCACCAACTCTTCATCCCACCACTTCGGAGTTATTTGTGCAACACCTATACTCCTATGGCCATCCTTACTTCGAATCCATACACAATTACTTTCAGTCTTTAGCACTCCAATCGAATACCAATAAGGAAAGTCTACGCCAAAGTATCTAGTGGAATACTTCTTTACATAATCACCATAATTATTGATACAGTAATCACGTGTATCTCCTACCGATACTATACACATTACTAATAATAAAATGCAAATGAGCTTCATACTGTTCTATGCTTTTGAGTAGATAAGATAAGAACCCGCAAGCATAACAAACGCGAGTATCTTTCTCCATTTATCTCCTTCTGACAACCAATCGATCTTACCAATAAACGCTCTTCTAGAAACATACCAATGCAGAGTAGCTAAACTATAAAGAAAAATACTACGTAGTGTTCCTTCTTGAGAAGGTAGCATTTCTTGATACAAACCAAGTATGGCAACAACACCTAATACTAAAAAGATAAGTAAATCTACACTAAGCCTACTAAGGATTGACTTCATTTCTGAACCTCCTTACTCTTCTGATTCTACGTAATCGTTGTGGTCTCCTACAAAACAAACATGCATACGGATAGATACTTGCAGCCATATTAAACTCACTCTGAGACTTCATCTTCACAAGAAGAAAGTTCTCGTTCGATAGCTTCACAAACGCATACGAACCCGACAAAACTTCTCCCAAGAATTTCACAGCTAAAACATCCTGTTTATCTTCTATAACCTCAAACTGACCTTTATCTAGTATCTTAACTATACCCTTCCCGTAACCTCCACGAATCTCACCTTTGAAAGTCAACCATTTTAGCTCATGATCTTCCGTTCGGAATAGTCCAACACGAGATACTTTACTTGACATTAATTGATCTAACTTTCGGGTAGCCCAAGATACGAGTACACATTGCTTTGACTCATTGTCGTAAGCCTCAAGTCGTAAATCGAAATGTCTACCAGCACGTTCGGCATCATGTAATTGTACAACAAAACGATGCTTACACGCTGAAAAGTCTATGCCTCTTAAAAGTCCCATGTGGCCTCCCCTCTAAAAACAACTACAAGATTGCCTGTAGTATCTTCTATCGTATTTTTATCTACCGTTACGTGTAGAAAACACTTTGAGTGTAATGAATACCGCAAGCCAAACTTGAACTTGAAAGCAACACTAAAGCCTAAATCTATGCTCTCAATCTGCTCTGCTAGAAAAAAGCAATCAAGAAAATTAGATGGTAATACTACTTGTTTATGACCGTGTCCGTTGTGCGTACTAATAGTTACATGCGGAAGCGAAGAAAGCTGACTACATGCTAACCAACACTCCTTTATATTTACACACGTAAATGTGGGAGAGCTAAATGAGAACTCGTATGTAGTTAACAGATTAGGAGTCACTAACACAAACGGCTCAACTTCTATAGAGCAATTCATATATTGCTTCTTCTGCTCAAAATCAGCTTTCTCTTCTTCAGTCACAACTTCAGCTCTATAAGTATTACAAGATGTCGTCAGATACAGAAATATACGTCCATCGATATCTTCAAAACGGATAGGCAGATTCAAGGATCTGCGCAACCGTAGGATCTCTGCATAGGATACATCAATAATATTCATCGTTTATATATACTCTTCAGGAAAAAGATACTTGAAAGCATACCAACCGAAAGAAGAACGACCACACCTTTATCTTTGCCTACCTGAACTACATTAGACCAGAAGTTAGACAAGAACTCCCTTACATTACGATATGATGACCGTTTATAACTTCGTATAAGTATAAAAAGAGCTCCAATACCTACAGCTGTCAACACAAACGCACTCCATTTCATCTTGCATATACTCTCTACCAACTCATTTTCTTTCTTCTTCTTTCTACTAATCCAATCCCAAAGCTTCGAGAACACACTCTTAATTTTGCCGCTACTGACAGCAGTTTCTAACAAAATTGTGTGTTCCATAGTAATCTGCTGACTAGTAGACGTTTGCTCTTCTGTACGTGTGTTTTCTATCGACCCTACTAACTTACGCAAAATAGGAAATACTAACACGAAGACGACGACACCAATAAACAACCAAAAAGCAGCTTTCAATACCATACGAATCTTCTTCGATAACGTTGGACTAAGTATACTACGAATAAATGGCTCTTTTATCTCATCACCTAACTTATACAACTTTAACGCTGCAGTATAGCCCAATGCACTAACCGCAAGATATCTAGGATCACTAGTAGCTAAACCGTAAGCGGCAGCAGTTTGCGTTACTTTTTCTTGGTAGTTACTAGGAGTTACATTTCCAGTGGCGAAAACTGCGTATAAGAACTCTCTTGTAGCAGATTGTCTGCGCGTAAGATCGCTAAGAACGGATTGCAAAACAAACGCTTTATACTTATCCTCAACAGAATTAAACACTTTCTCTACTCGGGTTGCTGCCCGTAGTTCATATCTCTTTAGAAACTTGTAGAACGCAAAAAGTGCTGCTCCCACAACTGCGCTCGCGATAGCATATCTCTTCCAATTTTTGTATATCTGCTCAACTTGTTGCGATAGTCTCCCAAAAACTTGAACAATCTGACTCCGAAGTGAAGATTCCTGAGCCATCTCTTCTACCTTCTCACCTAGAATATCTGAAAATACAGTTTCGCCCACGATTCCTCTCCTTTCTAAACGACTTCTACGATTGTATTAGGAGGTAGAGACTGTAGTCTCTCTATTATTCTATCTCTTAGTTCAGTTGCTTTTGCTGAAAGTGCATCCGCATTCAATGTGATCTCGCCAAACGGAGTATTCAGTGTCGCATACTTTGACCTCATATCTGCTATAACGTCATATATATCTGCAAGAGCAAGATCACAAAAATCACGTATAAAGTCTGTGGGTATCGTACTTAAATCTGAAGGATGATTCTTCTCGTATCTAACGTAGAATGTTGCTGTAAATCCTGTTAACCTTGTAGGATAGATATATAGTTTATTTGGCGGTATAAACTCCCATTGGTGTCTAAAGAGTGAGTATCTCTCTACAGTACGTGCTTTCATAATATCCATAATTTGATCTGGCAGATCTTCGAAACTAGGAATGAATATCCAAGGATGTCCTACGACGAATGCACTCGACATAGGCAGCACAACATCCTTTACAGTTATCACACCGTCTTCATCATTCAAGTAATAAAGTGTAGGATTCTGAGGATCTCGATCTGCGGCTGTTAACTCCTTGAAAGCGACTGTAGGTACATACGAAGAAAATGTAGGAATTGTATGATGAACAACAATATCCCATAGCATATCATCCGATATCTCAATACCTAGATAAGGATGACCTAGTCTCGTCTTGATATAATTGAACAAAAATGTTCTTGTTAACATACTATCTTAATGTTCGGAAGATCTCACGATCAAACTCATACATTTTTGTAGGAACTACAAACTTCTGTAACACGCTTGCAAAATGAAGTTCATCTTTTATATCTTCTGGCTTACTTCCAAATCTCCTTATTGGTACAGGAACTTGCAAAAGTGCAAGTCTCCGAATAGGTAAATGACGAATAGACGATCGAATATCGAGAGACGTATAAGATTTATACTTACTCGTGAGTAAGTCTCGTAACTTTCCTATATCTCGTAATCGAAGACCACTATAACCCGCACAACTATACAAATGGTAGCCATCCTTTGTCTCTTCGACATACCAATTATAAGCATCTATGATCTCACTTTCACAAAAACGTATAAGATCTACTTTACTCAGATCACCATCAAAATCAAATGTAGGCTGCCACACTAACATACCTTTATATTTGTAGAAAGGAGAGACATGCAACTCTATCTTCTGACTAACAAACTCTCTCCATTTCGAGCTTACGCTCTCAATAAACGCATTCATCGTTTTCTGATACACAGGCATAGTTGCTACATACTTATAGTAAACTACGAGCGACTCAGGTGTAGCAACATACGAAGAACTTCTGGAGAGAGTAAGAGCCATATGTTCTCCTCCATTATTGTCTTAATTACGGCGATAAACTCCACATCCTCTAAAGACCTTATATACTCACTAAGCTCAGGATATGTAGAGTCCAACATACTAGCTACACTCATACGAACATTGTACTTCTCAACCACGCTACCTAATAAATCACAAAAACGATCTATGTAATAACTCATTGGTTGTGTCAACGTAGTATCAACACGTTGTGTATCCTCGAAAGCAAAGACTTTATCGTGAACGAACGAAAGTGTAGTCGTCACAAGAGCATACACTTGCTTGAGATTGTATGCTACTCCCATCATTTCAGCTCTACGCCTAAAGAGACTAGAATCGATTGTAGATATTCTCTGTTTCTATTAGGAATCGAGAGCTCAGCTAAACTAACACTGCCGTTCTCAACAATCTTATTGAAGATCTGAGGACCTACATCTGCAGGATAAGCAAACAGCTCTTTTGTGATCGCACCTAAATCTCTACCTAATAGCGTCCAAGACATTTGCTCATCGATCTTCTGTCCTCCAATTCGTGATCTACCTCGCATCGCATGACCTAACGTCTGATATCCACCTATTGCTCTTGCTGACTCCTTCGAGCTCGATTCATGATATAACTTGTATACATACATATAGCCAATAGGAACTTCTGTATAGCTTTGTGTGTCTTTCCAGACTATATGAGATGTTGTTGGGATTCCAAGATCACGTACAATTCTACGTAGGTCATTCCATGAGGGCTCCTTAAACATAGGAACTACAAGAGGAATAAACGCTTTCTGTTTTGCTTTACTGAGACCATAAGCAACAACAGCTTTATTCGGTGTCTTATCCAGAGCTGTAAGAATACGCTCAAGTGTAGTGATAGCTTTCTGAGAATAATTCTCTTTCATAAGCAAATCATTATAGTAGCGAACGATATTCGAAGCATATAACTCTAACATTTGCCCTAAGTTCATCCTACCAACAACACCTAATGGATTTAGTACAAGCTCAAAAGGTCTTCCTTTCTCATCTCTTGGCATCTCTTGTAGAGATTGTATCTTACATACCACACCTTTATTACCATGCCGATTTGTTAGCTTATCTCCTAATGTCATCGGTGCTTTCCATTTTATGTAGAAGTAAATGACACAACCATAACGATCACCTTTGTAAGTCAATGCATTACGTACTGTGAAGTCGTCTGCAGGTAACTGTTTAACATAATCTGCTAGAATCTTGTTTGCAGAAAGATAGTTCGCAGTTGTATGTACCATCACTCTCATAACATCTACATCTTCCGGAACTCGTACAAACACTTTTCGCTCTTGCGTCTCAAATACAACATCTTGTTTCTCAAACTCGTCAAGCAAAGTATCTACACGCAATCCTTTTCCAGCCAGAACTACAAGAGCATCTCCTTTCTTAATTTTCTTATCTGATGCGACATGCAGTAATACACTATCTGAAGGGAGTTTGAGCACAACTTTGTTACCTTTTGTAACCGTAAGTCTTTCTGCTGCACTTTCACTAATCATTACAGCATCTTCGAATACGTCCAATGAAGGTATAAATGCAGTATACAAATTCGTACCTAGAGTAAGATCATCTCTGAAATGAAGTTCTTCAGCGGTAGCAATTATGTCTCCTGCCTTTACTTTCGTACCAATCTTTATGGTGGGCATCCAATGTACTACGAAATTGTGACTTGTAACGAAAGGTGTAAGACGGAACTCAAACCTTCTATTTGTTGGAGTTTTAATCACGAGTACATCTTCTGGCTTAATACTCTCAACAACTCCATCAACAGTTGTACGAATATCAAGTCCAGCCACTTTTCGTATTACACTCTCGATGCCTGTAATTACGTATGGTGGTTCAGCATACGTCAATGGTACAGCTTGTCGAACGTGGTTTGCGGCCATCTGCAATCTATTACCATCGTTAAATCTTGCAAAAGGAACAGTTGATACAGCCCAACTAAAAGGATAAGATGTAGTAGTTGTGTCTAGTTCAAGTGTGGGCGTAATCCTACTCGTAAGCGTTAATCGCTGAACTACGCCGATAGTATCACCACTAGGTGTATCAACGGGATCTAGAACACCTCTATAAGACGGATGGAAACTCCTTACCATAGGTGTCGCAAAACTTCCCACACTTACGTTTGTTACACTGCATAAATCTCTAAGGAGCTCCAACGGATTACCTTCAGAAGCAGACATCAACCAGCCTTCACGTAATAGATATCTAATCAATGCAAATCTACTAGTGGGCAACTTTTCTATAGAAGGCATACTAGCAAAGAATCTAGCTAACATACGAATCAAAGCTTCGTCTAGACCCGACGTACGTATACGATAGTTGCTTAACTCAGTTGATGACGTCATTTCACCACTTATAGCAAGCTCGCACATATACTTCACAACATCTAGAGGTGTTGATAGATCCAGAGATTTAGCTTCAAACGCAAACACGTTGTCGAATATCAAACTGAACTCTCTAGCAAGCTTCCGTAAGATACTCGTGTCACGTGTCTTAGACACCAAGAACTGAGACCATTCACCCTGATCTAGTGTTTTAGGAGTCTTCCCACCGATCTCAAGCCCGTTGAACAGAAACTCACATAACGCAGAATCTATGATTAGTGTATCTTTTCCTATCTTTAACTCACGTTCTGCGAGTAAGTGTTTTATACCGAACGTATTCAATATATCTCGTAACGGAAATAATGCAAGTAAAACTTGAATCAACGGTAGTCTGTTACCTAGCATGTTTAGGTAGAATGTAGTATGAGACTGAATACGTCTTAGATAGATCTCGAAGAAAGTAACAGTATTGTTAAACTTTGCTGTGAGTAGTCTAGGTGCAGTTATTGTTTTAGGTATAAGCACATGTCTAAAAACATATTTGTTTCCGTTATAATAGAAGAAGCCGTCTTTGTCTATACGAGGAATGAAGAGCTCCACAGCTACTCGTTGATTCGTCTCTTCGTTTTTGAAGATGATTGTGCCTAAATCTAATGTAGATCGTGCAACTTCTGTAGTAGATGTATAAGGCTTCACAGAGATATCTTCTACTACCCAACCAATACCTTTTGGCAGTCGAAAAGATTCGAGAGCAGCTTTAAGGTGGCTATCCTTCCTCGTCAAGACGCCTACAGTAACAGGAGGACCGAACGTGTTAGATATACGTGTTGATAGTTCAGTCCTCGCTTTCACAAGTTTTAACGTAGGCGTATCTAGTTTAGCAACAAAAGAAACGAGTTCTTTCGTTTCTTGCGGAGTTATCTCTCTTTTCTTACCTGTGAGTGCCCACGTAAGAGCTTTCCCTACCACAGTATCTTTTACTCGAGATGTCGTACTAGGCTCCTCAAGAAAGTCACCAACAACATCAATGGCGTCTTTTACTATCGAATCAACTACGGCTTTCTTACTTATCGGTAAGTTCGAGAACTTACGAGTTGCAACACTTACAGACTCCGTTTTTGGTGGAGATGAAGGTGAAGACGTAGCAAGTTCTTCTGGAGCGTGTTCTCCATGGATAACATTTCTGATAAATGTAGGCACACGCGGAAACACACTTCTATTATGTCTATAAACACAGAAAAACGTGATCTTATTAGATGCTTGATCATAGACACCCACAAGCATACCTTCTATACCTTTCACACTTACTTCGCTCAAACTCTCGTCTTCACTCTCTACATCAACGCCTAATAAGTAAGTGCAAAGATAGAGAACGCTTCTACGTAGTGTCGTAAGATTCACATTCATCTCGTTCCATTTTTTCGTATCCGTGAGAAATACGAACCAACGATACGGACGTCTAAACTCTCTACTGTAACGAAGCAACGTATGAGCAAAAGTTTTATACGGAGATCGTATAAAGTTATCTCCATAGAATGCGACAGCTTGTTTAAGAACAGGCTGCAGATCAAATATTGCGCTCAATTTTGTAGAATTCAACGTGTTCAGATTTCGAACTACACGCAGCTTACTAACAGAAGGAACACGAAGTGGCCATGTACGATTTAATGTGACGACAGAAGGAGCATACAACAACTTAGCAAACCGAAAGTGTGGCGCAAGATCAGAGATTGGTGGCATATCTATGTCAGAGAGAACGATCAACATATTATCGTATGGATCTACATAGATATTATTTGCAATCATTCCTAATCGTAACGATGATAATCTCATAGCACAGATCTCCCTAACACACCTTGTTTATGAATATCAATCTCTTTATCTACCATTTGGAGCAGTCCAGTCCCTGGATCAGAGAAGAGAAATGCAACAAGTGGAGAATTGTATAGTATAGCTTTCTTAAATGGCACGACTACAGGCTTACTCGTCTGGTCAAGTCTCCATGCAAGATTTGGATCACGTGAAGAACGAGTTAATGCCATAGTGACGATCTCAAAATGAACTAACGGTAAGATAGCTACACTTCTATACATATTATATAACTCAAACAAGAGTTCGGTTGCAGACTCTAATGGAGTATCCAAAAGCTTGTGAATCCGATCGACTACACTTATTACACCACTAGCATAACCCAACAAACTACCTACGATATCATCTTTCCTGAACGTGTAGATGATACGTGTAGCAGACTCAACAATCTTTGGTATATGAGTTGAGAGTTGTAGAGTAGTGGGTAGATCTACTTTCTTACTCTTACCTTTCTCGACAACGAGATTAAGAACTTGTGGATACAAAATAACACCTACAGCAGTTGCTTTAGTATTTTCATCATCTATATCTACAACTAAAGAGAAGGATTTAGTTGCGTAAACTACACCTTTATCAACTCTGAATGGCGGAGGTAACTCAACTACTTCTGCAGTACCTTTCACACCACCACTATGCCATGCCTTGAACGTAAGCTGTGTGCTTCGCTCTCCTAATGTCTGTGCTGCTAGTAATCCGATCGCGGTTGCTCTAGCCACTGCTTCTCCATAACAAACTTCACAAATGCCTTTAGGATCTACACAATAAAACGGAGATCGCAACACGACCGTACCTGATAAATTCGTCTCGGATGTAATGACTGTCTTATCCATCAAACGGCGGCCATACAAACTTCTCTTATCAACTTGTGAAACATCCAAAGATAAACCAGAAGTAGTTCTGCAATCTCTACCTCCTAAAGTCACACTCTCTAAAAGATATATCAATTTACGAGTGAGATAACCTGAGCTAGATACACCAATAGACTTATCAATGATACCTTTACGCCATCCTGGAGCAGAGTTATAGATATCTTCCGCAGAAAGACCTGCGAAGTAGTTGCCTCTAACGACAGCAGATATAGCACCATGTACATCTTCAACATAGCCTCTAGCTACAAACAATTGTCTTAGTGTGTCCTCACTACCTCGTGCTCCACTCTCAAGATAGATCGAGAGAGAAGGATCACTCTTCTTGAGATGCTTCATATAGTTTGTGGTAGCTTCTTTCACTAGTTTAGCAAACTGTTGATCGTCTTTCGCCTTCTTGAGTGGAGAGAATAATTCGTCTGGAGGAGCACACTTCTCCAAAATAAAACTCAACGGATAACGCTTAAGAACTTCCGTCACTAGAGTATTCAAATTCTGCAGAAAAGTGGAGAATGCACGATCGTTCAGTATACGAGCAATTTTATCAAAGATCTCAGAATAGTTCTTCTTCGTAATCGTTTCGTTGAAATACTCATTTGTATTATGACATAAATTGAATAGATATTTTCCGTAAGTAGACCTAACTACTTTACCACTGTTTACCAAACTCACGTATACAGGAGTTTGATACGAAATATCTTTGAGCTCATTGCTAAGAGATGTTGGTTGCTCCTGTTTGGGATACTTCAAAGTAAGAGAAGTTGTTGGCAACGGCGAACGAAGAACGGATAACTCAGACGTCGTTAAGATATATAGAGCAAGCAAGTAATCTAACTTTGGAGTGAAATGACATTTATTTATACTAACGTTAAATCTATTCCGAGAAGGAAGTAAGTGCTGTGCCTCTCTTTGTGCTTCAATAGTATGTGGTACGAATACTGCCATAGTATCTCCATCGAAGTCTCCACCAATAGGTGTAGTAATGTAAGGAGAGATCGCCATCGTATAAACTTCAGTACCTGTAGAAGATGTGAAACCAATAGGACGAAATGCAAACACACCGCCCCAATGTAATACAGGATCTCGTTTTGCTATAATCACTTTATCCTTCACAACAAAATCTACGAAATAAGTAAGTGCAGAAGTTACTTTCGCAGGTAATTTACGTCTATAGAAAGCTTCTACTAGAGCGACAGCTTGTGCCGGAGTCTTAAGAGAAATACCTACGTCTTGTAATGCTCGCTTCAACTCCATAGGCGGAACTAAGAGTGCTCGAACTAAGAACGGAGCAAACAACAATGCAAGAACGGGATAAGGAAGTCGAGCATAATCTATAGGTAAAGTAGGATCAACAGTTATAACCAATCTCGCTGTAAAATCCAATCTACGTGTAAGTAACGTACTCCTAAGAATTCCGCTTTTACCTCTTAATGCTTCTACTGTAGAAACAACAATCTTATCCATTAGAGAATGAAGAACTTCTTCTGTTGCATCCCTTATACTCTCTAATTGTGAATACAGTAAATCTAGTGGATGAATATGTTGCTCTTCATTCTCCCCTATAAGAGCTATAGGTCGAAAGACTGGCGGTATTATAAGCACTTTAGTCGGAAGCAATGTATTAACGGATGTTACGCCCTCTAAAGTCCTCACTAAAGTAGGAGAGATGTCTAGCTCTCTACGCTTCTCAAAGATAGCACGTACAAGTTCTGTTCCACGTAGTCCGTTCTCGAAGTCACTTACTAACGTCTTACCAGAAATCGATAGAGGCGTCTTGCCTAGAATACCTTCATATAGTACTTTCGATCTACGACGAGCAACATAAAGAATGAACGGATGCACATAAGGTCTGCCTAAATCAAAGAAGCAGACCTTAGTACGTCTATCTTGATCTGTAGCGTAAATTGACGGAGAATGTAACCCGTCTGGATCTAAAATTAGTGGACGTGCAAAAACTCTTGCATGCTTGATTTCCGTGAGTTGAGATGCATACGCATCAATATCGATGATAGATAGTTTCATCTAATGGCAACTGCAACATATCGCTGAGATAGGTTTGCCAAATAAGATCCTATAAACACTATTGTGGAGTCCGATTCAGTATTTGTTAGTTCAACCTGAGAATCTGCCAGAGTCACAAACCCCACATTTTGTACAGGAAACGAATGTACTACACTATTTGTAATACCAAACACGTAATCTCCCTCTGTTAAGTTAAGAGCTTGCTTCCAGAAGAACGTATTATCGTATACACACAAAACGTTCAAGTCAACAGGAATTTGAACTCTAACTAAATTGATTGTTGCCTCCGCACACTTCACATCTCTAAGCTCCGGAATTGTTCTATACGAGAAGCGAGCTCCACTTAATGTGTAATCACCCTTAGTCAATATAAGTGACTTTAGAATGATATCGTTACGAGATATAAGCGTATCTAAAGGCTCTAATGTATTGTAAATACTTAACAAATTAGCTTTCTGAGGAAGAATCATTCTTACCCTCCTCGACACTAACGTCTACTTTTGGCTCAGAACTCTTTTCTCTAACTCTAGAACTCTGTGGTTTGTCAACGTGTTCCTCTTTTATGTCAATACGATCCGTTACAGAAATTTGCTCTCCTAACTTTGAACGTACGCTCGGAGGACGTACTAGCTCCACATTTTCTTTCAAAAGATACAATGACGTACCATCAGGAAACGAAAGACGATAATAACGATCATCTTCGTATGTAATAGGTACGCACACGCCTTTATATTTCGCACAGAATGCACACGTTATGTGATCCTTTATTTTACCATACATTTATGACCTCCTCTTACTTTAGTTTGTTCCGATAGGAACAAACGGCACTGAGAGACTTACTTCCGAGCGACTTTCGCCTTCTTCTTTTTTGCGTACTGATGTAATTTAGGCTGTTGCATTGCCATAAACATCTTCATCAAGCCTTCCATACCCATATCATCTTCTTGTTGGGATGCACCAATAGCTTCTCTAAGCTTCTTATCAAGGACATCAGATAAAGCAAACTTCAGTTCGTCATCCGTCATATAGAGTTGTGGGTCGTATCTCATTGAGAGCAGTTCTTTGTATTTACAAACTCTAATATCATCTATAAAGCACTTAAGTACATCAAATAGTCTAGATGCGTTCTCCTGAGTCAATTCTGTCTGCTCGTTACAAAGTTTAGTGAATGCAGCTATAAACGAATCTACATAAGGTACATGTAGAGCTTCAGGTGTAAGCCAATCCAGGTCAATGTCCCAACCTTTCTCTACAATGATTGCTTTTGACTCATCAATAAATAGACGAGTTTTGTCCATACTCTTACCCTCCTTCCTATTTTCTTCTTTTTTAAGAGCTTATAAAATACTATGCTCACTTTTACGCACACGATAATATGCTACAGCTAAACTACGTAGTGCTTGATTCAACGTATTCTTAACTCTGACAAATCTCTTATATAAATCGTTACAGAAGTCCGTTGCTAGAGGTGTTGCTAACTGACTTTCTACAGCATACTTAACAACTCGGTAATGTGAGTTAAACCGAGAGAGTAACGCATCCTTACGCAATAAACGATATACGGCATCTAAAGTGTATGAGTCACACTTAGGAAAGTACTTGTAGAATAAGTAAAAATAAAGAACGGAATTATACAACAACATACACTCTTCGATAGTCTCTCTATCTTTTGATCTCGCAGCTATATAGAAAACAGCTTTAAGAGCTTCACGCTTCTCGATATAATTAAAGAATTTAGGATCTAAACTCGTACGTAGCCAATCATCATCGACTACTGTGTCTAGAACGAAGTCCTCTAAACAAGATAAATTTACACGAGTGTTTATACAATAACGTGTGAATAGAGGTTGGGATACTACAGATCTGCACGCTCGTATCCTATCGAGCATATATCTTACGTATTTTGTGTTGTAACAGCTTCTATACTACTCTTTGTTAGGAGAGATTGTATCTTCGCGACAAGCCACCTTACAGGTGAGTTCAGTTTCTGCTGATCTACGGGTGGGAGTAGATAGATAACAATCATACAACAAATAGTGACAACAATAACTGTCGCAAGAACTTTTACGAGAGCACGCATAAGTTCGTCAACAAAAGATCTAAGTGCAGATTTAAACATTCTCCAAAGATCTCGCAGTAAATCGTCGAGAGAATATACGTCTCCCCATCTTCTTTTTTGGCGTACATAATAAATGATAATAAGAAGAGAGAACACAACTAGAACACCACATATAAGTCCAACCCATACCCACTTACGAACTTTAGATGATACTCTTGGAACCTTTATGTCTCTTTTGTCACTATAATCTTTAGATGAAACTGTGCCACTACTAGTAGGAGGCTGTGGAGGTAGTGTTCCACTCTGTGTAGTCGTTTTTTCTTTAGATTCCTGCGATGAAGACGTACTACTTTTTCCACTAAACTTATCTACTAATCTTTTAAGTTGTTGTATCTTCTTTTCCTCTGGCATACCACCCATCTTCCGAAGTATCTTTTGCGCCTCCTTTTCCCCTACACGAGAAATCAACTCGTGTGTAAGAAGATTGAGTTGACTCTGAGACGACATACGGTTTAGTAGACCATCAAGCTCATCATCTTCAGTCCAAATTTGCTCTATCTCTTGATAAATCTGTACTTCAGCTAAAGAGGTATGATAGAGTTGCTCTGCATTTCTACGTGCACGAACATAGATATTATTTACAACCTGAAGAAATCTCCTTCGTTGATCGTCATCCTTAAACTCCATAGGCAACAAAGACAGAACGGCTTTTGTGTCTCCTCCACCTATACGCTGAATTAACTCCAGATGTGTTTGTGCAGTAGATCTATCATTAAGAACACGAGATACATCGTGTAACATTTGCGCGTAATCCATTCTTCTACCTCCCTATTTTTATCTCTATATCTCAAATTTGTTCGGTGTTCTATCGAACACTGTCTTCTACCTATACTGCATAACAAAAATTCAGACAATACATAATCAATTAGTAAAGGAGTAAATACGTATGATAGATGACAAAGCAATAGATACAATCTTCGAAATACTTGATGAGCTTAGAAATGAAGTGGCATCCCAAAAAGCTCAAGTAGCAACATTGAGTGAGAAACAAAACATGACTACACAACGCTTGAATACTCTAGAAGCCGAGTTCAAGAATTCTTGTCAGAATGTTACACAACTAATGCTAACATTACAACGACAGACAGCCGATTTAGATTGGGTCAAGGAACTGAGGAGTCAACTCCACAGAGGACTAGTTATGCTCGTGATAACGCTACTAAGCTCACTTGCTTCTTGGGCTCTGTTTGTGTTTAAACTACTTGCAAAGAAGAGCGGTCTGGAGTAAACTCTTCTTTCACATTACGTAAAAACTCATTAAAAGTATACGTAGAGAGCATATCTTCTAGTTTGTATAAGTAGAGAGATGCGTGTCCGTTGTTATTTATCTTCATATATTTAGATATCTTTGGTAGTAACAATGATGTAAGCACGAGTATCTCACCATAATCTCGTTTCACAACTAAAAGAAGGAACTTGTTCTGACTCAACTTTACTCTTGAGACTTCGTACAGAGATAGAATATCACACGCCTTCCTATCTAAGAAAGACATTAAGTCGAGTGTTCTCATACGCTTACATTCTATTACTATATAGTTAAAGAGTTCGTGAGTCTCTTCACGAATGCTCATTATATCGCCTTCCATTACTTCACACATAGACTTACGAATGGTAGCTACTGCACCCGAACTATGTGTCCGCCAGAAATAATCTATCTTCGAGTTAGGATCGTACCAACGTGATAACCGTTTTGCAATTACTAACTCGAAATCTGTGCCTTTCTGCTTTGGATTCTTCATCTTATTGAGTAACCGTAGTTGTAGTTACTAATTCTTGTAGCATTCTATCTACCTCTTTCTTAGATCGAAGAGCGATCTGTGACATATGATCGTGGACATTCAATTCGTGAGAACGTAAACGTACGATATAAATAGTAACGGGATGTTTCTGTCCAATTCTATGTACTCTATCCATCATCTGTTCGGCATCCGCCCATCTCCATGGTAGATTAAGTATTAAAACTCTATCTGCTTCTACCAACGTAAGTCCTACACCAAGTACACCAACCGAGCCTACCAATACTTGTATATTGTCATCGTGTTGAAATCGTTGGAGCACTTCACGTCTGTTAGGAATTGTAGAGTCTACATATACACTCTGTACTTCACATTCTTTAGGCAGAATTGTATGCAAATAGCGTAGCGGAGAAAGAATCGTACCACAAATAATAGACTTGTTTTCAGTTAGGTTCGTAAACAAACAAATCTTCTTCCAGTTCGAACGAATCAATGACATCAAACATTGCTCTCTCTTACTATACAAAATCGTAGATCTTACTTTCGCTTCGATTATACGAGCAAACGATCGAATGAGCTTTCTCATATTCTGTAGTGTATGTCTTAGATCTGGGTGATCCACAAACGTACTCCAATACTTAGCTTTCTGTGAGAGCCACGATTGCTCTTCAAAAGACAACGTTTCTCGAGTGCATAGTTCTACAAAAGTATCTAACTCTTGACGAGGCACTCCTTTTGTTGATAGAATATCCATAACCTCCAACCAATTAGAGAGATACACTTGTCGATACTCTTCAATATATACAGGAACCAACTCTCTGATCTCACGCTCGATAGTTGGCCACAAGTATTCTGTTAGATCTGGTACAGACCACTCTATATTAACAATCTTCTTTGGAGGCAAAGATAACCACTTCTTAGTCTCTCGAGCTACTAATCCTCTCATTCTTACGGCAGCGATATGTTTCATTAAACTAGGATGAGATAGAAAGATACGTGTAAACAAACCCGCTAACTTAGCAGTTATATGTGGATCGAGTATCAACAAATATGGAATCCATTCATCCGGATCCTTCTTGATTGGAGTACCGCTCAACAAGAGTATATCTTGCACATTAGGACTCGTTTTACAAAGTTCAATTACTAGTTTAGTACGTTGTGCGCTCAAGTGAATGATATACTGTGTCTCATCAACTATGATACCATCTATTGTCTGAGTCAGCGAAGTAGGTAGAGAAGAGAGTCTATCATAATTTATGATATTCCATTTTGCAATCACAGACGTCTCACTCAGAATACTAATATCTGTTTCTCCTAACTTCTCTAGTTCACTTTTCCAAGAAAACAAAAGACTCTTTGGACATACTATAAGTACACGCTTTTTGTGGAGTGCTAGAAATAGAGCGATAGCCGTTCTCGTCTTTCCTAGCCCTTGCTCAAAAGACATTACTCTACCCCGTAGATCAAATCTCTCTACATACGAAAGATATGTATTAATGAATCTCTCTTGGTAAGAATTGAGTGCTATCTTCCGAGAATGAATTACGTAGGTGTCTAAGAATCGTGATATTTGGTGGGAGAACAAACGAGATATCCACGTACGCTGCTTCAGGAGTAATGCGTAGTCTAACCAACGTCCGCCTAACTGTCTAAAAATCTCAAAGAACTCTAATGCGAAGAACGAGGGGAACATGAGTGTAAACTTCTTAAAGATAAGGAACTTCCTACCCTCTAAAACTTTTAATAACAGTAATATAGGATCCCAACCGCGCTTACGTATCGCGCGTAAGAACTTATTGTAAGGGAAGTCGTATAGAATTATAGTTTCTGTGGATTCCTGAACTTCAAGTCTCACTTATTATCCTTATATGCTGTTTCTACGTAAACATAGTCACAAAATCTACTCCGTCGATAGCATCTCGCTCTTTACCCGCGTAGACTAAATTACTTTCAGTCGTTACAGCGCCACTATCAAAAGGAAACTGAAACCTATCTACGGAAGACCGATCATAGGCGTCGACTTGTCCACAGCAAACGTACCCATGTACACTACTATTGTTAGCAGACGTTATAAACCGAGCTCCACTCAAATTACCCACACGACTAGCTATACCAACTATTGAATGGAAACTGGAAGCGGTCTATGATAGACGACGCTCCACCACAAACATATCCGTATATACTACAATTATTAGCCCCCACACCTTTTCCGTAATTTGCGCTTAAATTACCTATAATATTGGCTGTACCACTATTGAATGGAAATTGAAATCTGTTGATATAAGAAAGAGAACTTGACTCTGTACCCCCACAAACATATCCGTGTGTACTACAATTGTTTGCACTTATTCGTATTAAAGAACTAATAGTGAGATCTCCTACATAAGCCAACGAACCATCTTCAAATGGAAACTGGAGACGCCGAATCGCTGTTCCAGAAGAACCTCCACAAACGTATCCATATGTACTACAATTGTTTCCACATTGACCCCAGATCTCTAAACCGGAACCAACACACGTTGCGGTGCCATTATCAAATGGAAACTGGAACCTATCTTTTGTAAAGTATCCGCAAACGTAAGCATATGTACTACAATTACATACTCCAGCTTCAGACTGAGTTGCCGTAAGATTACCTACACGACTAGCTGTACCATTATTGAATGGAAATTGGAAGCGCTCAATACACGATAAGAGAGTATACGGACCACCCCCACAAACGTATCCGTAACTCGCACCATAAGGCTGTGTAACCACAGACAACGATATATACATAAATCATCCTCCACTATCAATCGGTATCTATGTAATGTTCCACGGATGCAACTCATAGCCTAACTAAAGATATAAATCTTGTCTCTTAATTAGATGGAAGAACTCTTGCTTAATTCCTTTATCGTTCTCTACGAATACTCCGGTTACAGCACTACATGTAGTTACACTACTCTTGCGCACACCTCTGAAAGACATACAGCCATGAATAGCATCTGAAACGACAATAACACCTCTACAACTTTCTACGTGTTTGGTTAATGCTGTAGCAACTCGAGAAGTTAGCTCTTCTTGTACTTGTAGTCTTTTACTAAAGACGTCTACTACTCTCGTTACTTTCGACAGTCCAATTATCTCACCTTTCAATAACATACCTATATACATAAAACCAAAGAAAGGATATAAGTGGTGGGCACAAAGAGACGTAAACGGTATAGCGTTATGTACCACCAATATACCATCACCTAAGATAAGCGTTTCACTACTAGTGTCATCATCTAGCTTTTTAAACCTCTTACTTAGCACGCTCTTTGCTTCCGTCTCATAACCAGATGTTGCCTCTAAGAGAGCTTTTACTACTCTATATGGTGTTTCCTTAAGGTGATCGTTATCAGGATCTAAACCTCTGAACTTGCAAAACTCAGCAAAGAATTCTTCATATTTCTCCACTAACTTCTTTGTGTCTCCTTCCTTATGCATCTTCCGTCCCTCCTTCTAACGTGTGTAGTCTACACTTTGTATAGGTGTTACAATGATATGTTCGTAATCTATCCTCGCAGGTTGCAACCATTTCGGCCCTCGTCTATTCTTAGTCAGATAAAGAAATGCAGCAGTCGTATCCGCAGTCGTAAAGTCTGGTGGTGTTAGAGTGATAACAAAGTCAGCTGTAAACACTTTACCTAAACTGAAGGCTACATGATTAATATCGACGATCTTGTTGTTTGCTATGCCTTCTCTGTTTGCTTGCGAAACTGTTAGACCAATAATCTTTCTTTCTTCACAATAACCTCTGAACTTCGCTGTCAAGTCTTCTAGAGTTTGCCACAACCTATCACCGCCACCAAAACTAAGAATATCGAGATAATCGATTGCAACTACTTGAGCATGCCATTGATCTACGAACACAAATATCTCTTCTAGAGTTACACTTTTGGTTGGAAACTTCAAAAGATGTAACTTCTCCAAATGAGAAGTATCAAGTCTTCGTAGAGACGAATGAGCTGCTAACTTCTCTCTTACGAGATCTAGAGATAACTCTAACGAAACGTAGACAGTTGTTAGTCCGTGACGAATAGACTCCAAACAGCTGTGAAGTAACAGTGTTGACTTTCCTGCACCAGTAGGACCTACAAACAAAAGAATCTCCCCCGGACGAATGCCTCCGCCTAACTGCTGATCAAAACCTAAGTTCAATGGTAAACTAAATCCCGCAGACTCATCCGTTGCATTATACGATGTCAATAACTCAGATGCTGTTACCGCTTCTACCTTGCCTGCGGTTGATACAGCTAAAGATCCTAACTGCCTACTGAACTTTTTGAGTACATCACCCACATTACCATTAGCACGTACTAACTCCGCCTTGAACTTATCTAACCAGATCGAAGTTTGATAGTGCACAAGATGTTCAAAAACATACTCCTTATCTGTCTCTCTAGCTCCCTCTAGTAGTGCTACATATACACTCAGTCTATCCGCATAATCTCCTAAATGGTATGTTAGTAACTCAATTGTCCATTGCTTGTGTACTTCAACACAATGTGTAAATACTTCTGCAATAAGATCAAATGGAGGATGATAAGTGAAATCAATCTTTTTGATTAATGCATTTAACCTAACGAGATCTTGAATAGAGGCGTCTAAGAACGCTCCAAATACCTCTGCTGGCGTAAGAACTACCTTAGTACTCATTTGCTTACTCCTCATTATAAATTAAATAAAATGTATCACGTTGTAGATAATTGTGCAAGAGAAAGTTCCGCGGCACGACGTGTAAGAGCTAACGCAGCTCTATTCTGACGATTCATGATAAAGTTTATTGTGAAATATTCAAATTGTTTAAGCAGAGCTAAAGTATTCGACCAGTTTCTTTCTTCCTTACGACGTAGTTGATCTACTACTACCCGCGATGGTATATAAATATCGACAATCTTTACATTTCTATTTAGTACTTCCATTAATCCGAAGTCGATAGCTGTCCGCAACGCGGTTCTATATGTTGCTCTACCAATAGGCTGAGATACCTCGTATACTCTGCCGTCTACAATTAACAAGACTCCTACCCCGCGTACGTTTGCACGTCGTAATATCGTGCTACCAACAAAAACTTTAGCATGCATATATCTTTCTCTCACCTCTCATTCTTAATAATTAAAATGCAACTTCTTTCCCTACACTATTTAATTGTTGCAACATACTCTAGATATACCTTTGCTCACTAACAAAACATTAAAGGATATCTCTCAGAATAAGGAGAAACTGATGAAACTACAACTTTTTAGTAAACCTTATTTCTGCATTAGTCGGATCACACTCGACCCACCTCTAATACATAAACAAACAAGAGAAGGTCTTCCTCTTACTATATTCACTCAAGGCTGTGACTTCAATTGTGCCTATTGTCCAACTCCATACTTAATACATGAATGTAATCATACCATAATACCCACCGAACGGATATTTCAGATACTAAGTAGTAGTAAACTAATATCACGTCTATATATCGTCGGAGGTGAGCCTACCTTACAAGCTTGCTTACTGGAGTTCTGCCAATGTGCTAAATCTGTGTCACCACAGATAGAAATCGTACTAATCACATTGGGAACTCATCCGGAGATCATCACAGACCTCGTACACAACAAATGTATAGACGCGTGTATTGTGAGTATTAAGGCGCCTCTCATCGCAGAAAGATACAAAATTATCACACGTACTGAAGTTGATATAAGTAAGATACAACAGACTATAGCAATACTTGAACAATCACGTATACCCACAGATTACGTGATAGTCCAAACTCCTTTACATACAACTGAAGACACCGAACTTGTGAAGACACAATTCCCTAAAATAGAGATCGTTCCTTATACGGATCTCCTTCTTCGTAACTATTAGTGTATGTAAACGACAGCGAACCTCGGAGAGAGACTCGTCATATCGTCTATATTTATATCAGTGATTCGTTTGCTAAAGCGTACGATAATTAATTTATCTCCTCTTTTCAGTTTCACACGTGTATCGGATACAGGAATTTCAGTTTCCAATAGCTTAGACAAAATCTGACATATCTTCTCATCTTTCACAAGAGATGTGAAGTCTTTCTTTAGAAGGAACTTCACCCGGCCTAATGATACTTTCTGAACGTATACTAATGCTCGTTTTGAGGGCAACATGTCAATACTAAAAGCGTTTCCTAGGTATACCACTACGTCCTCCTATATGCGTACTTCAATATTTGTTCCCTGTACGCATATAGGAGGTAACTCTTACAGTGTTACTAGCAAACGCTCCTTGAACTCTTCTTTCTTACCTAAATTCCAATTGCTTACAGGCCTAAGATAGCCAACGATTCTACTATATACCTCTGTAGGTGAGCCACATTTTTCGCAAAACTCTTGTTTTCCTTTTAGGTATCCACATTCCGGACAAATACTAAAGGTAGGTGTCAAACTAAGATACGGAAGCTTATACTTTGAGAAAACACTCCGCAGAAATGCACCTACTTGGGCAACATTAGGAGAGCTATCAAGAAAAAGATGAACAACAGTCCCACCAGTATACTTACACTGAAACTCATCTTGGTGATCTAAGATATACTGAATAGATTCTGTAAAGCCCACAGGAAGCCAAGTTGAGTTTGTATAGTATGGTACTGAGTTACCCTGTGTCACTATATCAGGATATCTCTCTTTATCAAGTTTAGCGAGTCTATAGCTTGTACCTTCCGCGGGTGTGGCTTCTAAGTTATAGAAGTTACCAGTTTCTTCCTGAAACTTGACTAATCTCTCTCGTATATAGTCTAGCACTTTGAGAGCAAAATCACGTCCTTGTTGCATCCAAATACCACACGTTTTCACAGATCCGTTAACTCTCTTCAAAAAGGACGCATTCAAGAGTGCTTCATTCATTCCTAGAATACCGATAGTTGAGAAATGGTTACTCCAATAACTTCCTGTGCGTTCCTTTACACTCCGTAGATATACTTTTGTATAAGGATATAATCCGATATCTGTGAAACGCTCTAGTACCTTTCTCTTTATCTCAAGAGATGTTTTTGCATACACTAGCAATTTCTCTAGTCGCACAAAGAAATCCACTTCTGATGTACTGAGATAACCTAATCTAGGAAGATTGAGAGTCACAACACCTATAGAACCTGTAAGAGGTGATGCACCAAATAGGCCTCCGCCCCTGTATTTCAGCTCTTTTGTATCGAGTCTCAATCTACAGCACATCGAGCGAGCATCTTCTGGCTTCAAGTCGGAGTTCATATAGTTCGCAAAGTATGGTATGCCATATTTTGCTGCGGCTTCAAAGACAAGTTTTGCTATATCGCTATCCCAGTCAAAATCCTTAGTTATATTTATAGTAGGAATAGGAAATGTAAATACCCTACCTTTTGCATCGCCTTCAACCAACACTTCGAATAAAGCTCTATTAAAGAGATTCATTTCTCTCTGAAACTCTCCGTATGTACGTGATTGAGGCTTCCCACCAATAATAACAGCCTGATCTCTAAGATGTGAAGGTGGTACTAAGTCCAACGAAATATTCGTAAACGGAGTTTGGAAGCCCACTCTAGTAGGCACATTCATATTGAAAACGAAACTCCTTACGTCACGTTTTACTTCTTCATATGTGAGATTATCGTGTGCAATAAACGGTGCTAGCAATGTATCTATATTACTGAGAGCTTGAGCACCCGCAGCTTCTCCTTGTAACGTAAACATAAAGTTTACGATCTGTCCTAATGCAGAACGAAAGTGATTTGGCGGAGCACACTCTAGCTTTCCGGATACTCCTCCAAAACCTCTAACTAAAAGATCTGAAAGATCCCAGCCTACACAATACGGAGCGATCAGATTCAGATCATGAATATGAAAATCTCCACTTACGTGAGCATCTCTTACTTCTGGTGGATAGATTTTGTACAACCAATAAATCTTACTTACTTCGCTAGCAATATAGTTGTTGAGACCTTGCAGAGAGAAGCTCATGTTAGCATTCTCATTCACTTTCCAATCGACTTTCGATAGATATGAATCTACAATATCAATTCCACGCTGACGAGCTATCTCTCGCATCTTCATATGCTGGTCTCTATAGATGATATAAGCTTTCGCAGTCTTCTTATAAGGACTGGAGAGCAATACATCTTCAACAATATCTTGAATCTCTTCTACGTGTGGATAGTTTGTGTAAATCATAGACTCAATTCTAGCTAATACTTTCTCCGTAAGTTGTTGTGCAACTTCGAAGTCGAATTCGTTTGTTGCTTGACCTGCACGCGCAATAGCACTCGTAATTTTTGTTGGATCAAAAGGTACTATACGACCATCACGTTTTTGTACAGCTGTAGGCAAATGAACAGCAGCAAACATAGCTCCTCCTCTTTTACAGTCTTGATAAGTACTTTATTTCGTCTTCAAATGTTATCGACGATTTTTGCTCGACTAATGCAAAAGCGTGTGCTATTTGAGGAGAGACAACAGACGTTGTTATGTGAGAAGATATTGGAGTGTCACCGTTTTCTACTGAAGAAGTTCGGACGTGATCTGCATACAAATCAACGCTCCAATTCATAGGTGCTTGCAAAACTCTACATAAATCGATCTCTAGGTCACAACCGTAAGACCAACGCTCTTCTAATAACTCAACAAGCGAGAAGTCTTTCACCTTCATAAAAAGACGAATTCTCTCTTCTTGTGAGAGTTTACGCTCTAATAGTTGTCCTATCTTACGTAATAATTGTAACTCTTTTTGCAGTAGCTCAACGACGGATACAAACATCGTTCCCCCCAGACAATTTTCTCAGAATCAAAATTTTGTTTCTACCTCTCTAACTATCTAGAGATCAGATCTGACAAATTCGTTAAACAATAAATATCAAAGATTTTTTATGTCTAATAAAATGCTCTCTTCTGCCAAAGCGAACAATTTCTAACACCTATAAAAGGATCGCTTAATCGAGCGTATCGTATTTAAGTCGAATACTGCTAAAGGAGGTAAAAATGGGAGAAGTCTCCGTCTCAATGGACTTTCTAATGAGTCTTATAGGAGAGCTTTATGTGAAATTACGTGTGCAGCAAAACGAGTGTGATCAATTGAGAACAACACTCGAGTCCTATATCACTCAACTACAACAAATAAAAGACGCACATCAAAAGCAAGAAGAAACAACAGCTACCGTAACATCTCTTCCAAAAGAGGCTAAGAAACATAGTAGGAAAACTAACTGAACAATTTATTAATATTTATAGGAGGAAAGTAAAATGCCGAATGTATTTAACACATTGCTACGATCTCCAATTACCAAAGATGGTACTTATGAGTGGGATCCTCTTATTTCTGGTTACTTCTTCTTTCAACTTACGAAGCTTCCAGATGCGTTATCGCAAATGGATGCTACTCTCGTATCAAAGCAGTTTATGGCTCTATGCACAGCCCTCACTCTACCTGATGTAAACATCACTCCAGTTGAAAGAATTGGCTTGGGCGGAGTAAGAACTGTCGTACCCGCAGCATTAGAGCAGACAACAACGTTTGAAGTGAGACTACTTGAGATCGTACGTGATGATTCTATACCACCAATTATTCAACTACTTGCTACTTGGAGTAACTCGATCAGAAACCATTTCGCAGGCGTAGCTGATGCTAAGACAGCATTCTCAATGAATCAATACAAAGGCCACGCTATCTTTCTCGCAACAGATCCATCAATAACCGTTTGCGCATTTGCAGTCAAACTCTACGGACTTTGGCCTCAGACAATTCCATACTCCGGTTACACAGCAGATGTGGCTACAAACGATTTAATCGAGTACTCTTCAACATTCGCAGTAGACCGTTCTGTAGTAACAGACGCATCGGACAAAGATGCAGCCGCACTCCTTGACATCGCCCGCACCACAATCGATCAGTATAGAGGCACAGTACCATTCACAGTATCTTAATAGATGCTAACTAATCCTGCAGCGTATCAAGAGATATTCGAATATCTCAAAACTGAACTAGTTAAGAATCTAGGATCTCCTGTTGAGATCGACAATTCTTCTTTACTTGGTAACTACTTACACTTACTTAGTGTACTTGGAGAGGATGCGATCTTCTATTTGAATCTCCTACATAACGAAACCTTTCTCACAAAAGCACTCCTCCCATCATCGATCTATGAACACGCCCTCTCTCTTGGCTATACACCAAAACCTGCCGTGCCAGCAAAAGGTATCGTAAGAGTACATATACCATTGGAGAACCTCTCCAAATTCAAGACAGATAAGATGAAATGGGAGTTCGTCTCTAATGATCCGCTCATCACCTACGAATCTGAAGGAGAGATTCAGCTCAACTTCGATATGGAACGAAACATACTTCTTGCAGAGCTATTCACGCCTATAACAAAAGACGTACTTACATCATACATTAATCAAGTTACTTATAAAGATAATGTATTTTCCGCTTGGACGATCTTAGTTCCTGTTATACAAGCTCGTACTGTTGATATTACATACGTCATAAAAGATACAGACATACAAGACTACGCTCTCCCAACAATCAAACTAAATCTACTTGACTACTTCACAACAGATGAGCTTGAGAAATATCAGATTGGAGAGGTTACAGTTATTGTTAACAATGTTAGATACAACAGCTATCGATCAATCTTCGAAGTACCTAGAGGAGAAGCTGGATTTGTAGCAAAAATAGATGCTGATAGTATAACCATCAATCTAGGCAATGGAATATTTGGTCGTAAGGAAGATGTAGGTAATGTTGTTAAAATCTCTCTACAAGTTACAGCAGGAAGCGGTGGCGGAGTATCTGCTAACGAACTCACATTAAGCACACAACTTATTGATGTACTCACAAAAGGCGTGCTTCAAACGTATACATCTCATATCGATATTCCAAAGGGAACAGACGAAGAGAGCTACAACGAAATAAGAATCAACACTATACGCTCTCTTAGATCTCGTGACAGACTTGTAAGCACTACAGATGGAATCGATCTAGTCAAACTCTCGTTTCCTTCGTTTGCTATTGACGCTCTTCCGGTAGTAAGAACGTCAGACTTGAGTGCTAACGAAACTACACTCTTTCTAGTACCACATATCAATAACATACCACTTAAAGTATCTACTATTCCTTTGGTAGTACCAACCCCTACAAACACAAACAAACTAGTCTCATACGAACAGCAAATAGCATACGAAGGCGTGAACTGGATCGTACCGTTTGATATCTATAAAGATACTTATGCTCTACAATACATCTATATCCCACCGTATGTAAGACTAAGTCCTACGACGAAATATAGATCTGCTCATTCTCTATCTCCGTTGCTTACGTTTACAGTTGCAAGTATCAATTTTGACTACGATCGAATAAACGAACTTTACAATATCTCTCTATACTGCAGAATAACTGTAGAAGAAGATGAAGAGATAACAGAAGATTTGATTAGACAACTCTTTCCATCAGTTACACTCAAATTACAAGACACGATCACAAACAATATACATACACTTCAAACTTGGACGATCTCAGATATCCAATCAACATCTACACAAACAACTTTCACATTAAACACTACACTCGCAAACTCTTTAGTACAGCCACATTTATATATCCTATCTATAAATATAGAAGGAGAAGTTCTAAGTGTTCGTGAGACACTATATGATGGCTACGCCTCTGGTATATATCTGAAAGTCGATTTCTCGAGTATCTTCAACATTCGATATAGAATAGCCTCACAAAGCGGGGATTGTCCTGAATGTATTATCATGAACGATGTACCAGTATTTGAAACAACATCATATTTCGAGAAGAGAGATCTCATACATACAGTCTTATTCTCATATCTCATACAATTCAAGAATTGGATTGACTCCAGACGAATGATCACAAATAAAGTAAATATTGCTTGGGCTCGTACTTATGGTAAGATACGCAATCTACTCTACAATCCTTCAATAGCAGCAATCTGTTACACACCAGAATGCAGAAACAATCTACCTAATGTACCACTAAAAATAGAAGTGCATATAGTTGTAAGCAAAGATGCGAGCGCACTAGAAGTACTCAATAATGTACGCAGTGCAATCTGGAACGAAGTAAAAACAGGAGGGATCCACAAATCCTTACTCAGAGAAACTCTCCTTAACATCATAACGTCTGTTAGTGGCGTGCTAAGTGCAGAACTTGTATATCCAACAATTCCAATTTACTACGAATTCGATCCAAATATACATATTCCAAAAACAGAGATTCGTAATTATGTACCAGAGTTCATTTGGGTTGAGTCAATAGACGATATCGTAGTACGTGTAGTAGAGAAACTAGACGTAATCTGCTAAAAAAGAAACAAAACACAGAAGAGTAGGAATTACTCTAAACTTGTTTGTGTATGCGTAAGCGGCCTCCCGCAACTGAACAAAAAATAGTCAAGAACAGTAAATTTAAAAGGGAGGTAATAGTATTATGCCTACACAAGTAGCGCCAGGTGTATACACAAAAATTATAGACCAATCGATCTTCGCAACACCAATTCCGGGTACAACAGGATTCATTCCTATTCTCTCTAAAAAAGGCGAAGATAATACACTTATATTCGTAGGTAGCCAAGGTGCTCTCGTCAACACATTTGGTGCTCCTAATATATCTAAATATGGCCAAGCGCTCTACAATGCTTTCAACTTCCTTACCTACAGTAGTAATCTCTATGTAATTCGTCCTCTGCCTACCGTAGAAGATACGGCAGAACTTATTGAATCTGGAACACTCACTCCACCGTTGACGGCATACACACCTTGGGTCAATAAGCCAGCTACTTTTGCTGCCGCAGTTCTTACATTAGTGAATCTGAAAGACATCGATATGCTGAATATGAAACTCGATCCGAATGTCATTTTAGACACATACACAACTGTGCTAGACGTATCACAAACAAATTTCGATCTCGATGTTACACCTTTATTCTATACTGTAGGTAGACAAGAACTAAGAATTTATGTGGATGGTGAGCCTTACACAGATTATACAGAAGTTGGTGCTCCTAACACGCAGTCATCAACAATACACATAACAGGTACAATCGAAGCGGGTAGTAGAATTTATGTATATAAAGTAAACCATAACTATGCAAGTTTGTATGCGATTGCTAATCCTCATGATCGGCCAACATTAGTTCCTAGGTTTCCTGATCCTATGGCGGATCCTCAAAACGTGTTCACAATAACAGACGATCAAGTATTCCTATCTACACCCGTAACAGAAGAGACACTTCCGCCTATAGGAATCTATACACCATTCAGATTTGTACCCGGACAGAAACAGCTAACAGTAACGTTGATGTCTCCTGGAGGAGGAACTACACCTCTTGTCCTCGGTACAGATTACAAAGAGATGGTTGGCGGAAATGGGATAATACTCTTGAGAACTTTACAAGAGAATGAATACGTAAAGATAGAGAAGAAAGGAATAGTGTTTGCAACCCGCTATAGAGAGAAATTCATTGATCCTGTAACGGATACAACAATTGACCACAATCTAAGGACAATACTTGACTATCAATATACACTCCGTCAGATTCCAGCTACAAAAGATTGGTTAGCAGATTACTGGACATACAATAACATATCATTAACTAACTCAGAGGTTCCAGTTCCGTGTGTCACGGAACCACTAATCATCTTTGCTTCCAAAGGTAGAGGTAACTACTACAACGATCTGTCAATCAAGATAAGACCTATTCTCAATATGGATAAACACTATGAAATTCGTGTGTCTGCAACTGAGCCTCTCTTCAATACAACAACAGATTTAGAAGTGTTCACAGTTAGCTTCGTTCCTGGAACTGTAGACGGAACAGGCTTGTCAACATTCGTTGAAGATGTGCTCAACAAATACTCTGCATACATTAAATGTTACTGCAATATCGATAGATTGAATCAGCTCGCAAATACAATAGATCCTGTACTCACATACGCAAGAAACGGAGTAGAAACAACATACTATGACCACACAGCCGGAACACCACAAACAGTTCTTGACAGACTTCTGAGCACTCTCGCCTATGTAGACATAACGATCAACTCTTCCGACTTTGCATTCTCAATACCTCTCAGAGGAGGAAGCGAAGGCTGCTTACTCAGAGAAGACAATAGTATCAATGTAGCTGTAATGACAAAATGTATCATTGCAGCTCTCAAAGGCTTGTATGACATAAGAGTTGTCGATACAGAAGATAATGATATCTCTCTAGTATTTGATGCAGGATTTCCAAAAGCAGTAAAAGATGCGATAATAGAGCTTTGTCTATCTAGAGGAGATTGCTTTGCTGTGCTAGATCTCGATAAGTGTATAAGCGTGAACCAAGCCGTACAGACACGTAACACCACACTTGCTTACAATACATATATTGCTGGACTATATGCACCACATACTAAGGTCTACTCATTCTTCGAAGGTAAAGTGATAACTGTAGCTCCTTCTTACTTTATGGCGAGTGTCATACCTTATAGTGATATGGTAGGAGAACTTTGGTTCGCTCCTGCGGGTCCACAAAGAGGAACTATACCCGCTCCAGAGAAACTTCTATTCAACGCATTTGGTGGAGACTTAGACATCTTATATTTGAATCAGATCAATCCAATCATTTACAAGAATAAGAGATATATGGTATACGGACAGCTTACAACTCAACGCAAATCTAGTGCGCTCTCAGACATCAATATAGTGAGATTAGTACTCTATCTCAGAAAGAGACTTGAGAGAACACTTAGTGAGTTCATATTTGAACAAAACGACGCATTCACTTGGGCACAAGCAAGAAGAGCTGCCGAAGGAGTACTCGCAGAAATTGCCACACGTAGAGGACTCTATGAATATGCAGTCGAAGTAGGAGCTAATGAATACGAGATAAGAGCGAAATCATTCCACGTTAACGTTATCATCAAACCAACACGTACAACTGAGAAAATACTTCTCAACATAATCGTGAGATAAAATGAGTAACGATATAGCAACCGCGGCGCTAAGACGAGATCCTTATGTGATTACCCCTGATCAAGGGGGTAATCTCATTGATCTTTCAAGTATTGTTGTCCCGCATATCGATGGCTTCTATTGTTGCCTATTTGAGTTACCGCTATTGGGGGGTACTACAGGCGCTATCTCTAAGGTGATCGATGATGTCTCCCAATGGTATTTTGTGGGGTCCATCCAACAAATCACTTTGCCGGTCATAACATATGACAACCCAATAGAATGGCGAGGATACAACGATAATACGTACGTATTCACATACAAATTCAACTACGATCATACTCTTGAAATAGTATTGATCGATGACGAATTCAGTTTTACTTTAAATCTGCTAACAACATGGCACTCATTGTTACCTGGATGTAAGCTCACACAACAAAAACTCTATCGTCCTATCAAGCCAGCGGATAACAAAAGCGGAATCTCATTCGAAGAGATCGATAGATCAAAACTAGTGGGACCATATAAAGGGAACATACTAATTCTCAGTTTTACGCCCACTATTGAGCTTGTATATGCCGTACTAGTACTTAATGCGTTTCCACAAGTTGTGCCACTAAATAGTATGCAGTTGGACGTCTCTAACTACTCCTTTAGAACGCTTAATGTCACTTTCTTGTTTGACAAACTGCTTTATGGACCTCCGCTCTTACATGCTATTGAAAAGGAAGGTAACATAAAACAACAAGTAATGTCTCTCCTTCAAGTAAAAGCAGAAACAACACTACGAAAAATAGGGAAATCTGCCGGAAGCGAATTAGGCATGTTTGAACTCCCAAGTGAGAAACGCTCGTTCTTAGAAGAACTTAGTAGTGTACGAGAGCAAAAGGAGTACACTAACTACTATACTCAAGCTGGACCTACAGTCTTAGAAGGCTAGACAGTCTTCAGAATAGTTACAAGAGTAGGAGAGTACATAGGAAAGGTCTCTCCTAAAAGTCTTATAATTTGTGTAACGGGTAAGTTTAATCTCCCAGCAAAATGATCACATAAATGCTTTCCAAATTGGGAGGCATACCAATTTGCACCTGTGAGCAACACAATCTCATAACCACAACTCTGTACTAAGTTTACTAATGCGGATATATTAAAGAATCGTATATGGTCCTCACACCAACGACCGTTCGTAGTTGTTATCAATCTAGGATCGTAAACTGCAATATTTGTGTGTGATAGAAGATCATCAATACATTCAATATTGGGCACACTGATAAAGACATAGCCTTGTGGACGAATATACTGTTTGATGTTACTCAGAACAGTGTAAGGACTACGAGTATGTTCTAATACATCCAATAATGTTATCATATCAAAAGTTTCAGTGATAGGATATGGAAAGCTTTCAATATCGTGTAGTACATACGGATTTGGAATCTTATCTATGCCCACAATTCGCTCTACATCAATATGTTTATGATAGTGAGCATCTCCACAGCCTAAATCTAAGATAGACTTTATCTCGTTTGATTTGACAAACCAGTTTACAACAGAAAGAACATCATCATTTGCAAGTCTTACTGAAAGATTCATTTCTTTATCCTCCTGAGAGCAAACCCAATAGCTTTAGTATCGGGTCTCCAACCAAAGTAAAACTCCCACTTCTTTCCTCTATAAGAGAAGAAAGGCAAGACAAGATTCCAAGATTGCTTCTGATTCCATATTTGACTATAGTCGAGATTACGATCTTTAAAGCCAATCCAATAGAAACAGAAGTTGTGGAGTGGATTACGAATAAAGTACCAATATATGAATCCTTTTACCTTTCCGAATCTCTCAACTATAGGAGTTGGTAAACCATCATCGAAAATTACCAAAAGGATTCCACTTACTATCCCAATTCATACTTCTCCCGTATGTACCAATTCAGCACCTCTCAACCTAATAAGCTTGATGAATGTAGTGGGAGAAACTCGCCAGCCTTCGATATCCCTAAAATCTGGAGACGCAAACGCAAGACCTTCCCAGCATCCCTCACTACAGAAATAACCTCCATTAGATGTAAACACGGGTATCACAAAACCAATAACACCTAAATAATTATAAGGTATACGACGTAAAGCAAGGTATCTATAAAAAGATAATGCTTTCTCTGCCACCTCGCTTGAAACAGGTAATGAATAGACTTCATAAGGCGTACCTTTTGTATGATTTTGTAAGGTAGAATAATCCCAGTAAACTCCACTGCTACGTTTCCAAACTTCGATCAACTCTCCGTCGGACAATAATACCGCAATATGAGAGTAATCTCCTCTTGTAAAGAACTTCACAAACTTACTAAAGAGAGAAACTCCTTTGAAACCTACGAACTCAAGAGATGCCATCTACCTGTTTATGATACCAAAGACAATTTAATAGCGTCTATCTCTTCTTTAGTTACAGCAGTCTGTAGTCTCACAACGTCTTGATAGTAAGAAGCAAGAATCTGCTGAAGTTTTGTCGTAAGAGATTGTAGAGCACCTATACACATCTCTTTTGTATATACTTGTTTTAGTGTGGCCATCAATGAATCAACTGTAGCCTGCTCTTCCGAAGTCAATTCATTACTGTAGCCCAATAACAGTACAACACTTTTTGTAACATCTGCTATCAAATCGTTGTAGTCAGGGAATAGCTTACGAACTACTTCCTTGAATAGAAATCTCTTGAACTGTTTAGCTGCAGTTATAGCTTCAGTCTCCTCGACAGCTCTTCCGATAACATTCTGAAGGAACTCTAGTACTGTAGGTATGGGTCTGGAAGGATCCATAGCTGGAGCGGGATTGTACAATAAATAGCAAGCTCCTATAAATTCTTGCTCTGTAAGTCCGGAAGCAGAGTATCTGCCTTCAACAGCTTGCAGAGCTTTTGCAAGCATATCTCCATCTGAAGATGATAAATACCCGTAGTGGTGTACTCCATCTGAAATAACAGCATTCCAAGTAACCGCATGTTTATAATGCTCGTCAATATACTGCTGAATATACTCAGCACCTGTAAAATTTACAGTTAACGGAACGTATCTCAAATACATTCGCATATACTCATTCCTCCTTTTATGTATCTGATAATAATGTTCTTAAATTAACGTCGAACAAACTTAAGTAAACGTTAATCTAATAAGGAGATCTAGGAAAATGCCTGTACCTTTACAAGAAACATTTCCATTATATCAAGCCGATCTAACGGCTGACAATCTTCGTATTTTACAATACGCAATCACAGATACATCAATCGGATTTGTGTTATACGGACTTCAAGTCTCACACATATGTAACAACAATGGCTATGCATTCTACAAAGTCTCACCAGGCACTGCAGTCAAAGATCGAGTGGTGATTCATATAAAGGAAGAGCTCGTTCTACAAACTGAAGAGAATACAACATACGATATCGTACTCACGTTTGTTCATCAAAACAACGTGCCACAACCACAAGCAAAAATAGAAGCTATAACAAACGATCTATACTTACAAAATCCTAGCTACTATATCCGATTAGCACAAGTACGAAATGAGATGGTCGTATCTGACGAGAGTACAAGAGATATGAGACCGCCTCTCTTTATTTCTTCTCAAGATCCTACAACAAACGAAAGATGGTCTCCGCTAATAACACAATACGCATACTGGCTCAATACAACAGAGAAAATACTCTACCGTTGGGAGTACGACGAATGGATTCCAGTCATCAATTTTGCACAACTTACACAACAAGAAATACAAGAGATACGCGATCATATAAACGCTACAAGTAACGTACATGGTGTTCGTGGTAGAATTCCATCAAAAATTGATATATATGCAATGGAGGTAGGAACATGGTAAAAGCTGTGAGACCAACACAAAATCAAAATAGTACTATACATATCTGTCCTTCAGATGAGTTCAACGCTGTTAGCTTATTTGTTGCAAACACGGGAGACTCTCCTGCGGACGTCTCTTTGTATTTAGTGCCCAACGGTTCTTCACCTGATGAAACAAATATAATACCTTTTCGTATTGAAGGTAATGATGTCATTAACATAACAGGTATAGCATTAGATCCTGGAGACGCACTCATTGCGGCGTCGTCCACAGGTATGATTAACTTTATAGCAAACATCGTAAGGAGCCCATTACAATGAATATAAATGAGTTGATCACAAAATTTGTACAAGTCAATAGTGATCTATCAAATAGTAACTTTATATGTGGTGGCTCTTTCGCTGTCGCGGTTACACAAGTAAGTGAAAACATTACGCTAGGTGCAAATCATTATGCCGTACTAGTGGATGCTACAGATGGAGATAGGTTTGTGTATCTACCTGATGCGCGAACTTGTAGAGGTAGACACTATTTGATAGGGAAGATTGACGATTCTACTCATAGCGTTACCATATTTCCTTATCCGGGACAATATATTCTAGGAGAGTCTAGTATAGAGTTCTTCCAACAATTTCAAAATTTAGAGATAGTAAGCGATGGTATGAATTGGCTCAGGCTAAGAGCCGAAGGAACTATAGGCGGCTCACCTACTCCCTACTTCACCATTAATCTAGTTCCTACATCCATAACATCCACACCTAACAGCACCACTAATCTAACGCTCACTATTACGCCATACAATAACTTCACAGGCACAGCTAATCTAT